TTTTTCTGTAGGTTCGGTTGATGTTAATCCGTCATTTGATGGTATTGAATTAATTTTTACTTGTATGGCCCAACTTGAATGTGTAGTTGAAGCCACATTTATTAGATATGCTGCTCCTAAACTAGGAAAAGTTACTGGCGGCGTAAAAATAATTGATGGACCTAGAACACCAGAAGCATACCAAAGCCTTGCTCAAAAACAAGGCTGGAAAACAGAAAAAGATTAGATATGACTATACTGTGTAATAAATGTTTTAAATTTTCAAAGTCTAAAGGAACACACAAAATGTTCTGTGACGCATGCTTTGCAGAAAATAGAAATATTTCTAGACTAAAATGGGTTATTAAGAATAGAGAGAAATCTATAGAAATAAGAAAAGCTTTTTCTAAATTATACAGAGAAAAAAATTATAATAGTATTTTAAAAAACAATAGGCTGTATAAAGAAAAAAATCCAGAGTGGGCTAAGAAACAAAGAGAAAAGGCAAACGCCTCAAGAAGAGGACAGTTCCGAGTAGATGTTAGAATAAGAAAGAAAAGATTTAAAATAGCCACCCCTATATGGCTAAATAAAGTTCAAAAAAAACATATTAAAGGGTATTATAAAACTGCCAATGAATTAAGTAAATCTGATACTGTTTTTCATGTTGACCATATATATCCACTCACTCTTAAAAACGAAAATGGTGATCATATAGGATGTGGATTACACGTTCCGTGGAATTTACAAATTCTATCTTCTAAGGATAATTTATCAAAGGGTAGCAAGATATGAGTGATCAATATCATAAAAAAGTCTCAGTTATAGCTTTACAGCACCCAGATGCTCCAAATCTTTATATGCACGGTCTAGATAGAAAAGAATCTACTTGGACTTTGCCAGGTGGCCATTCTAATGACGGAGAGACTCCACTAGAAGCGGCACATAGAGAACTTGAAGAAGAGGCAGGACTGTCTGGCATTAAACTTGATAAGGTTCATGAGGGCGAATACGGCGACTCTTACGTAACTCTTTTTCACGGAATTTGCCCAAAAGATTATAAGTTTGACGCATCAAAAGATCCAGATCAAGAATTTGTGTCGCATAAATTTCTAGACCCAAATAACCACGATTCAATGAAGTTTCCTACCAATAATATACTTATTGATTGGCAAAAAAGTGGCTCTAGACCACCAGACCCAGATGGTTCTGTAGAAGGTCCAAAAGAAGAAGAGCATTCTCTGCCTCCTACAATTACTAAATCAGAAGAAAAAAAAGTAAAAACTCCTCATCCATTTAAAGCAGGCGATAAAGTAAAAGAGAAATCCGCACTACCTGGAAGTATTCCAAAGACTGGGGTTGTAACGGCGACAAAAACTGAAGATAAGACAAAGCACAAAATCAAAGTTAAACATGATGATGTTGGAGAAAAAGAATTTAATAAAGTTGGCCATGGCGGTAAATGGGACCTTTGGCAACACGCCAGCTATTGGGAAAAACATTCTGATAGCGATATTAAAAAGGCTGCAAGTCAGGGCCTTAAAACCACCAATAAGACAGAAAAATTAGCAGCTTCAGAAAAAGGATACAAATCCTTAAAATCATTAGCTAAGGACTCGTCTCATAATCAGAATAATCCGAATTTAATTCATTATAGCTCACAGAGTGGTCTAAAACAAATAGACCCACTTAAAATGGGATCTGGTGTCAAGGGCGCTCAATACAAAAGAGGCGTTCCAGAGAATAAATCATCATTTTTTTATACCCAAGATTCAAAACCAGAGGATTTAGTCACACAAAATGCTAAATCTAAATATACTGTTAAGATGCCAGAAAACGTATATGATTATGACAAAGATCCAAATAATTACGCTCAACAAGTTTTACAAAGCAATCAAGGTGCATGGAACGAGGATTTATTTCATGGACTTTTAAAGCAGAATGGATATAATGGCGTAAAATGGTCGATGAGACCAGAAACGCAAGTGGTACAATTATATCATACACATCCAGTACATGAAGAGCAAGTTTTAAAATCTGAATTAAAAAAAACCGAAATTAGTCCATTTCAAAACGAACAAGATGTAGATAAATATCTTAAAAATGGCAATTTCTCTTTATTAACTGGCCATACAAATACAATGACTCCTGAGCAGTCGCAACAAAACCATAACAATCTTTTAAATGAACTAAATCAAAAGGGTTATAGTTATACGCCAGTCGGTGGAAAATGGTTTGGAACAGATGCCGAGCCAAGTGTAATGGTACACAACTTATCAACAAAAGATGCGTCTGAATTGGCAGATAAATATAAACAAAAAGCTCATATACAATCTACGTCTGGAAGCCACAAAGAACATACTACTAAGCATGCTGATTATAATCCACCAGAAGGTGGGTCTGGCCATGTCATAGGGTCTCACCTAAATGATAACTATTCAGAAATAAAACTTCCAAATGGGAAAATGGTAAGGTTTTCTTTAGATGTTGGTTATCCAATGGAAAAGAAAGTTAAAAGTTATTTCAAAAAATTAATTAAATCTAATTTGATTAAAACAAGTAGTCATATTAAAAATGTGGCAGAAGATTATGCCAACTTAAACGGAATGAAATTAAGCCATAATTATAATGTAAGTTTAAATCCAGAACATGGATCTAAAATAGCTGCGGCGTACGAAGCAATGCCACATAATCCAGAACATCCAGACGTTAAAGCAGCGTACGGCGCTCTAATTAATGAGACTGGAAAGCAGTTTAATCATTTAATTAATAATGGGCTTAAAATTTCTAAAATGCAACCCAATCAAGAAAATCCATACAAAACCTCAAAGGACATGCTACATGATCTGCATGTCAACAATCATCTATGGTATTATCCTACAGAACAAGGATATGGATCTAATGAGCAAAGCAAAAACCACCCATTGTTACAGCAAACTCAATTTATGCACGAAAATAGGCCAATGCTAGCTAACGATGTCTTTAGAATTGTCCACGATGCTTTTGGCCATGGGTTAACTAATAGCACGTTTGGTCCAAAGGGTGAACACACGAGCTACTTGGCACATAAAGAAATGTTTTCTCCATTGGCTCAAAAAGCTTTGGCTTCAGAAACAATGGGCCAAAACAGTGTTGTAAATTATGGTAAAAATGCTGCACATAACAAAGCAAATCCAGCAAATACAATTTACGCAGAACAAAAAGCTGGGCTTATGCCAAATGAAATTATCAACGGAAAGTGGCACCAATGAGAAATTTTAAAAGACATACCCAAGAATACATTAACGAATTAAAAGATTTAAAAATAAACGAAGAAATCGCTAAATCTGAAAAATCAAAAACAAAAATAACTGTAGAACCGTTTATGCTTGGAGCAAAAAAGTTTGATCCAAAACAAAATGATTTTATTGTTAAAATTCATAAAAATAATAACAAAATTGGCTTCCTTGCTGTGACTCATAAAAAAGCAGGAATTATGCCAATTAACATAGAAGTTCATGAAGACCACAGAAGGCAGGGTCATGGAACCTCTTTAGTAAACGCAGCAATGAAATTGTCTGGCAAGGATTACATACCGTCGCCCGACCAAACTCCTGATGCAAAAGCCTTTAATGAAGGTCGAATGGCTAAAATAAAAAAAGCAGAATTTGAAAAAAAAGCAAAACAATTGCATGAACATCCAGAATTCAATGAATTACTATTAAAAAGCGTTAAACCTGCCGATATAAGCAATTCAACCATTCTCTTCCATCCGGTGTCATTTGGTAATAAATCTGTTAGGCAAGAAAATAACTATCCAATTCACATGACAGTTAAAGCATTTGGAAATAATGCCGATATAAACCAAGTTCACAATATTTTAAATGATCATAATTTGCATAAGCCAATAGACACAAGCAAAATAACCTTAATGCCACACAAGTTACAAGGATTAGATGGCGCAACACACCATGTACTATTGGTTTATGGATTACCAAATAGAATTCACCAAATTAGAGAACACGCAAAAGATATGGGACCTAAGTTCTCACACTTCCTGCCGCACATCTCTGTTGATAAAGAAATGTGGGACCAATTCTCTAAATTAGGACCTTCTTTTTCAGCAAAAGATGTTAATTTAAAATTTCATCCGGCTGAACTTAAAAATGGCCATAAAGTTATTAAAACGTATTAATTTTTATGGTATAGAATATAAAGAAACTATAAACATTACAACTACCTAATCTAATTAATATGACTAAAGACATACTTCCCGGTGGGGCAGCAGACAATATTCCTAAAAAAGACTTTGACCAAGAGAAATTGGACGAAGGAGCTACCCATGAAAAAGAGCATACCGAAAACAAACAAGTTGCCTCAGAAATAGCTAGAGATCATCTCTTAGAAGATCCTAATTATTACAAGAAGTTAAAAGCTATCGAATCTAAAAAATATTTCAAAAAGAAATTAGAAAAAGCTATTTTAAATAAGTCTAATAACCTAGAAAAAATGTCTAGACCAAGGATTACCTTTCCTAAAATGGGATTAGACACAAGACCAGATCAAAATGTGCAACTTTTAGAAGAACCCCAACAAGTTAAATTGTTTGGAAGAAAAATAGCAGATCAACAGATTAAAGATTTTGAAAATAAAAAAGGTATAAAGCTAAAGCCAGAAAATAGAACAAAAGAAATGAAAAGACTTTCTGGCGCACCAGCAAGACGGCTTGGTAGAGATACTTTAGGATTAAATTATTCCTTAGATACTCGCGATATCTCTGGCGCACTTGCAGGAAAAGCTAGAAGTAAATACGAAGCTCCAGACGAAGAGTACTCTCAAAAAATAAAAGACAACGCGGATAAATACCAAGAAGCTAAAACAAAATCTTTTGATGATTACGATAAATGGCGTAAAGAAGTAAGTAACTACGCGCCTGGCTCTACTGAGTACTATAACCACATTGCTAAACGACCAAAGATGCCAACAGCACCTAGAAAACCATCAAAAAAGAAGGTTGAGACAAAAGATTTGTCCCCAGAACAAATTAAGGCTAGAGGTCAAGCCGTAGACTCTACAATAGAGCACGAAGCCTTACATGGTTTATTAGGACAAGTTGAAAGAAAATACGGTTCTCATGTTTACGGAAAAGTCGTAAAAGATTTATTGAATCAGTATAGCCCAGACACCCTTAAAACTTTATCTGACTGGGTTGAAAACAGAGGGTATAAAAGAAATAGAGGATCTTTTAACCAGGAGCTACTTACACACGCAAGAGACTTGCTAGTAAATGCTGAAAAAAGAAAAAGCTTTAAAAATTATCTTACCAGAACAATTAGAGATAATCCAAATGATCACTATGATAAGCACATTAAAAACTTAAAACAAGGTCATCAAAAATCTTACGAATATGCGCAAAATCTGACCCCAGAGGCTTTCGGCAATTGGATACCTAATTCTGAAAATCTCAAAGTGGCTGCTGATAAATTTGGCAAATCAGAATCATACTTCAAAGATCTTTTAAATAAATCAGAGGATTTAGAGAAAACTTCTAAAAATATTAAAGCACAAAGAAAGAAACTTTTTGGCACTCAAGGGAATCCAAATCCTAAATCTAAATTTGGCCAAAAACAAATCGAACAACAAAAGAAATTTTCGCAACTAAGATATAAAAAAGATATTGTTCCGTCAAAAGGTAAAATAAATCAAAAAACAGGTGAAAGAAAAGTTGGCTCTATTGAGGGTACAGACAAGCCAGATTGGAGAGGCGGAAATTTAGAATCTCAATGGAATCCTGGCGCAATTACCCATGAGTTTGGTCACTTAGAACAGATGCCAGAAGGAAGAACTCCTCATCAACATCAAACTGTGATGGATAAAGAAGTTGGAGAATCTGTTAAAATGGGTGGAGGACCAACGGCGTCTTTTAAACACCCAAGTGAAGTTCAAGCACGTGCAGTAGAAAATCCATTAAGAAGAAGAATGGGATTGCCACCACTTACAACCAATGTAAAAGTTAAAGAAAATGAACCTAAAAGAATAGTCATAGGAACAGAAGATCAGCCGGCTGCAGTAAGATATGAAGACAAAAAAGGTCAGTTGGTAGATCAGCTTAAATCAGGAAAATTACTTTCTCCAGAGATGAAAGAAAGAACTGACATGATTGATTCTGGAGAACTTGCATTTGACCCAAATAAAAATACGTGGGTTAAAGGCACGTCAATTGATTCTAAAATTAATGCAAGGGCAAGAGCTGCTAATAAATATTTCAAAAAACTTATAAATAAATCTGAAATAATTTTCATTATCAATGACCCAGAGTCGTACACTTTAGAAAAAGCCATACCTAGAGCTATAGGGGAAAAACACCCCGAACAACCTTGGATTGCTGCAAAACATCCAAATGGTGTAACAATGTGGCATTCTGATAAACAAAAAGCAGATAAAGACGATGAAATCCTAAATAATACTAATAGGATAGATCATTTTGCAAATACCCTACCTAAGCGCCACCAAGCCCTTTTTAGAGGTATTATAAATTCAATTAAAAAAGATCCAAATAGACACTTTATTCCAACTGAAGAAAATGGTGTACAAAAACTTCGTGCGAGACACATAAAATCCTTGCTTTCTGGTCAAGACGGTGTTACACTAGATTCTAGTAATCCAGACGTTTTAACCATTACAAGACATTCTCATAGCCAAGGTAAAAACCAAGGACTGCCACCGATAAAAATATCGTTTAAGGGAGTTTCAAGTGGAAATGTTGAAAAGAATGAACGAAGAACAGCTTTTGGAACTAGTACTAATGTATTTAGACGATTATACAAGCACATTCTCCAAGCAGGAGAGAGCTTATCTAAAAAAGAGGCTGAAAAACAAGATACCTCTGCAGAAGATAGTAAAGTTTCGGGGATCGAATTGGATTCTAACGGAATATATAATGCCGACGGGCGAGATTCTAACACAACTTCCTGGTCAACCAAGACCAATTTAGGAGAAAATGTTATGAAAAACGAAATTCTTAAGCCAAATTCTGCATTTAGAGATATGATGAATAAAAGAAAACAAGCCAAAGAAACTCAGCGCCAAGCTGATCTAAAGGCTTTTTATGACGCTAAGGGACAAGAGGTACCAGAACATCTTAAAACTCCGCAAGCTCCAAGCGCTTTAAACTACCAAGACATTAAGGCAGAACACAGAAGAAATAAAGGTCGGTTTAAGGCTGCAGACATAAAAGAGCAAAAGGCTAGACTAGATGCCATTTTTGCTCCTAAAACTAACAAATTAAGCTTTAATGATATTAAGAAGCTTTCGGTTAAGAAGAAGGATTAAAATATCTAACCTAATCTAAAGGTTGGGTATTTTAATTACTTAGAGGATTGTATGAGCGAAAAATCGGCATTAGAAAAAGCAAAAGAACTTTTAAAAGCTGTTAAAGAAACAGCTAAAAAGAACATTCCTTCAGATGTTGCAGCACCTCTAATGGTTAAAGATGATATGCCTCACTCTCCAAATTCTCCTGAAGATAAAGCTCATGATATTGTAGAAGAAGACGAAAGTATTAAACACGCTTTGTCTATCTTAGATACTCCTGAAAAACAAAAGAAAATGTTTGAGCATTTAAGAACATTGCAAGATGAAGCTGAATTGCGCTCTCCAGAAAATGAAGAAGCTGGCAAAGAAGAAGCAATGGAAAAAGCTCGCATTGACGAAGGCAAGACCTCAAAACAAAAAGTTTCTGCTCGCCAAAAAAGAAATGAAGAAATGTGGCCACAAAGAGATAAGGGTATTCACCGATCTCCAAGTGCATATTCTGATTTGCCAAAAGATCAGTCTGTTAAATCGCATAAAAAAGTAATGTACGATTTAAAACAAATGCCTAAGCCAAACCTTCCTAAGTCAGAAATGGCTAAAGAAGAAAAAGGCGTACATCAACCAAGCTATAGCACTCAATATATTAAAAATGGAAAAACACAACACGGAATTTCTTATGCAGGAATTAAAACAAGAGAGGCTCACGATCCGTCTACTTTTGACGAGTATGAAAGGTCTCCAAAAGTTGCAAAAGAAATCCATGTTTCTAAACTCAAAGAATTAAAAGCTATGCCTAAGCCAAACCTTCCTAAATCTGAAATGAAAAAAGAAGAGATGGAAAAAGGTGCAGCTCATCCAAATGTTGATATGAAGGGTGTTCATAAACCTGTATCAGATGCCACTACTAAAGAAATCCCTAAAGCAGGAAAACATCTACTCGATCACACTGGTAGATCTTATGCAGGATCTGCCGTAAGAAGCAAAAATATTCAAGCGGCAAAAGGCCATCATGTTTCTAAACTCAAAGAATTAAAAGCTATGCCTAAGCCAAACCTCCCTAAGTCAGAAGAATCAATGGAGAAAGAAATGAAAAAAGCGGATAAATCAGCATTGGAATTAGCTAAAGAATTACTTAAAATTGCTCAAGAAAATCCAGAGCAATTTGAAGAATTGATGAAGGCAACATCTATTCCAATGGGAATGCCTAAGCCTACAGCTCCTAGTATTCCAAAGCCTAAAATTCCTAAGCCTACAGCTACTATGCAATTAAAACCTGCACCTACTGTAATGAAAGAAGAAAAAGATGAATCTGAAGAAGATGAGTCTAAAGAACATGAGGCTAAAGAATCTAAAGAGCATGAAGAAAAAGAAAAAGAAGAGATGGAAAAGGCTGGATTAAAAGAAAGTTCTGGCAATCTTGAACACCAAAAAGGTATTCATAAACCTTCTGTAGATAAAGAAGGATACTATTATTCAACTGATAAAGGCCGAAGCTCTGCTGGAAGTAGAGCTACTTTAGGAACATCGTATAATAAAACTAAAGTATATCACAATGAAGCTCCTCGTGGTCTTGTTACTGGAGAATTGGCAAATAAATTAGGAAATAAACACATCAATGAAGCAAAAGAGGAACATCATAAAGTAATTGCTGAACAAAAAGCAATGCCTAAACCGAATCTTCCTAAATCTGAGATGAAAAAAGAAGAAAAAAGCGAAGAATCTTGTTCATACAAAATGACAAAAGCTGAAATTATGGAAGATCTTAAGAAACCTTGGCAACCAAAGTTTAAAAAGGACTAAAAATGGCTAAAAGAAAAGAAAATAAAAAATCATTTCAAGTAGTTGGCCAAGATCAAGCTCAAGCAGAAACACCAGCTAAAAAAGAAGAAATCCATATACCTGTTTCTTTTGATGCATGGTGGATTGTAACTGCTAGTAAATATGGTTTTAAAGCTGAATTAAAAGAATCAATCAAGAAACATTTTGAAGCTAAAGGAATCACAGATTCTAGAGATTTCAAAGCTGGTTTAAGAGATTTTGGCTATAACGTTTAGCCTAATCTTTTTATTGTTAAGGAGATAAAAATGAGTCAAAAATTTACGACCCAAGATGGAATTACATTAATTGAACCAGGTGCAGTAGTTTCAGTATCTGTTCAAGGTGGCCAGGGTGCAATCGCTTCTGCTGGAGTAGTTACACTTATTGGTGAAGCTGATGCCGGTCCAGGATTCTTAGATGAATCAGATCTTACAGCAAATATATTCACTCCAGACCAGTACAGCAAAGTACAGTCTAAATATAAAAGTGGTCACATCGTTGATGCTTTTAAACAATTAGTTTCTGCTGCAAATGACCCTAACATTTTAGGTTCTGTTGGTGCGGTAAGAATTATTAAAACTAATATGTCAACTAAAGCAGCCGCTACGATGACTCAAAAAGTTAAAGACACTCCTACTTATGCTAATGTTTTAGCTAAAAAAGAAGGAACTGACGGAAACTTAATTAAACAAAAATCAGATGTTGCTAGAGCAGAAACTGCACCTACAACTGGAGAAATTTGCTATACTCCAACTTTATCTGACACAAATTATGTTGATTTAAGAATTAACGGTGGAGCAAAAATGTCTCACACTGTTACTCCTAAAATGGCTCCAGATGCATTAGTTGCAGCATTAGAAAATATCGCAGAAGGCGTATTGGCAACTGGTGGACAAGAAAAAATCTTATTGCCAACTACATCTACATTCTCTGCATCTGCACTTGACGCAAGTACTCTTTTAGTAACTTTACAAGCTACTAAATTGTGGACAACTATTCCAAGCGTTGGAGACGTAGCTGTAATCCCTGCAAATGGTGATTACTCTGCTGCTCAAAATTCAGCGATTGCTGGATCTTCTCAAGAAAACGTTGGAACGTACATCGTTACAGCAGCTACAAACACTTCTTCTTCAGCTACAGTAACTTTGAAAAAAGTTTACTCTGCAGCAGCTTTAACATCTGCTTCTGGATCAGTGTCTGTTGATAAACGTGACCTTGTGTTCTATTCTAAAATCGAAATTAAAAATATGACTGGCGACGAAAGACAAGCTGTTCAAGATGTTTTCGGTACTTATACAGTATCTATTAACACTGGATCAAGCGTAAAAATCGACGCACCAGCTAATTTAAATGTTACTCCAAGTATCGGCGACATCATGAAAGTTGCTGCTACTTTTGGAACAGTAGCCGCTGGTTTCTATCAAATCACTGCTGCAACTGCTACATCAATTACTGCTTCTAGACTTTCTGAAGGATCTTCAATTGCTTCAGTTCCTGCTTCTGCAGCATATAGCTCTGGCACGGAACCTCTAGTAGTTCTTGCTCCAGTTATGTCTGGATTGGGAAAAACATTGGCAATTGAAAGCTCAACTAGCGAAATCTTCAAAACAGACGCTGGAACAGATGCAGGTCTAAGCTATAAACAATTAGTGTCTGCTGCTGAATACAAAAATCAAATGACAATCACTCAAGGAACTAACTCTGAAATCCTCCAAGCTGGTGGTGACATTGTTATAACTATCGGTTGCTCTGAAGAAGATGCAACAGTTGATGTTGGAACAGAAAGTGTTGATTTCTATGTAGCTTCTACAATGGTATTCTCAGCTACTTATAAACAATATAAAACATTAACTGATTTAGCTGATTTTGTTAACTCACAAACTAACTGGACAGCTTCAGTTGTTTCTGCTAAGTACAGTTCTGTTGCTCCTTCTAAATTAGATATGGGAACTTATGGAGCTTCTGGTATTGCAAACAATGCTAGACTTAAAAAAGATGCTTCTGATTTCTCTGAAACAATGAACGGTAGCGCTTATGCTTCTTTTGAAGTTCTTGCTGCTGGATTGCCTGAAGCTACTGCTTCTTTCCAATTCTTATCTGATGGAACTAAAGCTGGAACAACTTCAGCAATCGTTGTTACTGCAATTGATGCATGTGAAAAATTGGATACTAACTTTATCGTTCCATTATTCTCACAAGATGCTACTGCAGATATCGCGGCTGAAGAAACTGAAAGCTCTTCTACTTATACTATCTCTTCTATCAATGCTTACCTTAAAGCTCACGTTAATAAAATGAGCCAAATTAAAGCTAAAAAGAATAGACAAGGTTTTGCATCTGTAATTGATACTTATGCAAACGTTAAAGAGATGTCTGGAGAACTTTCTTCATACAGAATGTACCTCTGCTTCCAAAACGCTAAAATCGGATCTACTTTATACCAACCTTGGATGTCTGCGATCACAGCTGCTGGAATGCAGGCTGCTGCAGGATACAAAGGTATCGTTAAAAAATTCGCTTCTGTAAGCGGAATTTCTATGACTTCTGGCGATTTCGACACTTCTCTTCAAGGTGATAGAGAAGATGCATTAAAAGCTGGATTGTTGTTCATGGAAAAAGTTCCAACTGGCGGATTCAGATGGGTATCTGATCAAAGCACATATTCTGCTGATAACAATTTCGTTTACAATAGCATGCAAGCTGTTTATATCTCAGATTTAATCGTACTTACTCTAATCGACCGTTTTGATCGCTTAGTAGTTGGTAAATCTGTAGCTGATATCTCTGCAGCGGCTGCTTTAAGTATCTTAGACACTGAAATGTTTAACTTCTTGAGACTTAAATGGATTGCTCAATCAGATGATGCAACTAAGGGTTATAAAAACGCTACAGTTAAAATCACTGGACCTGTATGTGAAGTCAGCGTAGAGATCAAACTCGCTGGTTTAATTTACTTCGTTCCAATCTCAATGACCATTTCTCAAGTAGAACAAACAGCTTAATAGGGAGTATTTATGGCAAAAGCAAAAACATTGGTCGGCGCACGGGCCAAAATTCAAATCACTAAAAATGTAGGCGGAAAGCCTTCTTCCCACACAGTTGGATTATTCAGCAACTGCTCTTGGTCTATCAGACAAGCAAAAGAGCCTTTATTTGTATTGGGTAGATACTCTCCAGCAGAAATCGTTGGAACAAGCCAAGAAGCTGTCTCTTTATCTTTATCTGGATACAGAGTAGTAGACGCTGGACCATACGCTGTAGCTAATGCAACTTTACTTAAAGATCTTTTAGAAGAAGAGGATTTCACAGTAGAAGTTTTAGATAGAGCAAACAATAACAAAGTTATCTTTAGAGCTGTAGGTTGTAAAGTAACTTCATGGTCATCTGGAGTAGCTTCTAGAGGTGTTTCTGATATCAGAATTGAAATCGTAGCACTTAAAGGCGAAGATGAAACTGGAATCGCTGGCGGCGGAGATGATGAGTCTGCTACTGCAGCTAAAATTACAGACGGTATCTAATTTTTTACATTAAAAGTTAAGAATTAAAAAGGGCTCGATTGAGCCCTTTTTTATTTGCAGTTTCCGTAAGAATTTTCTATTATGTGGTCCATTATATGATGTCTTAGACTTGGGCATTCATCAGCGATAGTGGAAAGCTTGTCTAATATAAAACTTCCAGCTTTAACTTGGATTGTTCGATGGCCAACAAACACAGATGCAACACTCACTGTGCCAAAACAATTTGATTTATTTATTTGTTTTAAAAAATGAATATACTGGCTACTTGTGAAGTGACCAATCTGATCTCTAGCTCTCATGTCCTACTCAGCAATATAAAGTCTGACTGCTTCTTTCATTGCTTTATGAGCAACTTCAGTCTCTTCTATTTTATTATTAACATATCCACGTCTATTTAGAGATTTAATTAATGTTGATTTGGCTTTTTCAAGTCCACGCGCATATCCAAAAACGTGTCCGATAATTACTCCGATTGCTAAAAATAATACGTTCTCCATAAAACCTCCAAGGTTCTAATGTCCTTTAATTAAAGCATATAAAAACAATACGGATGCAAAAGCTGAAATATAACCAGGCGTAGAATTTGACATAACTCCAGCCAACATCCACAATAGACATGCAGCGATTCTAATATTTCTCATGGTAATCTCTCCGTTAAAGTAACTTCTGCCATCTTGTTAGTAGACTCCTCGAAAAGAGTGACAGTTAAAAGATCTGCTTCAAAGTTAGTGCTTCTAACAAGCAATCTGCCTTCAATAGTAATTTCTAGTTCTAAAACACTTGGATCGTGCTTCTTCTTTAAGTAAGAAACGGCTCTCTCTAACTCTTTAAGATCAACCTTTAATTTACTCATCATGGCTCCTTTAAATTATTTAGCGCCTTTATCTAAAGCTTTCTCGCTGCATCTTACAACTCTATCCATAACTTCTGCTTCATTCATTTTGTCATATCCAGGACCAATCGTACAATTAGTAACATATTCTCCACAATTAAGCTTATCATAAGCAGGAATTCCAGGAGCTTTATACATACAAACAACCATAATCATTTGTGCTAATATATCTAAGCTAACCATTGTAAACCTCCTATAAATCAATTTCAAAAATATGATGGTCTACATAACTATCACATAGGGCCAAAAAGGTCTCTACATCAATTCCATCATACATAAGCATCTGATAATAGCATAACAGAATGACGTTCAATCTGTCAATAAGTCTTTTTTCAATGTGAGATTTTGAGACAGTATATAAATTATGCGAATTATAATTATTTAAAAACGATTGTGGAGCTTTTGGGCGCTTTGATACACCCTTAAGAACTAAATCAATAGCATTTCTAGTGACATAATTCCTAATAACCGCTTTTATTTCTTGGCTTTGTAACTTGTCATAATCAGACATGTGGTTACATTGTTCGCCAATAATTTTAGTTACATCCCCTGCAAAATATTCGATTTTAACTTTAGTCTTCATACTGCACCAAAACTAGCTAAAACTAGGTAAAGTACAATAACAAAATACACAGCATAAAATGCTATACCAAGAATTTTCATTAAAGATATTACAAAATCTTTTAATTCTTTCATCATTATTCCTCCACCGGAGATTGGTACTCAGAGCCCTCTTTAGTATAACATACCTCAAAGTTTGGCTCAATTCCCTTAGAAGTTAAAAATTCTTCTAGGCCACTTAATAATAAAAACAATTGCAAATCTTTGCTCTCTTTAGGAAAATTGGAATTTTTTTGAAACGTATTCAATGATAGTCGTCTAATCTGTGCTAGTTCTGATTCGCCTATTGTAATCATTTATGACTCCTATAGTTTAACTTCTTTAGAACATTTAATAATTAATTTCTTATCAATAACAAGCTCGCTATACATACAGTTTATAACTCTTTCAGAACATTCAGCTTTTTTCATAGCTAAAAATACAGATGCGTCCTTACCCACAACATTAACTGCCTGTAAGTTATTGCAAGCTATTATTAGGGCGCCGATAATCTCAAACATAATTACCTCATATAATTGCGTAATTTTAAAGCTTGTTGAGTTGATGATTCAGATAAAGATGAATCCAAATCCCCAATAAGTTCCCAGTCTTCTTTATTAAAGTGCCTTGCGGAAATGTATTGCCCTTGCTCAACCTCAAGAAATGTTACATTTAAATCATTAGTAAGGCAAGGTCCGGTCACAATTTGTTCCGTCTTAACATTGTACCACACAAGATTCATAGCAGCCTTAAACAACTTAGACATCTTAACCGCCCTTCTTATTAAATAGATTTTTAATTGCATTAAAGTATGTCTTATATTTAAGAAATCTTACAAAGCCTTCTTTTTTTGGCGCCTCTATGGCTTTATTTTGGCCGTTAAGACGATTCTCAAGCTGGCTAACGATTCTATCCCAAACTTCAGGACTAATTTGATCTTTCGGCAAAATCTTCATTCCTTCTCGTTTTTTCATTTTAACCAACCTTTCGGCCATTTATATTTTCAATATGAGAAAACAACTGTTCTTTTATTAAGTTTACATCTATGTCAATGTAGCTTCCACCTGTAACGTACTCAAAAAGTTCCTCATCAATTTGATCAAAAAGTTCACCATCAACCTGCTCTTCAAGCCTATCAAAAAGCTCAAACTTTAAATCATTACTTATATGATCTGATATTTGCTTACGTTTCTTCATATTAACTACCTATTTTATCTAATTAGTCTACCACATTTTTTAATTTAACGCAAGTATTGCATCTACTAAAATTTTCTTTTGGGACGTATCCTCCACAAGAAGTACATTTTCTATTAGATTTGGCGTGTAGTCTCTCACTTTTTTGGATCATTTTAAGACCCTCCTCTGCAGTAATATAATTTGCAGATAGTCTTACTTTTCTTTCCAAAGATAACTTGCTGCTAACTTTCTCAAATTTCAAAATTTCAATTGGCTCAGGCAATAATTCAGATCTCTGGTTAAATCCGCCAGGTAACGTGTCAATGATTACAACCTCAGACACATATTCATCTTCAAGAAAAGCCTCTTTGTCTAGATATAGATTTTCCATGTTAAACCTTTCTTTTTAATTTATTATCAATATCATTTAATGATTGTGTACGAATAATATTAAGAGCTGTATTGCGAAACTGTTCACAAATCTTGTAAAGCTTAAGATTATCATGTAGTTGATAACTTAAATTATCACAAAGTTGGTTTTCAGCTTGATCCCTAAGCTTTATGACAAGTTGGTTAAAAAACAAATTATTAGGCTGCTCTCTTTTCCTCATATTACTAGATCTTTCTTTTATCGCATTTAATGCAAAATTCATAACTTTCAGTAAATCCATTATACATTTTATATTCGTGGGAACAATTTGTAGAGTTGGAAGTAGGATTGTTCCAAACGATGTTTCCAACTGAAATTGTATAATTGTCTTCAGGAATTGTGTAAACATGTGTGTATGTATGTGTGTGGATATCTGCCGCAATAATGTCCCACATAGAATCCCCAACTTCTGTATCACAGCTCCCAGTAGAACCGCCGAATTGCTGGTCCCAAACATATCTATATTCGTCAGATTGGCGTATAGAATTAAACCCAATTCCAGTTATTTTTCCAGTGGCTCCTAAATCAGACTCGCTTGCCTTAACTATAAATCTATCTCCGGCTTTGAATTTCATAACGCCTCCAATAAACCTAGATTACCAATATCTGATATTAAAAGCAAGAAAAATATTAAAAAATATTTATTTTGACACAGAAGCAGAGACAATTTCTCCAACAGCCGCTTTATATAAGTCGTAAGATGATAATTCTCTTAGCTTTTTTCTTGACGTGCTGATACAATCTGAACCACAAGATTTTGTGATTTGTTCTTTTAATCTAACTCTTAATTTAAATTCTATAATTTTATTCTTCTTCATTGCTTCTTGCCTATATAGTTTTGCAAATAGCTATACGTTCTATCGTACAATAATATTTGCAGCTCAAGCCAAAGATTGTCCCTGAGTTTATTGTGTATGTCCTCATTAAATGAGGAATACAGTTGCACGTATATGTCATCTCTAAGTCTATCCCAAAGTTGATATGAAAATTGACTAGTGATTTGTTCTCGTTTCCTCATTTAGTTAACCCTAGTCCTTAAATATAAATATAATTGGCTTATGAGTCTGTATCTCTTTTCTTCGCACAGAACGTCATGCAGCCTATTATAGATATCTGGTTCAATTTGATATTGGAGCTGCCCGTTTAAAGATTCCCAAACATTATCCCTAAGCTGATCAGTAATCTGCTCACGCCTTCTCACTTGAACTCCTATCCTCGATGTATTTACCAATCTGATATCCAATTTGGCCCCAGAATTGCGAATTAAGCTCACCAGTGAGTCTCTTGCTTATCTTTTCAAAAGTTTTATATTTTATTTCAAGCCTAACTCTATCTCTAATTTTAGGATAGAATATATTATATAGAGGATCATTAAATTGGATGCGCTTTTTCATATTTTTGGCCCCATTTTAATATAATCCCAGGTTTCATTAATTAACGTATTGTTAAGCTTATCATGAAGTTTTATATATAGTTCAGATAGTATTACACGCCAAATAGTATCATCAACTTGAACATATATGCTATATCTAAGATGATCGCATATGTTTTCATTTAAAAAATCAGGTATCTGAACCCTTTTTTTCATGATGCTCTTCTCGATTTAATAAAATCGTTAATAATATTTATTAACTTAACATTTAGTTCATCCATAAGCAGTTCGTAAATTCCTGTATAGATCTTTTCTCGATTTTTTGAATTGACATCGTAGTATACCTGATGGTAAAGATTGTTTTCAATAATCGTAAAAAGGATTCCGTCTATCTGCTTGCGTTTTTTCATTTAAATCAATTCCCCAAATTCATAGTCTCAATATATGTGGATAGCTCGTCAACAATGTTATCGACTGGTGAGCGCTCAATGTATAAAATGTATTGGAGATAATCTGATATTAAATGAAAATTTTCATTATAAAGGTCGCCGTCAATATGATCAAAATACTTGTTGCTTATTCTATTTATCTGATCTCTTTGCCTCATGGCGACCCTCATACGTGTTTATTTTAATCTTCTGAAGTTGAACCAATTAAGCTGTTAGCTCTTTGTTCTAACGTAGCTTCAATTAAAGAGTTTTTTCTAGAACCATTTACAGCATAGATTCCGTTTCCATCTGGATATGCTAAAGCTAGCCCTTTAGAGTTGTGTAATTTTCCGTCTTTCATTCCGATAAAAGTTGGCTTTGGAGTAAGGATAACCAAATCTTTATATGTCCAGTACACGCCGCACTCATTGATGATTTCCATAACGATGTCGATAAGCTCGTCTTTTTCTACTGGAAGCTCATTGCAGATAAATGAATAAGTACTCACCCAGTATGCCTCGAATGAACCATAAGAAGCTCGCCAAGCTTGATCTTGCACTTCTGAATCTGTTACGTTAAGATCGCCTTTAGCGTGTTGAGCAGCAAGAACTGCGCCTGCCATTGGGCTTTCTGCCCAGATGATTTCTGGATTTGGAACGCATAAATTAGGATCAGTTTTAGATAAATAAGCATAAGCTTTTGTTAAAGCCTCTTCAGCCTTTTGTCTATTTGTTGGAGTAGTTGATAGGCCGATATTTCTGAATTTTTCCAAATAAGCTGGAAATAACGCTTCTTGTTCTGGGGTAAGTTCAGTAATTTTGTTATCCATTTTATGCTCCTTTTTGTTAAATGGTACATATTAAATGTAGCACAAATAAAACAATTTGCAATAAGTTTTTTTAGGTTGACGTACCGAAAATAAAATGTTATGATAATTGAAACGGAGGTCCAGATGAATATTTCTGAAATCAACAAAGCTATTCCTTTTCTATTAAAAAACCGAATTGTTCCATTCTTTTGGGGCAGTCAAGGTGTTGGAAAGACACAGTTTTGGAATCAGTATTGCGTAAAGAACAACTTACAATTAAGAGTTTTACACACGGCTACTCAAGATGTGGGCGATTTAGTTGGCCTCTTAGTTAAAGGCGAAAACGGCGAAGTTTATCATGCAAAACCTAAATGGTTTCCTACTGAGGGTGAAGGAATTATCTTTTTAGATGAATTAAATAGAGCGCCGACTGATGTAATTCAAGCAATGTATTCTTTTGTGCAAAATGGAACTATTCATACACACAAATTACCTCCGGGTTGGCGTATCGCTGCTGCTGGAAACTACCAATCAGAAAGATTCACTACAACAGATACAAGCGACTCAGCTTGGCTATCTCGTTTCTGTCATATTGATTTCACTCCTACAACTGAAGAATGGTTAGTTTATGCAGAAAGCAGAGGATTATTTAGCCTTGCTTCTTTTATTCGTGAACAACCTGAGATGTTAAATCTTACTGCAAAAGAAGGCGGAAGACTTGATATGTCAATGGTTACAAGAGACCCTAGAGCTTGGCTTGAAAGCGTTGGCGCCCTTGATTTAGAAGAAGGATTAGATGATAGTCTAAGATATGAATTATATTCAGGTATTGTAGGGCCGGTTGCAGCAGCGGCTAGATTAACACACAAAGCTAAGCAAGAAACAGGATTAAGCCTTAATGACATTCTTAAAAACTACAAAAAAATTGCTAGAAATAAAGTATTAGATATCACGGCAAGTGCTAGCAATGTTCGCATGGATGTTCTTAATCAGCCAATTGATGAATTATTTGCTAAACTAGAGAGCAACCCTCACCTCCTTTCAGCAGATATGTCTATTGATAATCTAAAGCAATTTCTACTAGATATCCCAATTGAGTTAGCTATGAAAGCCTTTGTCGGATTAGGAAAACTTGGCAATTTCCATGGAAAAAATGATCTCTTAAATGACCCCGAATACGCAGCTCAGTTTGAAAAAGCATAATATTATTATAATAGGAGATTTCCATGGGTTTACTAGAAAAGCCAATTTTTACGTTAATTAATACCGAACGATTCTATGCTAATTTTATTTTAGGCTCTAGAGTCGTTTATGATGATCCAAAAATTGAAAGAGCTTGCGTAGGTATTAAGAACAAAGAGCTTTACTTTAAAGTAAATCCAGACTGGTTTGCAACATTAACCGATGCTCAACAGATTGCTGTGTTAAAACACGAAGTTTTACACGCGGTTTTAGATCATATCGGCAATAGGGCTGGAGATATCCTTAATCATCAATTAACAAACATAGCAAAAGATTGCGCTATTAACCAACACATTTCTGATTTACCATCAGATTGCATTACGCTTGCGTGGGCAGAAGAAATGTGTAAGAAGAAACTTTTGCCAAAAGAGTCTTGGGAATACTATTACAAAGAAATGGCAGAAGTAGCAGATAAGCAAGAAGTAGCATCGTGGATGAGCGATCATGATGAAATGAACGAAAGCGAAAAAGGCGATTTAGATAGAGTGATTATTAAAGACAAGGTTAATCAAGCCATAAAGGCATCTGGTGGGCTTGTTCCGAATGGATTAGAGTCTATCATTGGTAATTTAAATAAACCAGCGACAATTAGCTGGAAGCAGCTCTTAAGAAACTTTGTTTCATCGGCTAGGGACGTCCAAACTAAAAGCACACGCCTTAAAACTCACAGAAGATTTGAGCTAGATCAACCAGGCAAGAAAAAGAAAAGAAATTTAATACTTGGTGTATGTACTGATTCGTCAGGGTCAATCTCGGACGAAGCTTACTCATCATTCTTAAATGAAATATCATCTATAGCAAAAAATACTACGATCACTTACTTAGTCCACGCAGATTCTGAAGTGCAAAAAGTTGATGTAATTAAAGGTGGAAAAGCTAAACCTGGTGTATTAACAAAAAGATTTGGTAGCGGTGGAACTGCATATCAACCAGCAATTGACGAATGCGTAAAAAGAAAATGTGACGCTATTATATATTTCGGTGATTTTGATTGCGCAGACACGCCGACAAATCCAGGCATTCCCTTTATTTGGGTAGGAGTTGGGTCACAAAATCCACCAGGCGATTTCGGCAAAGTTATCAGATTGTAGGCATACAATGAAAAAACGTCATCAGATATATAGAAAAATCAAAGATCATTTATATGAAATGATTGATAGAAACGTATATGGTGACGTTATTGATAATGTTTTAGAAGGGACTTGGGAAGAAATATATGAAATCAATGCAGAATTGATTGATCAAATATGTGAACAAATCTGTCACGAAACCCAAAAGAAAAATACATAAATGAGAAAAAGAGAGCAGTTTCGGGATAAACTAAGAGAGAGATTTAGGGACGAACTGTATATGTGGCTCCATTCCACAATATCAGATCAAATGTATGCCCAAATTTGGGAGCAATTAAAAGACATCACGCTCTGGTACGAATTAAGAGATCAAACTCACCAACAATTATATGAAGAAAAAATAGGCAAATAAGATGGAAAAACGAGAAGCATTGGGGAGCGCACACCTTACTAGTTTCAGAAGCAGGCTGTATTCAAAATATTGCAACATGCCATCCTATAGTATTTATTCAAAATCATATTCAAATCTCGGCAGTATGTTATTTGATGTTTTATATAAAGAAACCAAAGAACAGGCGCAAAGATATATTCAGACTTCAAAACGCATTTAAATCATTAATTACATTAATTAAAATTAAAAAATAATAGTACCCTAATCTTTAATTAGCTAGACATTGGTTTAGTAATGCCGTGGGGCATAAATGAATAATTTCATTGGGTTGGGGAAATTTTATTATGAGCAAGTTAACTTCGTCGTTTGATAGACGGTGGCCTACATTTTTAGCCAATCCGATTCAAGTTTCAAATCATATAATTACAGTACCAGATACTCAAGGATTATTACATCCTAAACAATTGGTATATTTAAATAAAACAGGCTTAGAACAACTAGAGCTTGAAATTAAGAGAGTTATCTCTGACACTCAGATTCAAGTCGGTCCAGTTGGAAAAGACATGGCCACATTTTCCAATCCTACTTCGTACTCCGGCGGAACCTTAACTGCTTGGGAACAACAAAGAAATCCGATGGGAATGGAGATTTTTGAAAGAGCTAGTCATGCAGAAGATCCAATAAATGCAAAAAGATCAATCCTCGTAGATAAATATGGTCAGTATGCAGAATTTGTAGCAGATGAAAATGGAGTTAATAGACTTGCTGTTGATGCAAATATTACAATTAAGCCAGAAGTTAGCCTAGACGTTGATCTTACACATACAAATGATTCTGTTCGTCTTGGAGACGGAACCAATTTTTTAACATCGCATACTGTTGGAACTGATATTGGGTTAGACGTATATTTTTTAAACTCTTCCATTGATGTTGGTAATTTCCCAGCTACACAAACAGTAAACGGAACAGTTGATGTTGGTAATTTCCCAGCTACACAAACAGTAAACGGAACAGTTGATGTTGGTAATTTCCCAGCTACACAAACAGTAAACGGAACAGTTGATGTTGGTAATTTCCCAGCTACACAAACAGTAAACGGAACAGTTGATGTTGGTAATTTCCCGGCAACTCAAACTGTAAACGGAACAGTTGATGTTGGTAATTTCCCGGCAACTCAAACTGTAAACGGAACAGTTGATGTTGGTAATTTCCCGGCAACTCAAACTGTAAACGGAACAGTTACTGCAAATCAAGGAACAAATCCGTGGGTAGTATCCGGATCTGTTTTTACAACTCCTGGGGTCGGCACACTAGATGCTTTTGCAAGACAAAGAGTGAGCGAGCCGTATACCCTTGGAGACTATAAACATCTCTACGGAATAGACCCAAATTTCATAGACTATACATTAAATGGTGGAACTATTTCATTTCAATCAAATAAAGCATGCGCGAGATTGACTACCAGCAGTGATGTTAATAGTAAGGCGATACACCAGACCAAATGCTATCATCATTATATGCCAGGAAAAAGCCAGCTAATAATGTCATCCTTTAATTTTTATTCAAGTACTTCAGGGGTGACAAAAAGAACTGGGCTGTTTGATGATAATAATGGAATTTACTTTGAACAAACCGGAAACGGAACCTTAAATATTGTCTTAAGAAGCTATATTAATGGTGCCGTCAATGAAAATAGAGTTTCTCAGTTAAATTGGAATGTTGACAAGTGCGATGGAACTGGAATTAGTTCTTTAAACTTAGATATTACAAAAACTCAGTTGCTTTTTATAGATTTTCAATGGCTTGGCGTGGGAAGAGTCAGGGTTGGGTTTTCTCATGAGGGTAAATATATTGAGGCGCATCATTTTGATGGCGAAAATAATCTTACTACAGTTTATATGAGTAATCCAAATTTGCCAGTTCGCTGCGAAATATTTAACACCGGAGTTACAACTGGTGCATATATGGATCAAATTTGTAGTACAGTTGTTAGTGAAGGCGGATATGTTGAGGCTGGAATTGATTGGGCGCTTGCAAGTCCCACACCAAGACTTTTGGGCACAGGTCAAACTTTACCAATATTAGCAATTAGATTGAAAAATAATTATAAAACATATTTAAATCGTATGTTAGCTAGACTAGGACAAGTTACAGTTTTCACTGATTCTGGTAACGTTCAATTTTCTATAGCAAAATTACAAAATGCGTCTAACTTAACAGGTGGAGCTGGAGTGTGGACCAGTACTAACTCTGAAAGTGGCGTTGAATATCTAGCTAATGCGACTGGATATACAAATGCAGACATACTAAGCGTTGGGTTTGCAGCATCTGCGTCACAAGGCGGAAGTAAGGCTGGAAGCGATTCAAATGCAGTAATTCCAAGTTCGGCTAAAAAGAACTATATAGTGCAAAATTTTGATTCTACTAACTCGGAAGTTTATGTCATAATTGTTAAAAATATTGATACAAAAGCCACAAATATATCAGCTGGATTACAATGGCGAGAGATATATTAAAGGATAATTAAAATGAAATTAAAAGATAAATGGTTACAAATAATAAATAATATGAATTCTAAGGGAATTCCAATTCCAATGGTTAGGGATGAGGGTAGGGCAAGCGAAAGCCTAACTTTAGTTGTTATAAGCAGTTTGCTAGTAATTATTGGTATTGTGGGAAAATACGGCCTAGACCTTAAAATAGACGTAAATCAGGCCCTACAATTCTTCTATGCTTCCGCTGGGTTACACTTCGGAAGAACGTGGATTAATGGCAGTAACCGCATAGAAGGTACAAATAAAGAAGAAAAAGAGAAAAATACCTCTGAAAACGATAATATTAATACCTAATCTACTTATTGTAAGGTATTAGGGTTTTAGTAAAGGTAATTGAAATGGATGACGTAAGAAGAAGCATAGAACTTCTAGATCAAAAACAAACTGACATGCAAAATCAGTTTCACGATGAATTACGTGAGATTTCAAATTCTGTCGTAAAACAAACGACCCTTCTTGAGGCCCACTTTGATGCAGATTCTGAGATGGCTAGAGAGATCACAGATATCAGCAGATCTTTGCAGGACATTAACACAACTTTAGCAAAAAATAATGTTTTATTAGATAAGCAAGAAGAAAACTTAAGAGAACACATGAAGAGAACTGCTCTCTTAGAAGAGAGAATGGAGCCAATTGAAGACCATGTAAGCATGGTCTCTATAAGCATAAAAGCCATTATTTGGCTAGTCGGTGCAATCGCGACTGTTCTTGGTATTGTACAAGCACTAAAATAATTAAAATACTATTCCCGTATCTCAGACACTTCCTTAGAGATCTGTCTAAAATAAACTACTTCAATTAGAGTGGCGATTAGAAACACGTCATTCTTTTCAACTTCAACCTTATCTAAGGTGCTTGTTAAATATGCAGTTATCTCATTATTTTCCCAATAAGCACCCATTAGGCAAACACCTTTAGAAACAAGATCTTTTGGTAACGAGAAGTCTAAATCTAATTTTCCACCAGACAATGATTTGACAGAAAAAGGAAATCTAACCATCACGCCGTGTTTATCAATCGAAAACGGCAAGATTTCAATATCGTTTACCTCAAATTTAATTTTAGACCCACTTATCTCATTGATCAATTCATTTTTTTCTATTAACACTTGTCTCATTTTAGTTCCTCCACAGTTGTCATTGTAACAGATAATTAATAATTTTCAATCACTTTCTTGTTCCAAATTCTATACCGTTTAGGATAAGAATTTGTGCGCCAAAAAATATTTTTTCAAAGTCTCTGAATTCTAACATTCTAAGCAATGGTTTAAGCTTATCGGCATTTACTTCACCGTACGCAAATTGCGTTACGTCTAAGTCTTCAGGTATGTCCGATGGCCAATGCAATGCTACTAGCCTCCTAGCCAATTTAACGTCTTCTATTGAATTAGAAAATTTCTTAGCTAGGCTAGGCTTTAGGGCTCCTATGTTGTTATATATATTTTCTAATGTACCAAATGACTGAAGAGCTTGGGCGGCTCCTTTTGGTCCAACTCCAGATACGCCTTTGATATTATCTGCCGTATCGCCAACAATTGCCAGATAATCTTGGAATTGATTTGTAGTTATGCCGTACTTCTCTAAGACGGATTGACTCGTGACATATTTATCAGCACCTAAATTATACATAGAAACATTTTCGCCCAATAAACAATTAAAATCTTTATCGCTGCTTACTATAACAACTTCAAGATTTTGCTTTTGTCCTAATTTAACCATAGCATTAATTACATCATCAGCCTCAAACCCACGGCTAGACCAACTTGGATATCCCATAGCAGATATTAGTTCAGGTAATAAATCTTTTTGCCATTTGATATCTTCCTCAAGTGGAGGTCTGTTTGCTTTATAGTTCGGGTCGATGCTTTTTCTGAGCTGGTTGCCGCCCTCTAATGCAAATAGCATATAATCCGGCTTGTGATCTTTTATAATCCCTTGAGAAATTTGGATGAATCCGTGCAATCCCTGTACAGGACGACCTTCAGACGTTGTTAATTGAGATCCATAGATACCACGATAGAATAGATTTGAAACATCAAATACATAAAACTTTTTCATTTTGAAATTCTGTCCTTAATTACGTCTTTAACTTTATCTTTCATATTATCTTTTAGTTGGTAGGCGAGTTTTTCCCAAATTTCCATCCACACATCTCTTGTAAGATCGCCATGCATTTGTGTTGAAAAATAATTATGAAATACTGTCCTCAGCTCATAATCAAATGAAATGGTGTGTTGATCTCTCTTATTCATTTTTGGGGTTTCTCGTATAAGTATGAACGTAGTTTAATTGCAATACTATAGTTTAAATCTTTATAGAGCTTCGTGTACAAATGATTTAATAGATCGTATCCGACTTGATCGCCGATTACTAAACTTATTTTACCATTAAGACCAAGACTAATGCGCTCTCTTTTAACCATTACATCCCAGCTTTTTTGTAAAAACATTTACAATATTGCATATCTGCGTCTTTAACATCCGCCGGGTAGCACTGATCTTCACAAGCTTGAGAAATTTGTTGTTTTGTCTGATAAACACCATAAGCAAAATAGCATATAATAAAAGTAACCAATATGTAAACAGATGCGGACAATTCGCGCTTAGTCATCTTAAACCTCGATATCGTTCTCTAGCTTAGAACCTTTTAAATTTTTAAGTTTTAATTCAGCAACTTGCTTTCTAAGGTGTCTTACCCTTTGTTGTGTTAAAAGATCTAAATCGCTTAATTCTTTTCGTAAAAACAAAATAGAACTAACAACATACGCCATAAATAATAAAACCACAAAACCGATTAAATTAATCATAAATCACCCATGTCTTCATCATATTCGTCAAAAGAATCATCGTGCCAAAAGTCTAAGTCGTCAGCCATATCCTTTAAGTTCTCTAATTCGTTGGCTAATTTCTCAGCATCTTGTTGTTCCAATTTTCCAGCAAACTCTACACCGGTCTCTTTATCTGTTAAATATACATCTGTAATTGTCACTTTGCCTCTTTTTCTGTTAACATAACCATCAACATAAAATTTTTTAACATAATCGCCGAAACAATCAGCCTCAAATGTTAATCTAAATTCTCTTGAGTACATGTAACCTCCTGACAATATAATTATACCTTGCTTTAATGCAAAAGTCAACTAAATTCCAGAACGTTTCTTTTCAGTTTGTATCTCAGACATGCTATATGTAAATTGGTAAGATTCTTGAACTTTTTGGGTTAAATCTTTGATATGTATCTCAACCCATCTCAAATCATCGTTATTTAAATAACAATTATCTTTATCATAGCCTTCAACTGCTTTAACGATTGATTTCATCATACTTGGCTGTATAGTTAATATTTTAGAGTCAGCTGTCCTAACTTGATCTTCTGTAGCCAATAAGTCATTTAAATCATTAAATTTTTTAAAATAAAGAATAGACATGTGGGTATTATGTACTGCTGTAGACTCATCATTATTATCGTAGACTTTTTTAATGGCATCTGTTAAAAAGTGGCAAAAAAGATTTTGCATTAGTAACTTTAAAGAATATTGCTGATCGGGAGTTAACATGATTACGTGGTACATCTCTTGCTTAGCTGAAGGTAAACTATCAGACATATATTCTCCTTTAATTAAACAAATATACCACAAAATTAAATTGAAACTAAATTAAATTCAAACTAAATAATGTGGTATATTATATTACCGGAGGTTTAAATGGAAGAAGTTGGTATCATTAATTTTAGTGAAGTTGGATCTGAAACAGGAAGCATTTTTGAAGGCAAATTCAAAGTAAAAACTTTACTAAGCAGAAGAGATCAGTTTGTTTCTGACGAAAAACGTCGCTTTGTATTGGGCAATGATTCCCAAGCTGCTCCGCCAGCTTTACAAGGTGAAGCTTACATGATTGCTGAATTGTCTGTCAGAATCCTCGAAGCCCCAGCTTGGTGGACAAATTCAAATAGCGGATTAGATTTAGTAGATGAAAATCTTATCCCACTTCTTTTTGAAGCATGTTTAAAAGAAGAGAAAAAACGCAAAGAAGAATTAAAAGATAAAGCCAAAAAAGCTTTAGAGCAACTTGCAAAAGGCTAGTAATGATTACTCAGGACGAACTCCTAGTTATTAAAAACACGGCAATTGCTGACACTAAAAATCCAACTTTTGATAGTTGGTATAGAAGCATTTGCCGCTGGTTTAGCAGAGAATTTAGCACCCCGTTAAAAACGGTATTAGATTATCCGTATGAGTTTGTCCTGCAAAATTATTATGAAGAACAGTTTTATAAACTAGCAAACGGTTCAGAAGAAGAGAAGAAGATCTTTGAAGAAGTTATCGAAGATGCAGTTAGAGGCTCTGTTCTTGACGAAGAGGCTGAACAAGTTTACCTTGAAGATGACGAATGGTATAAACAAGAATTGGCCAATATAGATAAAGAGTTTGATAAAAACCAAGTAGTTGAAGTTAATGAAGAAATACCTTTTGAAGAATTTCAAGATTCTGATGAATTTTGACCTAATCTTATATATACAAGATACAATTAAAAGAGGTTAAACCGTGGCTGCCAAGTTAACATTTTCAGCAGGAATCGAAGGCTTAGACAATGTGAATACATTGTTAAAAGAGGCTGAGTCGCGCCTAAATAGCTTGGGTAATGCTGGCGGTACATCATTTGATGGTATTGACAAAAAAATGCAATCAATCACTAAAGCATTAGAATCTTTGACAAAATCTCAAAGCGGTCTAGGTGGAATAACTAATGCTTTTGATGAACTAACCCGTAAATCGAATGAATTCCTAGGAAAAAGCTATAAAGGAATAATTGATGCTGCTAAAATTGAAGTCAAACACTTCGAGCAGCAATCAGACGAAATTTTAAGAAAATTAAAAGATAATGAGGCGGAATTAGAAAAGTTTAGAGCTAAAAAAGCGTCTATGTCTGAATCTGATTTTCAAGCTGGGGAAGCTCTAAGACAAAAAGAACTTGCCGCTACACAAGCATCTGCTGTAGCAATTGCACAACAAAAACAACAACTTGAGCAACAAATTAGAGTTGCTAGCCCAATAAACGAAAGATTATATTCATCAATGTCGTCTGTTGGTTTAGGCGAATACGCTACTCGTGGCGCATTAATGCAATATGGTCCTAGATTATTGGCTGGAGTTGGTGGAGCTTATGTTGGAGCTGAAAGAGCTTGGGGCTTATACAATGAAGGAAGCATCAGACAAGATTATACTATGGGGACTGATGCATACTTAGCGCAAAGACGTCTGAGACTTGGCGCTGCTCAGGGTGCTATGCAAGGCGACCCAACTGCCTTACTTTTACAAGAATCAGGTGTTGGATTAGAAGCAAATATTACCAATGACCCAGCATATTCAAATATGGTTAGCTCAAAAACAAGATTACAAACTGCCTGGGCCAGAGCTTTACAAGGCGCAGGGGCTGGAGCTGTTGCTGGTACATTTATGGGCGGTCCAGTTGGAACATTGCTCGGTGGTTTAATTGGTGGCGCTGGCGGTTTTTTTGCTGGTCGTGCTACAGAAAAAACTAGAGAACAAATTGAAGCTGAAACTCGTGGCGAATATAGATCTAGAGATTTAGAATTATATGGACTTGCTGGACGAGAAGCTGGTTCAAACAGAATGACTCGTGATGCTGATTTAGAAAAAATCCAAAGGCTTTTGGGAGTGGCTGCAACTGATACTTTGTCTGCTTTAATCAGTAGACAGGGCGTTAGTATGACAAGAGCTAATCCAATTTTAAATGCAATGGTTGCACAAGGTATTAATCCAATGGGAAGAGAAGCTGAGATTGCATCATTTTCATTCGCAAATGCAGCTTATGGATTTAGTGCCGCAACTCAACAGGCACAATTAAGAAATGCAGCTTTAAATAGAATCAGTTTACCTGCTGCACAAGCTGGGTATAATACACTTGGTGCTATATCTGGATTAACTTCTGTTTTAGATCAACCGGCTAGAAGTGCCATGAATGATTACATAGCCGCTCGCGCTGGCCAACGTGGTTTGGGCGAAAGCGAATTGACAGTTGGCGGAGCAGTTGCCGGCGCAGTATCTGCAGTTAACCCTATGTTGCCGGGAGTTGAAAAAACATTCCAAGGCATAACAAATTTTGAAGCATTGCAACAAAGAATGGGGATCGGCGGCGGCGGAATCAATACTATCATGATTCAAAAACTTGCATCAATGGGCATAACAAATGCCTTTGCTGTGGAAACGTTCTCTAAAATGGATTTAACTGCATCAAGCACACATGAAGCAATTTCTAAATATTTGGGCGGCAAAATGTCGCCTAAAGAAGTTGCCGCTGCTTTGGGCTCAAGTTTAGATATAGCTAAAACTGCATTTGCAAGCAGTGTTGGCGCACCTGAATTAGAGAGATTAAATAGAGCGACCGGAAAAGACGTATCAACTTTATACATGACAGGATCTCTTAAAGCTTTTGATAATACAAAAGGCGGAGGCGGATTCTTCGATGTAGCTAAAGCTTCATTCACTCCTCCAGAAGGTTCTAAGCCAGTGGAAGTTGCCGCTGTTTCTGGTGCTGATATTACAGATAGAGGAAGAGCTGGAGTTGAAGCAGGCGCAGATACTGCAATGCAAAATATGTTAAATAAAACAGGCGCTCAGGTATCCGACGCTATAACAAGAGCTGTTATAAAAGGATACCAAAATACAATAGATGAAATACAAAAACTAGGGGCAAAAGGTCCAGTTGGGACAAGTAATGCTCCGCCACAGGTCGTAACCGGACCACAAAAGAATAGATAATGACGGCACCATCTTACCTTTTAACAGCAACAAAAGACAGTGAGGGGGATTTCTTTGAAAGCAGAAACCCTTCATGGTGCGTTGCGTTTGTAAGATTTAAAACTCCAGGCTTTATGTATTCAGGTAATGAAAAGCCATTCGCAGAAAAACCACTAATGGTAGTAGAAAATGATTGCGTATCTGTTTCTATCAATAATTCCAAATCATCATTTGCCAAAACTTGCTCATTAACAATGAAACCGGGTGATATATGGTACCCACACGCAGTTGCCCCAGGTGATTACGTTTTTGTGTGGATGTCTGATCAACAAAATCATATTGACGGTATAGTTGACGCTCTTTTCGGTAAAGGCAAAGTATCTTTAAATGATTGGAGATCTGGACTTAAGTTCTTTGGAAGAGTTTTAAGTGTACAGAATTCTGACTCTATTTCTTCAAGTGGACAAAGATCTATAAATCAAACAGTTTCGTGTCAATCCTTTTTAGAATTAAGCTCAAGTGTTTATTATAGTTTCGTAGCGCAAGATGTTATCAGCGGTCTTAATTCAAGAGATTCTAATCTAGCTGCCCAATCCTTTTTACAAAATGAATTGGAAAAACTAGGAGATTCATTAAATCCTGGCCAAAAAGCAAGCATTCCACAAAAAGGCGTAACAAATGGCATGGACGCAGCTTTAACCAACTTAAGTAAAGCGTTCCTGAATTTCTATAGAGCAAACCCAAGCGGAAGTGGAATAACTGGGGATACATCTCCAGAGGCGATCATTGGATTATTGTTTATTATAACAATGGGTGTTGATACAAGTTCAAACTTAGCCAACAATGTTATACCGGGAGCAAAAGGGGTTTTCTCTGATGCTATTGGAATACCCGATAGCGTAGCTAACATTTTCCATGCGCCAAAGGCTAGCAAATTGTGGCAATTATACAATTTAAACTTGGGCTTACAAAAATATAAAAATACAGGTAAAAATACTTGGGAACAATTCTCCCCAGACTTTACTCCAGAATCATCTGCTGAAGGTGTTTTCCATAGAAGTAAAACTCGCTGCAAAGGGTATGTCCCATTTTTAATGCCACCTATTTGGGACAATAACTCATTTTGGAATATATATTCCCAATTCTTAAATCCAGTTGTAAACGAAATGTACACTGTATTAAGGTGCAATAGACAAGGACAAATAAGACCTCATTTAATAGTTAGAGAGAAACCATTAAGCACCGGGCTATTTCCATATCTATTAAAAAAGGCTCCAGTGTTACAAGAAAAGAAAGCTGGATCTCCAAAAAAGAAAAGCATTGCTGATCAAATCAAAGATAAGATAGCAAAAGAGAAAGAGAACAAGGTTCCGAACACTTCTGATATGGCTAAAACTTATGAAAAGATAGCAAAGGTTGCTCCAGATCTAGCTGAAAGAACAATGTTCGGAGAATTGCCGCGTTGGATAATTGACGAATCTGTCCTTTTAAGTATTGATACAGCATCAAGCGAATCTAATAGAATTAACTTTGTTCAAGTTTGGGGAAGAAATAGAGCTGCTGAAATATCAGGCGGAGCTGTTAGCCCTGAAACAATGAAAAGAGTTCAGTTCCTAAAACCGAACTATGTATCTGATGATGGGGACATTAAACGTCACGGATTAAGAGCTGATATTACTGAGACTAATTACGACGTTGCGTCTGATGACTTCGGAACCATAGTTGATATATTAGCTAGACAAAGAGCTGACTGGCTATTTAATGGACACCTAAAACATTTCGGATCTGTGTCATTGCAAGGAATTCAAGAGCCAATCTGTGAAGGAGATAATCTCCAAGTAAGGGGAGTCCTATTCCATATTGACGCAGTTTCTCACACAGGATCTTTGGATGCTTCAGGAAGAAAAATGTTTAGAACAGTTTGTCAAGTTTCAAATGGAATGATAGCGTCCTCAGTTAGCGGAATTCCACAATACCCAACTGGCAATATAGATTTTGAAACTACTAACTCTATGATTGATCAAAATAATTTACCAGGATTTACTGATATACAGTACACGGGCGCACGTAAGAACAGAGATGATGAAGGTGAGTTATGAAACTTAACGGATATTATTTCGGAACAATAACAAATGTTTATGCGCCAAAAGATAAGATCAACTCATCTGGCTATCAGTACCAATACCAAGTTCTTATCACAGCGGATGAATATGCTCAATTACCTTGTCGCTGTATACGTGGCGATGTATTCGGAACAAATGATGATTTCGAGGATATAGTATTAGAAGTTGGCGCTAAGGTTATGGTTATGTTTCCACGCGGAGATACTTCACTTGGAATTATTCAAGGCGGTACCAGGCATTATCCAGCTAGTCAAAATGCTAGCTTAGGAAAACATTGGCGCAATAGATTTAATAGCATTGTTAGATATATAGACAAAGACGGCAATTATTCTGTCACATCTGATTCTGGACCTAGTTTTAAATTAACTAAAAATACCATAGAGTTAAATGATTCTGTTGGCGAAAAAATAGTTTTAGATAAAGCAAGTAATACTATTACAATAGATGCCAAAGATTTAAAGATTAATATTAAGAATGCTATGTCGGTTACAGTGGCCGGAGATGTTACTTTAAACTGTAAAAATGTAGATGTAACTGCTTCAAATAATGCAACAATTACTGCAAAAGAGATAAACTTAAATGGCGATATGGGCGAAGTGTTAACTACTAAGACTATGCCGCTAGTAGATAATATCACTGGTCAGCCGTCAATTGGTGTTAGAAACGTAAAAGCTGGAGGCCCATTTTAATGGCAATCATTCCAGACGTTTTTAGTAACATGATTCAAACCAATATCAGAACTAATATGACAAAAATTAGTGGATATGACCCAATGGCCCAAGAAAATCCAATATACTTTACACAAATGTGTCAATCAATTGGACGGGGCATAGCAGCATCAACTACGTCATTGTCTTTCACAACTTCAGATAACGGATTTACTTCAGCTCCGTTAGTTCCGCCAGGAGTTGGGACTGGATCTGGGATAATAGTAGATCAAAATCTTATCAGCAAGAATATATACAATTCTGCTAGAGATGCTATTGTTAGTAAGTACGGTGGGACTATGCACGATAGCTGGCCACCTAAACCAAAAAACTCTGGGGAATATTTGAAAGCAATTTCTGATGGTATAGCAAAAGCTGTGAAAGAACACTTTGCTGTAGCTTGGACGTTGAATTCCACTCATACTATTATATATTCAGGATCAGGCCAAGTTGACCCACTTTTAAACCATAAATTCACTGGAATTATGCCAGATTTAGTTGGCACAAGTATTCAAAGCTTTTCACCTAATCTTAAAGGTGAGTTCTGGCCAGATTTTTGTAATGCGATAGCTAAAGGTTACGCTGATGGTGTTATGTCAAGCGCGAAAGCTAACGTAACAATAATCGGTGTATGTATACCACTAGTTCCTCCAGCAGGAGCGCAAGTGTGTGGATTGCCGGCAGTTGGCACAGGAACGGGAGTTGCAATTTGAGTACCAATAACTTATTAGGCAAAGCTGGGGATTTAGCTAAGAAAACACTTAGCAGTACTGCTGCGTCTTTGCAGGGTAAAAAACCAAATAGTGCAATTAGTGGATTGTCTACGGTAGATTCATCTACTGTTATGTCGTCTGATACATTCTTCCGATTCTCTAAACTTAACAATACTAACTTCAATAAGTCTCTTTCTTATGAATTCCAAATAGTTGATAAGTCTAAAGGTGTTATAGCTGTATATACTTTTCCAATTCCACCACAAGCTATTCAAAAGAGCGTACCTTCAACTGAGACATTAGAAGCAACAATGAAGGGAATATACAGCACAGCAAACGGTGCTCCTTTCAGACAAATATCTATAGCTGGGACATCTGGGACTATACACCCAACTGCTCCAAATTCTGCTGCTAATAATGCCGGAACTAGTGATATTCTTAAGTTTGCATTTAAAAATACTATCAAATCTATTGACAATCTTCAAAACCAAGCAAACGCAGCTCTTAATGCTGTTAAGGTTGCTTTTGGTGCTGATGCTGCATTCAATGCCCCACTTAATTATTCAAGTGATGCTGGCCTATTAACTGGATACCAAACTATCCACGATATGACCAGATTCTTTGATTATTATTTGGCCGGCAAAAAATTAGCTGCCAATAAAGGTTGGAGACTAGTGTTTTTAATGAACAAAGACAATGAGTATTACGCTTGTTCATTAAATAGTTATTCTATTAATAAAAGTGCTGGAACTAATGAGTATAGCTACAACATTAATCTAATAGCTTATAAAAGGTACCCAAATGTCAAATCTATTGGCAAAGTATCTATACCAAAAGCTCCATCAAAACCAGTAACTAACAAAATGTCAGCAGCCCTTGTAGCTTTAAGAAGAGCTAGAGATACTGTGGCTGGAGTGCATGGGGTATTATCTGGTATTAGATCTGACATACATGATTCTTTAGTAACTCCAATGGGTCAAGCTACTGCATTTGCTAGGGAACTTGGATCTGCAACTAAAACAGTTGGCGATTACGTTTGGAATTCTACTTTTATTAAACAAGATTTAAGAGAGCCACTAAGACAATATTTCAGCAATTCTTGGTCTGTTAATCAAGACGTTATTATAACTATTGATAGAACGTCAGCATCTAATGACATAACTACTGCTACAACTAACAGTAAGTTAAACGATGGCCAACCGGATGACTACACAAAACCGGGCGATAGTTCAGACCCATTTGATGCGTTCTTAGATAATGCTGTTAAGCACCCAGAGATATTAGATAAAATTCCAATGGAATCATTGACTCTATCACCAAACGAACAAGAGGCATTAGATTTAATAGATGCATCAATTGATTCTTTAACATCTGCTGATATGATCGCTAAGCGTAAAATGGTAGAAGATTTTTCTAGATCTATCTCTGAATCATTCGGTGGCGGTTCATCTAGTTATAACTTATCTAAAGGATATGGCTCTGTTACTAAAACGTATAAAAAGTTGACAACTGATGATATTAACTTATTGAATGAATTAAATAATGCAATAAGTGCAATGGACTCCATCATAGCTGTAATGGATGACACTGAAACAACTCAAGATGATTACTTTAAATTCTATTCTGACTATGCTGTTTCAAGTGGCATTAGATTTGAACAAAACAGTCAATCAAGATTCCTAGTTCCTTTTCCATTAAACGGAACATTAGAGCAAGTCGCAATGAAGTATCTTGGTTCATCTGAGCGTTGGGTTGAACTAGCTGCATTAAATGCTTTAAAGGCTCCTTATGTAGATGAAGAAGGTACGTATGTAACTGTAACTTCTTCAGTTGGTGGAGACACATTATCAGTAGCTTCTCCGTTTGGATTCTATGTAGGGCAAACTGTTGAAATCTCTTCTGATAACGAAAGAGCGACGGTGAGAAAAATTAAATCAATAGACGTAGTTAATGCTATATCTACTCTTTTGACATTTGAGCCGGGCCAAACACTACTAAGTATATATAAAGTATCACAAAATGCTAAGATAAAAGTCTACGCTCCGGATACTATTAATTCAAGTATGCTTATAGCTATCCCATCTCTAATTCCACCTAACTTCACTTCAATGCTTAAAACAAGCCCAGAAGTGTCTGATTTAACTGGTATTGCTAGAATGGCTAAGGTTGACTTTTTACTAGATCAAAATGGTGATATGGTATTCTCTAGTGCAGGTGACGTTAAACTTGCTTACGGTATGACCAATTTAATCCAAGCAGCATTGATGAAAATTAAAACGAATACAAATACTTTACTACAAGATCCAGGGTTTGGTAATCCGGTACAAGTTGGTCAGCCAAACTCTGAAATAGATGTTAAAGAGGTTATGAGATCGTTAGAGCAGTCATTTGCCAATGATCCAAGATTTGCAGGTGTTTCTGGCGGAGAGGTCCAGCTTAAAGGAACCTCTATTGATATTAAATTATTGGTAGAAATCTCTGATACTAGCATATCGCTTCCTATAGGCGCAGAAATTCCTAGATAACCTAATCTTACATCTATAAAGACAATTAGAGGTTATCATGCCAAAACTTCCTGAATTAAGGTCGAAAGAGCAAATTGCTGGTGAAATTCTAGATTCTGTTAGAGCTAGAGTTCGTAAAGACATTGACATCACAGATAATTCTGTTTTGATGCAATTTATTGAAGCTATTGCACAAAATTTATTTAAATCTAGTGCTGATATTATCACAATGATCGACTCTAATTCAGTTGATAGAGCCACAGGCGAAAGCTTGCAAAGATTGGCCTTAGATAGAAACGTACCAATACTTTCTGCTATGCCGGCAACTGGTCGCGTCACTATTACTGATACAACCTTTACTAAAATCTCTACTTCTATCTACCCTGGCCAACCAGCTCCTGTTGCTGGTTCAGTTAAGATATATGTTGCTGACGCATCTAAGTTCTCTTCAACTGGTGGACAAATCTATATTGGAAGACAAACTAATAATGTAGAAGGCCCATTGACTTACACTGCTGTAACTCCAGAAGCTGGTGGAGCTTATTGGTCAATTACTTTGGCTGGAACTTCACCGACTACTAGATATCACAATATCGGTGAATCAATAGTTTTTGCTCAAGGTGGAAATAGATACATTCAAGCTAACACAACTTTACAAACAGCACAAGGTGCATCTGTATCTGCGGTCGGCTTTATTACGACTTCTGCTGCAACTATTTTAGACGGTGAAACATCCATCTCAAACGTTCCAGTCAAGTGTTCAAGTCCTGGCACTTTGGGTAACATTGCTCGCGGTGCGCTTAAAGAAGTTCTCGGCTTATCTTTTAATGCAGTATCTTATAATGATTCAGCTTTTTCAAATGGATCTGATGCAGACTATGACGATGTTATCAGAGATAGAATTAAAAAGTATGAGCAGGCTAAAGCTAAGGGTATCGAAGTAGCTATTCAGTACGCGTCAATCGGCGTTACAGCTAAAGACGAACTTAAGAAAGTTAAATCTTCATCTATAGTTAGATACCCAGATAACTCAAGCGAATTAGTATTTGATGATGGTAGCGGATATGAGCCAAACTTTGTTGGTTCACCATTTGAAACTGTAGTAGATCAAGCTGTGGGTGGAGAGAAAGAACTCCAACTAAGACAAAAGCCAATTGCTCAAGCTAGATTAAAAAGTGCTGCGATCTCACCATTTTACGTAAATGACTTATCATTTCTAGCAGTAGAGATTGATGGCGTTGAAACTCAACACCAATTTAAAGCTACTGATTTCAAAGTACTTAGTTCTGGTACAGCGGCAGAGATTGCTGCATCTATCAACGGTAATTACAACCTTAATTTCTTATGCTCAACTTTTGGTGGTGGAGCTAATGTAGTTATTTACCCCAAAGATCGTTTCTCTAATAATATCAAGATCAAAACACCGATCTCTGGTGAGAATGCTAATGATATTCTACAATTCCCTTTAAATGAAACAACTACACTAAGACTATACAAAAACGACTTGCCTTTATATCAAGATGGATACGAAGCTGAGGTTTCTAGTTTATCAAAAAGCTTATGGCAACCATCAATTACTGCTGGAGATACATTAACTTACCAAGTTGACGGTACACCTGCAGTGACTACTACGTTTACACTTGAGGCATTCCAAGCAATCGACATCTCTCAAACAGTTTCATCAAGCACTTCTATTGACGTGTGGGCTCAAGTATGTAATAACTTAATGCCTGGCGTTTTAACATCTGTTGTTGGCGATGTGCTTGTATTCAAATCAGCTCGTGGATTTTCTAACTCTGCGTCAATTGCTATTACTGGCGGAACTATCATAGGGAAATTATTCTCTACTTCTGCCACTTTATCTAAAACAGGTAAATCATCTGATTATACTTTAAACAAACAAACTGGTCAACTATCTTTAACTACTACTTTAGTTGCTGGCGATAAAGTCACAGTTGGATCTCAATATACCCGTGGGAATTTAATTACTTCTCAATTATATACTGGACCAGCGGCTGCAGGTAAACTTTGGTTAATAGCTGACGGTTCGGTTGAATCTATAGTAAATGGACTCAAAACTGATACTTTGATTACTTTCTCTAAAACTGGAACTAAACTAACAATTGATGGCCAATCCCCTTCTGCCGTACCTGAAGGATTTGAATTAGCTAAAAAAGGCGATTGGTTAGTTGTATGGGCAAACGATACAGACCCATCAGCATTAATAAACAACCAAGGTTTTTGGAGAATTGAATCAACTGCTACAGGTTCAATAACTGTAGACGACGGCACAACTGTTAGAACTCCAGGCTTTACTACTGTATCTAGCGATAGAATATTGATAGTAAGATCTGACGCACCGGTGCAAGAGCTTAACTTCACTGCTGGTAGTTTGTCTAATTTCTTGACAGAAGTATCTAATCAATTAGTTGGCGTTCAAACAGACGTAATCGGAACTCGCGTTAGACTATCAACTAAAACGCTAGCTAATGACGGTGAATTATACTTAGTTGCTGCAGATGCTAACGGTGGAGCTTTGGGTTTAACTAAAGATCTAGCTATGGCTAATAGTCAATCACATTTCGGATTCGTAGCTACAACTGATGGCGAAGTTAACGTACCTTCATTTACTTACGGAACTTTAGGCTCTGCACTATCTGATAGCACTTTTGCATTTCCAGACCCTAATGTAGTTAAATCTTTTGACGGCGACTTCATTGAGATACTAAATAAAAACGGTAACATATCTTCTCCATCTGATATAATTGATTCTAACAAATCAAGAAGATCATTCATGACTAATTATGTTGGCGGCTTAGCTAGTTTTAAAGTACCGCAATACATGAGATCTGGCGAATCTTTAATGCAGCAAGACGATAGATTCTTTTTGAGAAAACCTTACATGTTTGATTCAAAAGATACTGTTGGCGTTATCGTTGATAGTGACCTGTCTACAAAGACTTATGCATTACCTGTGTCAAGATTATTGACAGTTTCAAATCATTCAACTCCATCAACTGCAGACTTCTCTGCAAGCGATGCTGAGTCTTCTTTAGCTATGAATGACCCAGCTTCATTCTATGATTTTGATTTCAGTAACTTCAAAGTACACAGACAAGCTAGAACAGTTCTAACTAATGGAACTTATTCTATTTCAATTAAAAACATTGATTATGGACCCCAAGGAAATAAAGTAAGAGTTGGTTTCGTCTACCCAGACGGATCTTCTCAAACTGAACTAAGCCACAGCTTTGATACATCAGAATTATCTGACATCAAAATTACTCTACCTGTGGGTGACATCAGAACTCCTAATTGGGATTATACTACTTCATTCAGCGTAAGTAAAACAACTACTGGTGGAAAAGACTCAATTACATTTACTTATAGATCTGGAACTCAACCAGATTTCAGCGTTACTGGCTCAAGCGTTCTTTTGGGCGACATCGTTACAATCTCTGCTAATTCAGATTTCTTGTCTGTAAACAAAGGTATAACTGGTAGAATCTCAAACGTAACGGCTACTTCTTTTACAGTTCAAATGCCAACTGGCGCTTACGAAAATGACGATACTCCTTTATTGGGTTTCTTAAATACTGGGGCAACAACTCTTTGCACGACTTCAGCTAGCCACAACTTAACAACTGGCCAAAGAATTGGTATTTGGAACACTGACGCAAGTTATGGTTCAACGTATCCATTTAATGAAACTAGTATTGTTACTGTTTTAAGTTCAAACACTTTTACTATTAATACTCCAACTGCAGTTCCTAGCAGCCCTATACAATATGGCACACATATTGCTGGAACTGTTACGTTAAATACAAGTACACCACATGGCTTTACTGCAGGTAATCTAATCTTAGTTACTGGCGCTGGTGGAAGTTATGACGGTTTATTTACAATTAGTGGTATACCAACTCCTACTCAAATTGAATACTCAGTTGCTGGAGCTAGCTCTCCAATTAGTTCTGGAAACATTTACTTCCAAAGTGCGACTGCTTCAATGGCTAGATCTTTAGGCGGAAATGCTGGCAATAACTTACAATTCTTTAGCGTAACAACCACAGCTCAAGAAGTAGTAGATTACATTTCTAGCAATCTTTCTGATAAGTTAGTTGCAACCTCTATTGGCAATTCATCTGCTGTTATTAGTATATCTACACAAGATCTTGGTCTTGCAAGTAACTATATCAACATTAGTGTTGACGGAATGAACTTCTACGCTAACTCTAGAAAAGCTTATTTAAAATCTACTAGTGAGATATTGGCTGGATCTTTCATTAAACTATCTGGCACAATCGGTGAGCCAAATGACGTTGCTATTTTAGCTAGTACTTATGTAGTTTTAGATTCTTTTTATGATGTTTCAACTGGTAGATACTTTGCTGAAATATGCTTACCTATCGTATCTGTGGCCACTTCGTCTCATGCGGTTACTGTTACTGCTACTGGGTCTTTACCACTTAGAACTATGGTTGATGGCGAAAACAGCGTACTAATCAGTAACTTAAGCTCAGGTCCAGCAATCCCAATGTTTGCTATGAAAAAATCTTGGTCATATGCACCTGAAATAGGCGAAAACCTCAAGTTAGTCGCTGTTACTAATGACCATTTAAATAGATTCTGGAACAAGCTAATAGTTACTGGATTTTCTAATACCGGTAACATTGCTCAATCAAGATATGGCAGAGATATGCAGCTTTCAACTAAAACGTTTGGTGGCAATGGGTCTGTTCAAATTACTGGCGGAACTGCTAACTCAACTGACTTAGCCGTACAATCAGGCGCGACTGAACTTAACTATAAACTTGGTTTACTCAAAGTTCCATACGAAACTCGCCAAGGTTTATTGCCTAACCAATGGATTAACGTATATAATACCGTTAGACAAAACAAAGTATTAAACTTCGATAATACTACCACTATTAAATTATACACTAATGGCGTTGAGATAACTGCTGGTTCTGGTATATTCCAAACTCCTAAAACTGTTGCGGCAACTGACCTTACTTTGCTTAAAACTGAAAAGCATGGGGATTTCTTAGCGATTATCCCTGTTGACGGCTTGTTCAACATAACTGCTGGCGGAATCACTGAGGGCGACTGGGTAAGATTTAAAAACATCCAAGCAACTGATTGGTCTGTGTCTACTTTCTATCCAATCGGAAGTTATGTAAACTATTTAGGAATTCGTTATTATGCTATATTGGCTAACAACGGACAACAACCTGATATCAATCCAAACAGTTGGGAACGTAGAGAATTCAACCAAGCTAACCAAGGTATATTCCAAGTTGTTAGAACATTTGGTAACTCATTCTGGATTAAACATTCAAATGCAGTTGAAGAGACTTTCTTTTTAGGAAATGCTAACAACATACAATTTTATTCTTATGATTCTGTTATGCCAGGCGACACTGTAGTTATTACTACTGATAACTTTGGTACGCAAAACATTGGAAGATATACTGTTTTAGATGATTCTACTACTACATCATTCCCAACAGCGACTAGACTTTATACAACTGCAATTCCAACCGCCGTTTCTTCTTTGACTTTAGGCGGAGACTATTCTCAGTTTAACGTAGAAGAAAAAGATCCAACTTCTTTGTGGAAAAACATAATGGCATTGGGCCCAGCTAATTCTCAATTGTATAACATCATTGTTGATTCTCCTAATTTAATCACTAAAATATCTAACTCATTAGGCGCTGGAATCTCTGTTAAAGGTAAGCTTGGTTTCACTACTTCTGCAGCTTACGGTATTGATGGATATCAAAGTTATAAAGGTTTGATCCAAGAATTAAACAGAATCATTTACGGAGATCCAACTGATACAACTAATTACCCAGGCGTTAGAGCTGCAGGTACTTCAATAGGCATTAAAGAGGCGATTCTTAGACGAATTACTGCTGATTTTGTGGTTAGAGTTAAATCAGGCGTTCCATTCGGTGAGATCAGAGACAGGTGTAAAGCTGCAGTAGCTGGGTATGTCAATTCTTTAGACGTTGGTGAGTCAGTAAGTATTTCTAGCATGATAGCCGCTTGTGGTTCAATCCCAGGGGTTGTTTCGGTTGCTGTGACTTATCCGATTTATGATTCATCTAATGATTTAATTACAGTTGCTCCAAATGAAAGAGCTTTTGTTTTAGATACTAGTGATATTAGTATTTCGGCATTAAATTAACCTTAATCTTTTAGGTATATGGATAAATTAACTCAACTTAGACAATACATAAGTAATTGGATAACAGGGCCCAACTCAGAGGCCCTACTGCAAGCTATTGCAGACCAGTTACAAAAGCAAGATGATTTATCCGTTTCGGTAAACAATCAATTATATAAATCAACGGCAGAAGATATCTACTTGGACAAACAGTTTTCAGAAATTGGAATAGTTAGACCACAAGAACTTGGGATGTCGGATGTAGCATACAGACAATTGGGTATATCTATTAATCAATCTAAACAGGTTATAGAATCAATCCATAATATTCTGACCACGTTCTATGGGAATGAGGCAGTCAGAGCGCATGTAACATCCGGTGTCCCAGGCTCTTATTCATTTGAAGCTGGTGATGATTTAATATTTGAACTAGAAAACGGTGAAGCGCTAACTCTTACCTTGATCGGTGATGAGTTTGAAAATATTCAGAATGCTACCCCAGGTGAAGTGGCCGATATCATTACACGATTCATCAGACAAAATGGCTCTAATGGATTTGCTCAAGTTTACACTGACCAAGATACACAATTACAATATGTTGAGATATACGGTGGGGCAAAAGGTCCTTTTTCTTATATTAAAGTTCTTGGCGGCAAGATCCAATCTAAATTAGAATTTCCAACAATGAGAGCAACCGTTTTAACTTATAATGACACTGTTTGGGAAATAACTAGAAACGTCGGTTCAACTCATCGCTTCCGCTGGGTTTCTGGCTCTGCCCCACTTTTAGATAAAGTATTAGTTGGCGACACATTGTTATTATATGGACCACAGTTTGAAACTGCTGGTTTCGTTGGTACTTACACTATTACGGCAGTTGTTCCGCCGGCTAACACTATTTCATATAGTGCTGGGTATTTTGAGTTTTCTATGGAAGGCAACTCTCCACTAGCATCAAGCACACCCAACTTGCCGGCACCGATTAACACTCCGTCTAAAACTTATACAATTACTCTTACGCAAAGCTCTTATGATGATTTGAAGTTTTTCTTACCTAAGAAAGCGACTCCTTATTCTCAGATGAGATATTCGTTAGCATGGGAGCCACAGGATTCTTTATTAAAAGTTTACATGCCGGCTACCACAAATGTGGTTGAAAGAAACTTGATTGGTGCAGCTCACTTACATTTAAAATATGGTGATAGTGAATTAAACGGATCTTTCGGGTCAGCTACAGTTGATTCAGAAAAGGTTCACGTTGTTTCTTATAATACTGTTAGGTATCAAACAAATGGTTACGATGTTTCATCTACTAATGGAACACTTACTTGGGATTCTAATGTAATAGACATAGAGACGATCACTAGAGAAAATGGTTACGTAACTATTATTACTAAAACTAATCACAATCTTCCTTATGGCGTTATCAATGGAATGCAACTAACTGATAAGATTATTGGAATTCAAACAGTTGTGGCCACAGACGATACAGCAAATTCGTTCCTAGGACCTTATATTGTAAACTCTGAAAACAAGTTTACTTTGACGTCTACAATGGTTAAGTTAAGAGAAAAGGTTTTAGCTGGGGAGAAAAGAAACACGCTTTTAATTGAAGGTGTTTTGCCTAATGAGCAAGGTAACTTATTGTTTTCATTAAACCAAGACAATGAAGAGAGCCCAGTTAAATACATCGCAGCTCAAACTGCTTCTGGTGTTGCTGCTGTAACAATAAGCTCTATATCTCAGGTTGGAAATACTGTAACTGTTACAACTGCTAGTTCACATGGCGCTGTTGTTGGCCAAGACGTGCTAATAGCTGGCACAACTAATTTCAATAATTCTTGGACGGTTGAATCAGTTCCATCTGCTAATATCTATACTTTCACTAATCCAGTATCTGGTACTTTTTATGAAAATTCTGGGACATCAACTCCTTTAGTTGAATCTGCTGTTAGTACCTTAGTTATGGATTCGTCTTATTCTTTTAAATATACACAAGAAGTTGGTACAGACATAACGCTTCTATCTGACATTATTGCTTATGAGCCAGAAATGGACGGGTCAGATTATGCTCCGTATATCACAGGAACAAGTGGTGGAAGAATTTTTGCCAACGATTTAATTATACAAATCACGGCTTTAGGTATTAAATTAGAAGTTATTATTATTTATCCTGGCGATGTTGGTCTAGGTAACGCAGGCGAATCTCTTGTTAGTACTGATACAAAGGTTAGCGATGCTCTATGGGTGTGGGGTCCTGAATGATGTCTTCTGATGAATACACTATTAGATCTTTATATGAGGCTGAGCTTTATAAGTACATCAACCTTGCTGAAGAGCTTAGTGATTTAGAAGACTTAGGTCCATACGCAGGAAACATTGATGATATTAAAGATGCGTTATCGCGTTCACGGGAAAAGCTTAAGATTATCGCAAACTTAAGCAAAAGCAAGTTTGGAATAGATTTTGGTACTATTCCACCTTACGTTAATTTTGGAGGTAACGCATGACACCGAAAACACATACTGGCGCGTCGCTAGTTATGCGCGTGGCCTATGAATCAGGCGATGAAAAAACTATTGGATTCGTTAAGAATTTGAACTTCTCTGTTGTAAATGGTCAGAAGGTAACTTATGGAGTTGACTCAGTTTTACCTACTGAAATAGCTCAAGGTGCGGCTGCATCTTTTGTTAAAGGGTCAATGACTATATTCTTACCAAAAGGCTCGACAGTTGAAAGCATGGGGCTAGTTCCCCACAGACAAAAATCTGGCCCATCATCTAATGATGTTGAGGGCGGAAAACAGAGCAATAACATTGCTGCTTTATCTAAATACATGCACATTAGAATATACGACAGATCTACCCAAAACCTAGTACTTTCGGCTGATTATTGTAAAATTGGCTCATATACTCTTGGGGTTTCTGCCAAAGGATTAGTTGAGGTTGCGCTACAGTTTGACGGTATGTACGCCACTCCTGGATTTGCAATTTAGCCTAATCTTATAGATACATAAAATTCGAGGTATTGCCGTGAGCGTAAAACGTAGACTAAATTTTTTTAGTGGTGCAAGATTAGATGTTTCTCATGTAAAGAGCATCGAGTCTTCGGTTGCATATGATTTTGATTCTTTTATCCGAGGTATGGTAACTGGTTTAAATAAACCTTATCTTATCAGAGGATTCAGAATAAAAATTCCTCAAAATGCAATTGCTGCAACTAACCTTGAAATAGAAGTTTCTGATTCAGCAATCTTACATTCAACTGCATCTGAATCTGGAACAATCTTGACCGTACCTGCTGGAACTGCAAACGATATCTTAGATTCAAGCAATAATAAAGTTATCGGTTCATTCCAATCAGGTGTTGCGAACTATGTCTCTTTGGATTACAGACGCGTTACAGATACTTCGACTATCGACGCAATGAGCGGATGGTCTGCATCTCAAAAATTAGAATACCAAAGAAGCACAGCTATCGGTAAAGTATTAGAATACCGTTATATTATTTCTCCAATTGGTTTCAGTACTTATTTACCTCTATACATAGTTTATACTGATGTTAACGGTAAAGTTTCTTCTATTACAAAAGCAACTCAAAACTTATTTCGTTTAGGTTCTGGTGGAGCTAACCCAGATCCAGCTAATTCTTTCAACTGGGGCAACTTAACAAATACCCAAACATTAGATGGAAGAAAAGAATGGACTTCAGACGTTGTTGGAGCTAATCCAGTTTCTGTAACTCCTGGTAAAGACGTTCAAGCTTTTGACTACGGTGATTTTGCTATCAAAAATCTTAAGGATTGGATGGATAGCATCATGACCCGATTAAAAGAGATAACTGGGTCAAACTACTGGTATACAAACTCTGTTGCAGGTTCTGGTTCACCAACTATTAATAGCGTTTGGTGGGATTCTGTTGGATCAGTTTTAACTGGTTCTGGCGCTATTTCTTACAACTTAGTTTTAGAGACTACTACTCCAACTGATGGTAACTATCAGTCATCATTCACTGATTCAACTGTTTTATCTGGTGATGCGTATGTTGAGGGTGCTACTTCTGGTGTTAAAGCTACAGTTACTTCATTTAATAATAACAGCACCTTAATTAACTCATTGACTTCTGCTGGTTTTGTTTATTCAGAGAGCTTAAGATTCAGACGCAAGTTTAGACCATCTTCTGCTAGCTGGCTTTTAATTGATGAGCCACATAACACAGCTAGACTTGGTACTTTACAAAGAAAATCATCTAGCACTACTGCTGGTAATATCAATAGCTGGAGTTATGAGAACGTAACTAACTCTGTATCAGATTTTTCGTTTTCTTTAATTAGTATCAATGTTTCTAACATCGCCAACTTCGCGCCTGGTCAATTCATTAAAGTTTCTGGCATTTCTGCAGCAGATGATTCAGCTACTGGAACACACAGAATTTTAAAGATCCAAGGCAATGTTTTAACTTATGCTGTTAATAAACAACAAAGCGGTGTAGCAACTGTAAGCGGTACCAATGGCGTTGATTTAACTGATCAAACAGTTAGACATCCATTTACTTCACCGTTAGAAATCACAAATGCTACTATGGATGCAACCCCTGGCTTTGCTGTTTTAACTATTCCAAGAAATACGTTTAAAGCTCCAGTTACAGGTACAACTGTTTTTGTTGGTGGCGCTAACTATATAGCAGTAACTTCTGGTAATATCTCTTCATTTGAAAACGGTATGAAAATTACTGATGCAAACATCACTGGCGGTTATGCTTACATCTTAGATATTAATGTTGCTACAAATACTTTATTTATCTCATCTACTATAGTTGCCTTACCATCTGGCACTAGCTTTATTGCTAAACAAGTTGTTTTATTATCTGACTTAGTAGTTATCGGCGCTCCTAATAGAGAAGCTAGCGGTATTAAAACTATTGAAAGCATTGGGGTAAGTGAAGATATCACAGTTGATCTAGGATATCCAGCAATTACACAAATTAATACTGGCGGTTACGCTGAGATAGCTTTCCACAAAGTTATTACAACTGTTACTGGCGCTATTTCAAATACTTACAATACAACTAATCAAGCAATTTTCTGTATCGCTGGCGATAAAGCTCAATACACAGTTGGACAAGATAGCGCATTACCTGAATTATTCAGTGCTAGTGGTGATATCTGTTTTGATACAGTTGTTGCTGAAACTACTGTAGCTAATCCAAATAGAATTGTTTCTATCCAAAAGCTTTCTGCTACTGAAGTTAAAGTAACTACTACTGTTGATCATGGTTTAGTTTCTAACCCATCAACTACAGTTGTTATTCATGGCGATTCAAATTTATCTCCTTTTATTAAAGCATATAAGCTAGTTACGTTAACTTACATTGATGCTACATCATTTAAATTAACTAGCACTACTGAGATCCCAAGCGGAACTGATTTCACTAACACTGGTATCCAAAATGTATTCTTAAATTTCGACAATAATCCATACGCAGGTCCGGTTCAATGGACTGGTGACATGGTTGTTAAGTCTGTTGTCGGTGATTTAGCTATCACTATTCCACAAACTGCTACAGTAGATACTACTGGATCTTCACCTGAAGCTAACAAGTTTAACACAAGTGGCGTAACTGGCACAGCTTTCTTGGAAGATGGCGAAGTTGCTTTTGTTAAGTTAGAAAGAAATCAACCAATCTCTAATGGTGTTGTTTACAGTACATTGGGCGGAAGTGCTACAATTGCTGGTAACTTCTTAGATATCAGCGGTAATCTATTAGAAGTAGGAGACTTTGTTAAGTTTGCTAATGAAGAAGATTCTCATTGGTTAAAAATTGGCAGCATCTCAACATCATCTATGATCTTAGTCGGAAACGATGGCCAAGCACCTAGCACAGTACACAGACCAGCTAACACTGGCGCTATGGTTTATACTAAAGGTGTTTACTCTGACGTTTTTGTTACTAAGCATTATCTAGTTGAAAACTCTTCAGATATCTACTGGTTTGCATTACGTAGAGATAACAATAATTCTGCTAAAGTTTACTTCAGATCTTTAGAGATGGAGCCAGGTGAAGTAAGACAGGTTAACGATAACCAAGGTTCAAACCACTTAGTTTACACTGGTGCGATGACTGAATCTGCAGTTAATCCAAACTACAGTATTGCAGATGCTAGCGGATCTTACATCTATAAATCTCAAGTTGAGGTTATAGCATTAGACGCTAAAACTCAAATGATTACTTTGAGTGCTTCAAACCTTTTAGGTTATCAAACTGGTGATAAGCTTGAGTTTATTGACTTAAGTGGAAATCACCATTATTACACAGTTAAATTCCCATTGTCGTCTATTACAGTTATAGTTGATCAAAATATTTCAGCTTTAAGTGTTAGTGATACTTTGGCTTATTACCAAGTTAATCAGCACATTGAAGACCAAGACAATTTGACTTTGGCACATAGAAAACAGGACAGGAATGTTGGGAGCATCAATACTGCTCTTAAGAGACCAGTATACGATGAGTCTGTCTATATACAAAAAATGGATTTTACGCCAAATTTTGGCGGAGATATTATACGCTCAGGCAGTTACATCTACCAAGGTTCAATCGAAAGTCCCACCTCCCTAGCCTGGGTTCTTCACGGAAGTGCCGATGTAACTGAAACAATAGAATCTGCTTCTATCGTTATGCCGGGCGGTCTACAAGGTAGTAATTCAATTGTCATTAACATAGTTAATGGTACCTTTGCTGATGGTACAAGCATTTACCAAAACGGCAATATGGTAGGAACCGTGAATAACCCAGGTGATGGTCCTTTTGCTGGCGTATCACTTTATGGAGATCCAGCACCACTTGGTGATACTGGAACAGAATTAGTTCTTCCACCGAATAAACGTACAGAAGTTCTTTCTGCTGGCGGTATCGGTACTTACGGAGCACATTCAGTTTATAAACAAACAACTGAGTTGAGCTTAACTGGCGAAGAGCTTTTAGTTATTGTTAATGATGGAATCAGAGAAGCTGGTTACGATTACGTTGAAACGTTTGGTGGCCCAAAAGCTAAGATCAGACTTAAGCGTACTTTACCACCTAATACTAGACTCCGTTTCAGAGCCATGGCTTCTTATGGATCTGTATTAGCAGCTAAATCTGCTGACATCAGTTTACAAGCGGCTTATAATACTGGCGCTGATATTCAAACTTCCCCAGGAAGACCGGTTAATATAACTGCTTCAAACGTAAACGGTGGCGAAACAAGTTTCATTAACAGAGGTTCAATTGCAATCGCTGGCGGAACAAGTGCGCTTGGTGGAATATTCAATGAATCTACAGACCAAAGCTTTGTAATCGGTAGAGAAAACAATAAACCAAAAGAAGTTTGGACTGGTGTAGAGAAACTTAAAACTCATTCATCTCATCCAGACTCAGCGGTAACTAGAAAAACTGCTGCGCAAGTTGTTGTTGGAGCTACTGGTACAATCATTAGCGGATCTGAAGTTACTTTATCTGATAACTATTCTTATAGAATTAAAGTTAATGCAGTTGCTAGAAGAAGCGATGGCCCACTCGGTGTTAGTTCATTTGCTTTAGAGGGAACTTTCTACAGATCAGGTGGAACGGCTCAAGCTGCTGGAAGCCCTATCTCAAACATCAATGGATATGATGGCGATGGTAGCGACTATGCAATTACATTTGCTCTTTCAGGTAATGATGTTGTTGCGGTTGTTTATGGTACTAGTGGTGCGACTATTCAATGGGCAATTTCTGTTGAATATCAACCAGTTGGTGTTGCTTAATTAGAATTGGAGCTTTTCTTTTCATTCATGTGATAGTAAAGCTCTATCTTAAGTGGGTTATGCGTATAGTGCTGAAGCTTATGGTTTAAGCTGTCTCTTAGCCTATGATACAATATTGGCTCAAGTTGAGAATACAGGCAATCGTGGAACAAAGTCTTAAAATTGTATTGTATCATTTTTCTTTTAATCATTTCATTTCCATTAAATGGGTTTTAACGTGAAGCCTAAGTTGGTGTAACAATTCATCCCTAAGCTTATCTTTTAACTGAGTTTCTACCGCCTCTTCAACTGAAGACGGAAGTGGCATACCCATTTTAGTAAATACGCGGTTATATTCCTTCAAGAAAATCTGTTTACGTTTCTTCATTTGCAATTGCCCGTAATATGCTCCCTGATTTGCTGCCTCATTTCTAGAAAAAATGGAATTAGCATACACATGAGCTTTTGATCTGTTTCAAATATAATTTTGTTAGAAGAAAAATATGACGATCTCATTATTATACGAGTATAATCAAATATTTCTATGTTTTCTCTCGACTCCATATACTTGCGTCCTTAAATGATGTCTTAGTTGATTATTCATTTGATCTACTAACCGATCATAAAACTTAATTCTTAACTCACTTCTAAACTCATAATATAACTTATCATCTAACTGACAACCCAAATAATCCACTATCTTATTCTCAAGCCTGTCTTCTAAAAGATCTATTAACCGACTCATTGTGTTATCTAGTAACCGATCTCGCTTTTTCATTTTGACACTACCAATTCTCTCATGACATAATATATATTATTATATAATTGATCGTATACAATCAAGAAAAGTTCTGGGTATAGGTTAGACCTAATGTCATTGTAAGCATAATAATTAAATTGATTACTAAGCTTTACGTAAAAAGGGTCTCTGAGATTCTCATTAATTTGTCTGTCTATCTGTACTCTTTTCCTCATTATTTAACCTTTTGTGTACTTATATAGTAATATATAAAATGTAGCAGATCAGCCCTTGCGCTAACATTTCTATAAATACGTGAAAACATTTGATTTCTAAAGTTAGAGCCCAAGCTGACATTCAAAATGTCTCTTATATTGTCATCCAATGTGTTGTCAATCTGCTCTCTTTTTCTCATTTCAACACCTTTTTCTCTAGATCAGTTAAAACGATGTTTACCAAAGAGCTGTACTGGCCATCTGATGATAAGTTATAATACTGCAAAGTTAAACTACTGTAAACATAGTCAAATGTCCATTTACCGCACGTGACGCTAATTTGACCATATAGCTGATTGTATAAATCATCATAGATAAAAGTATATATATGACTATCAATCTGCTCGCGTTTTATCACTTTGGTACCTCTGCTCTCAGATAGGCACTTAGCTGAGTTCTAACATTTTGGTGAACCTCTTTCACGAGAGTTTTTTTTACATGAGCGTATATTAAATGGTGTTGGCCATCTTGTAACTCATTATAATATTTGAAAGCTAGTTTATCACCTAATTTCATCTCTAAACATTCTCTCTTCTTCATCTTAATACCCCATTATTTAGATATCTGTACAGCTCAAGACGAAGATTTATATCAAGCTCCGTATATAATTGGTCATCAAGCTCTTCTCTCAAGAAATTTTCAAAAAGCTTATCCAATTGATAATAAATTTGTTCATCAACGTATGCATATAATATAATATCTATCTGGCTGTCGATCTGCTCTCTTTTAATCATTTTAGTTCACTTTGCTTTAACGATTCGATACTGTTGCGAACGTGTTCTCTAAGTTGATCCCTAAGTTGTAAATAAATGGGATTATAAATTTCATCAAGCAGCATGTCATATACCCAAGAAGAGGACGGCATGTATACTCTTAGTACGCTGGTATATAATCTGTCTGTTAATTGATATCTTTTAGTCATTTTAATTCACTTTACTTATCATATGTATTTCGTCGTAAACCTTGCTTCTAATCTGCCCCCAACTAATTTCATATAGTTTTTCAGTAAGCCTGTCATGAATTGCGAAGTAAACATTGTTGGGTAATTTTAATTTAGAAAAGCACACTTTGAGTAGTCTACTATGTACTTTGTCGTTAATCTGCTTACGCTTTATCATGACAAACCCTTAAAATCTCTCACAAAACCTTTAAGATGCCATCTAATTTCACCGTAAAACATATCATAAAGTGCTGTTCTTGTTGCAGTATTAATTACGTAATAATCATTTGTTGATGATAACTTTGGATACAGTTTATTAAATTCAAAGTATAGCTCATAAAGTTGATAGTTAATTTGATCACGTTTTTTCATAGTGTTTCCCTTTCAATGCGCCAAATTACTGCCGACATTATAAGATTGACGGAATTGTTTGCGTCAGATTCCTCAAGATCATCTAAGAATTTCTTGTATAGCGACCGATCAATTCTCTTATCGAAATAAAAATTAAAAAGATGCTCCTGAATCTTATCAAAAACCATGGAATCAATCTCAATCCTTTTTTTCATTTTGTCACCCTCTCATTGAGGTAATAAGCCGTATGCATATACAGTTGGTCTAATAGTTCATTTAAAAGATTGTCGCGCAATCTGCTAACAATCTGATTACGTACAGGCGTACCTACTTGAATAAGCATTTTGTTTCTAGAAATCTGGTCTATGCTGTTTATAACACTTATTTCTTCGCGCTTTCTCATTTTCCCAACAATTCCTGCAAATTAATAAGATCATACTTGACAGTATTTCCTATGTTTCGCCCAATATGATAAAACAACCACTCATCAAATTGATTTCTATACAAACACTTTAGTTCATAATCTAAATGCGAAGAAAAATGTCTATATATTTGATCGCGTTGTCTCATTTTCTAATCCCACTGTTAAATCTAAGGTGGCAATAAACATTTTTTCTAAGGTGGCAATGCGCCGCAGCAGTGTCATATTCATCAACTAAACTAGAGTTTGCTAAAACCATTTTAAGCTTGAATCTTAATTGACCGCTCATGGTGTAAGCCAGTTGTTCCCACAATTTGTCACCAAGATGCCCAGGTATTTGAACTCGTTTTTTCATTTCGCTTCTTTCTTAATAGTATGACAATAAAGTTGATCGAATAACTCCCCACGAACAGGATACCAAATCTGTCTATTTAACTTATCGCCAAGTTCTCCGTTGATTATATCAAAAGTTTCCTCATTTGGCAAATCGTTATATTTCTTATAAAATTTAAAATATAAGTTAGTTATCAGTTGTTCTCGTTTCTTCATCTCAACACCTGTGATTCTAATTGTCTATAAAGTTCGCCAACTAATTCCCCTTGTAATGCCAGCATTATCTTATAAAAAAATGGCATGCTTACATTGTCCCCAAATGAGTCTTTAAGCACATCTGTAAATTGAACAAATAAAATGTTATCAATCTGCTCTCTTTTCCTCATCTTATGCCCTGTTTTTTAAAGATATTCTGACATTTCTTTCAAGTTGATCCCTAATTTCGTCCCAAAGAACAACGAAAAGCTTTTCACGAAGCAGCGTATAGACTTTGTACTCTAACTGGCAGTTAAAAGCACTGTCTATTTTAACATATAATCCGTCTTTGAGTGGGATTCTTTTAACCATTTAGAACAAACCTATAATCAAGTATCGTATTTGATATCCAAGAGTCTGATTTACTAATTTAGAGGTCAGTTGCTCATCAATTATGCAATTATACTTTAAGTCACTTTTTTTATAAATCTGTGTAATAAATGCTTCTCTGAAAACATTAAATGATATGTCTGCAATTTGTTTTCGCTTTTTCATATTAATTAACCCTCTTGTAAACAGTTTCAGTTTTTCTCAACTGATTCACCAACTGATCCCTCAACTGATACCTCAACTGATACCTCAACTGATTCTCCAACTGATTCACCAACTGATTCTCCAACTGATACACCAACTGATACACCAACTGATACACCAACTGATACCTCAACTGATTCACCAACTGATTCACCGACTCATACCCCAACTGATACCCGAACTGATTCTCCAACTGTTTTCGCTTTTTCATATTAATTAACCCTCTTTTGATAGGCAATAGGCAAAATCAATTCCTGATATAATTGGTTACTGAGCTTAACACTAAGTTGATTACGAATACGCTTTCGCATTCCATAATAAGGTTGACTATACACCATATCAAAAAGCTTATCGCTAATCTTTTCACTAGAAATAGGAATTCTTTTTATCATCTTAAATCCCTTCAGTATTTCTTACATGTAATCTCAAATTACACTTAAGCTGTCCATATATCTGTTCTTTAAGTTCAACACCAATATGGTTTTTAATAAATGGTATCAATACCTTAGTTCTCTCGCTTCCAAGTTGATACCAAAGCTTATCAATCCATTGGCTTTCGTTCCAAATATAAAACTGCTGGTTAAGTATTTCTCTTCGCCTCATTTGATGCCTTTTTTGAATCATAGTCTTGTATGCAATGTATAAGCCTATTAATAATACCCACTTTAAGTATATCATACATATCAGCGGCTTTAAAGCTGATTCTGCTTGTTAACCCAGCCGTAAGTATATCGCATGGTATGTAATCTACTAACCTTCTAACCTGAAGGTTGGCCCTCTCCCTCTTCCTCATTCTTCGCCCTCGATTTCTGATTTAATTAACAATATAATACCGCTACATACAGAATTGTTTGTCAAAGATGAATCAATATAATGATTTACGCGGCCACTAGAATATAAACGAAATGGTATGTCTTTATTCAACCTCATTCGTGTTCTGAAAAAGAATTTATCTAATTGCTTACGTTTCTTCACATTAGCTCCAATTAGCTACTATGTTCCTAACTTGTTTATATAATTCCCAATAAATGTCTTCACGTAGTTCGTGGTATATTTTTTGGTGTAATTTAAAATGCAAATTTGCATCAAGTTGATCGTGGTATTTTTCATAGATTTTTTCATGAAAATTTTTTTCAATAAATTCTCGTTTTCTCATCTGTGCCATCTTACGAGAGAATTTGCTATATGTCTTCTCAATTCACGCCTAATGCAATTCATCTTGTCGTCTAAAAATATAAAATACAATCTATCGTACAAACTATCATCTAATCTAGACTTTATGGCTGTATGCATTTTTATATAAAACATGTCGTCCATGTGAATATGTTTCTTCATTTTGACCTCACATCTTTTAAATAGGCATAGAGCTTAATTTTCATTTCTTGGTTAGCCCCTTCGCGAACTATATCCATAAGTCTGTTAAAATAGTCATCTTTTACGACTTTACCTGAATTCTTAGCAAGAGAGAGCAATAGTCTATGGTATGCATCAATTGAATTTCTTCTTCTCATTTTAATTCCTCTTGCCTTAAGAAATCGCTTATGTGTCTATACAAGTGATAGTAAAGGTTATCATCTAAATTGTCGCGAAATTGCCATCTAAGATATGCCCCAAGTTCATCGTCTATGCGCCAAGATAAGGTGCGGTCAACTAATCGCCAAAAAAATTTAGAATCATCAATCTGGTCTCTTTTCCTCATTTAGTGGCCTTAATTTGTCTTATGTGTTTAGTAATTTCTATTTCGATATTAACATGAAGCAATAGGTAGAGATCAGGTCTAGTGCTGTACCATACTTTGTCCCAAACGTATTCAGTTGTGATCATAGACTGGCTATAAAGCTTATTGTAGAGATACTTTTTAAGAAAATCACTTAGCTGCCTTCTTTTGACCATATATTTACCTTATATTCCGATTCGCAATAAAATATCTTACTTGCTTTTGCAACTCAGCAACATCAACAGGTCTGAGTCGATTATCTAACAAGATATCCATAATAGTATATTCTGTAACTTCTTCAGGTTCTTGAATTACATCTAGAATGTACCTTACTTGATAGAACAAGGCGTTATGTACTTCTGCCTGCTCGCGTTTCCTCATTCTTCACCCTCACGCTGCACTTCAACCAATAACACTGGAACTGGATCGAAATAAACGTCGTTATTATAAATAGTTGCCCAATCTGTCTTTGCTACAGACACCTCTTCTTTGCTCAAGTTTTCGGCAATAACCTTCTTTTCTCTATTTCTAACAACTAAAAGCTTATATAATTCCATAATTATTTCCATAACTTAATGATGTTAATGCAATTCCGCACAAATTGTTTGAGCAACTTTGTATGCGGCACCACCTAATAATATTACCACAAAACTTGAATAAAATCAACCTGAAATGCCATATACCCTAATATATTGTAATATATAGCAGTTTAACCTAATCTTATAGATAATTCCTGCAATCAGAAATGCTTGTTGGTCTTTTGGCCCAGATGGTCCCAAAGAGAGGAGTAAAGTGGCATTACAAAAAATAGACTCATTAGCTTTAGGTCGAGGTTCTTTAACCGATAACGCGAACGCTGCTATTGTATTTTCTTCAAACAACCTAGTAGATTACTGGGATGTTTCAACTACTTACTCACAATATAATTGCTTAGAATACTCTGGAAAGATGTACCGTTCCAAAGTAAATTCAAACGTAGGTCTACAGCCCGATACTAACCCAAACAGTTGGGAAGTATTATATACCGGAACAAAAGATGGCGATGTAGCTATTGTTATTCAAGGGTCTTCTTCAACTATTTATCAAAGAGCTGCTAACATTTGGACTGGCGTCGGCGAAGTTCCGTTAACAATCACCTTAGTAGATGGCCAAGCTACGTTAGCAGATGCTTTGGTTTTCGTTGGTTCATCTAAACCATTTGCAAATATCGAATACACATTACAAAGAACTACTGGTAATGGCCGTAAAAGAAAAGGCGATTTCAACATATTAAATGACGGCTTTAGCTCCGTTGCTTATGATCATTCCTTTACAGAAATCGGTAACGATGTAAGCGCTTGGCTCTCTATTGTTATGGAATCTGGAAGCGTTAAATTAAAATATACTTCTGATCTAGAAGGGGTTCCACTCACTCTTAAATATGTTTTAAAAGGATTCTAATGAGCAGTCCAATTGAACAATTACTACGAGAGCAAGTTGTTGAGCTTACCAAGCTTTTAGAACTTAAAGATGCTAGAATTAGAGAGCTTGAGGCTTTACGAAGTATCCCTGGGAATATAATTTTTCCAGTGGACATATTGACTACTACATTTGAACCAGCCAATGCTAACGCTATCGAAACAGTCACTGCTGCAAATATTGATATCTCCAAATTTCTTAGGGGGGAATAATGAGTTACGATTCTAATCAGCCCAAAAATCAAGGCAATACTAAATTATCAGAAATAGCAATCGACAGACAAATTCCTTTTTTAGCTAACTCTGATGAGCAGGAAAACGCTTTAGTTACTTTAGAAAATACTTTTAAAGCAATCGCTGAATTGTCTAGAAAAACTAATTACATACTTCATTCTGAAGGTGGTCAAATCACTTGGACTGGAACACAGCTTCGTTTCGATGCCAACACTCTTGTTAATTCTATGAGCATGGAAATATTAGCAACTGAAGGTTCTGTAAATAGCTCTATGGTATTAAGACTTCAAGGTGGAGCTACAAACACGCTTACAACTTTTGAATACATTGATATCGCTGACGGCGAATTAGTTTATCTAGAATTAGATTCTGCATTGTTAGTTGACCAAGGAAGTTCTTTCAATCTTGAAAACGGAATTAACGGCGGTTCAACTAGCACTGGATTTAGAGTTGTTAAGCAACCTATGTCTACTGCAATGCCAAAACTTGAAATAACTACTACTGGTTCGTCTTCAATATTTAGTATTCCATTGGCCTTAAGACGCGGTAACGACTTGTTATTTGTTCCGCATGGTATCATGTGGCCAGCAGGAACTACTTCTCAATTGGGAGCAGTTTTAGTTTCTGGCGCAACTGCTTATCCAGAAAAATTTGCTTCTAATCAAACAGAATTACAACAAGCTATCACAGACTTAACTGCTTTGGGTGGCGGAATTATTCTTATAACGAAAACTTTTACCATATCTTCTGGCGTTACTTTAACTAATGGCATTAAAATTTTAGGTCGAGGAATGGACAAACTTTCAAGCTCAGTTGATTCTGGCGCTATTAAAATTGCATCTGGCGGATATATTGAATTAGGTAACAGATGTATTTTAGACGGTTTAAACATTGAGACATTAGCTGGGCACAATAGCTATACAGTTCTTGTAACCGGAAACTATTGCAGAATTAGAGATTGCCGTATTAACTTAACTAATTCAACTAATAATACATCAACTGTCGGTGCATTAGTTAACGGATCGAATAATAGAATAAATGATTGCGCTTTTAATGACGTAGTTTCTACTAATAAAATTGGTATAAACTATGTTGGTTCTAACAACGCAGATTTGGATTGTGAAGACACATAATGGCAGCAAGATCAGGTTTAAATATAAATAACTCTACAATGCAAGGCCACCTTGGTTACGAAAAGCCAGGGACTGTAAAGCCGTGGTCTTCAAATGTCTATCCTCCTGGGTGGATAGAGTGTAATGGTATACCAGTTTCAAGGACTTTGTATCCAAATCTTTTTGGTATATACGGTACAACTTATGGAGCTGGTGACGGTTCAACAACTTTTGGTATTCCAAATTTGGTTGGCAGAGTTCCAGTTGGTGCTGGTACTTATACTGATCCAGTATCTGGTTCTGTAACTAGAGTATTAGGTGCATCGAATGGTGCTGAAAAACATTTATTGCTTTCAGCAGAAAGTGCATTGGTTCAACACAAACACAACATAAATGTAAATTCTGTTTCATCAAATAGCCATCAACATTATGGAGTGTACCATAGCACATCTCAGACGAATGTAGACCCAGCCGTGTATCCAAATGAAAATCTGCCATTAGCTTTACATTACAGTGATTTTGGTGCATGGTTTGCTTATTCAATAAGAGGACACGAATCTGCCGCAGATAGAGGGGCTAGCTCAACTTCTGGTAATCATTATCATGTGACTTCGGGGGGCGTTATGTCTTCAGCTGCTGCCAATGCAGCAAATTCACATAACAATATGCAACCATATTTAGTTCAAAGATGGATAGTGAAGGTTTAATATGGCAGCAAGACTTGGATTAAATACAACAACTCAATCAATACAAATAACAGACGGTGCAGTTACTACAGGAACAGTAATTTGTTGGGGCGGAGCTACTATTCCATCTGGTTGGTTAGAATTAGATGGATCATCTTTATCTCGAACTGATTACGCTAGACTGTTTTCTATTTTAGGTACAATTTACGGATCTGCAGACAGTTCACATTTTAATCTTCCCAATTTGGCAGGGAGAGTTCCAATTGGTTCTGGTACTTACACTGACCCAGTGTCTGGTTCAGTCATTAGATTTTTAGGAACTTCAAATGGCGCTGAAAAGCACAAAGTATTAAATGCAGAATCAGGAGAAGTTGCCCATTCGCATGCAAGAGGGTCTGTGCTTTCAGTATCGGCAGGAAATCATACACACTATACAATGTCAAAATATTTTGGAACTGGAATAATTGAATTTCACACAGTTCCAAATTATGGCAATGTTGCATATTCATTAATGGGCGGTATGGTTTTTGGTGGCGCTGCTTCAAAAGTTTCTTTTTCATCAGTTCTTGGTATTTATACTGGACTTGAGCCATCAAGAATACAAACATCGTATGCTGTTGGCTCTGGATATAATAGTTCTGGTCAACATACGCACACAGGTCCTAATACTGATTTATCTTTTACAAGCATATCTGAATTAGCAACTGCGCATAATAATATGCAGCCATATATAGTACAAAAATGGATTATAAAGGTGTAATATGGCAAAAAGATCAGGATTAACCACAAATAATCATTCAATAAAAAAAGGCGAAGGTTTAGAGCCATCTGGAACTATTAAAGTATGGTCCATGGCTACCATTCCATCTGGTTGGTTAGAATTAGATGGGTCTGCGATTACACAGGCTCAATACCCACTATTATATAGTATATTTGGTGCAAATCTTCCTAACATGATTGGAAGAACAGTAATTGGTGCTGGTACTTACACTGACCCAGTGTCTGGTTCTGTAACCAGAATTCTCGGAAGTTTTAATGGTGCCGAGAAGCATCAATTAACTGCTGATGAAATTGGAAATCCAACTCATTCTCACAATACAAGCACTATTACTTTAGATTACGCAGGTGAACATAAGCATTATATGTTTATGAAAGACACTGACCCTATTACGTTTTCGGTAGAACAATCAAATGATATAACTTCATTAAATCCATCTTATAAAACAGATATGTCATGGTATTTTAGTGGCGCTACAGATTATGGATATTATTTCTATTCAACACCTAGCGGCCAGGCTGATGCCGGAGCAAGCAGTATAAGCGGTGCCCATTCTCACACACTGACTGGGGATTTGGCCAATTCTACACCTGCATCAGCAGTAAACAAACACAATAACATGCAACCATACTTAGTCCAAAAGTGGATAGTTAAAATATAAAGGATAATATTATGTCAAATCCAACCAAAAATTTTGAATTTATTAGATTATATCCTCGACTTAATGCTGATCCATTAACTGGAAAAGTTGGAGAAATTTATTTTAATACTGATCTTAATAGACTAAGAATTTGTACAGACATTTTTCCTATTTGGGAAGATCTATCTGTATCACAAACTGAGGCATTCCAAGACAAGAACGCAAAACTTGTTCAAGGCGGAGTGTGGATTGCTGGTGTTGACGAATTAACTATATCAGACGATGCTTTTATACAATTGCCCGGTAGGCCATTGGCTTCAAATACGATTTCTGCACAAACAATTGCTGGTCTAGCCGATGGATATTGTGCTTATGTAACTTTAGACAGAACTGGTGTAAGTTCTATATTGCCAGTTACCGTTGCACAAACTTCTACATTGCCACAAGACAGAGATGTTCTTATTGTTGCTCTTAAAAGCGGTAATGAGTTCCATGTCGGGTCAATGGTATTATTTGAAGGCCAATCTAAAACAATCGAAGGAACTTCCAGAGAAATACTAGCTGCAATTGGTGCTTCTTCTGAAACAGATTCATCTGGACAATTAAGATTAATAGCAAGGGATGCTTCTACTTTAGTAGACGTTACTGCTGTAAACAAGTTATCAATTGATGGTACTGAATTTGGAATGGCTTTCCAAAATAAATTTTTAAATTTCAGTGGAGCAGTAATCAATTTCTTTACTGGCCAAATCTATAAAGAAGATGGAGTTACTCCGCTTGGCGATAACTTTATGTCTCCATTAATTACTGTGGCGCCAGGCTACGGACGATGGTATTCTGTAACTTTAGCGGCAAATTCTGTTAATTCATTTAATGAAATAGATGGAAAACTTTTAGTAGTTTCAGCTGATACAGACGCTACTGGCATAACAACTGCTGTTAAAGCAAACTATCCAACTGGTATTAACTTAGGACAAGTATTTGTTTTCAATGATGGCGGCACTATTATTAATATTATACAAAATGATATTGTACAAAATGCTGCAGCAGGAGGTTCATCTTCTACTACAAGCGGTGGATTGATTCAAATAACTGCAAATGACCCATTGTCAATGGCTATACCAACTGGAACAACTTATACTGTTGATAATGTCGCGATGGTGAATGGCGATTTAATACTATTCCCAAATTTGAATTTTGATCCAGGCGTTTATAAAATAAGTGGTGTTGGAACCTCTATTTCTTTTGAAATACAAAGTGTTTTCAATGATTCAGTTAATCCAACTAAAGGTGATCAAATATACATACAAAAAGGCGACATTTTTGGTAATCAGATCGGTATGTACAATGGATCAATCTTTGCTTTTAATGATGTTGTTCGTTATTTTGATGACACATCTGTAGATTTTTGGGAACAAACATCTGTTAAAACAACAGAAATTGTTAATAATACAGATGGAATTATTTTCTCCGTAAGTGTTGCTGGTTCAGAAAACTTTATTCTTTCTTATTCAATTATTAGAGGAACTGGTAAAGAGGCCGGTCAACTGACTATAACTTCAGACGGAACAACTGCCAATGTTGCCCAACATAATTCATCTACTGAAGTTACTGGCGTTAGTTTTTATGCTGAAATTGATACCGGCATTATAACTTTATACTATTCTACAACTGATACTGGTTCAGATGGTATAATGAAATACTTTGCTCAAAGATGGTCTGATGCTGATGGCGGTCCAAGCGGAATGCCTAATTATTCATCTTACTATAGCCCTACTTTAGGTGCTGCTGGTAATCAGGGCGAAGTTCAATTCAATGGCTCTGGTCAATTGTCTTCAAATTCTCATTTTAAATGGGATGGAGTTAATAATGCCATTAATCTAAATGGTCTTCAATTAATGTCTTTATCAGATACGATTACTCTTTTAGACAATCAATCAGATCCAGTTACTATTATTACTTATGCAGCAGCAGAATACACTAACGTAGTTGTGGATTACGGTATTCGTCGAGGTCCAGACATGAGAACCGGAGAAATGTTAATTGCTTCTAATGAAACAGTAGCAGAAATCTGGGATGACTATGTTGAAACTAACGATACCGGCGTCATTTTTAATATTATTAATGACGGTTCTACAGTATCAATTCAATATGTGTCAACAGACTCTACTTATGACGCTACCATGAAGATATTCATACGTCGTTGGTTAATGGAACCATAATACCCATAAAAAATATAATAAAATCAATACTTTGGCCTATAGTTTGGAGGTAATCCTAACAATTGGGCCAAAGCCTAATCTTTTACGTGTATAGTTTCTATACACCAAACCCCTTAAAAAAAAAGGAAAAACCATGTCAAATTTATTAAAAGTTTCCGGCGGTATACAACTCCGCGGTTTAACTAACCCACCAGCGAAAGCTGTTGACGGACAGTTATATTTTGATACTACGTCAAATAGTTTCAAGATTAGAACTGGCGGTCAATGGAAAACGCTTATTGATTCAGCTGTATTTAATTATACAGTAGGTAGTTTAACTCAAGGAGTTAACTATACTGCTAGTGATGCAAATGTTATTGCATCTCACTTAGCTGGTATTGATGCTGCATTAAATTCGCAAGCTGCTGCTTTCCAAACTGCAATTTCTGGCGTTCAAGCCGATTTAGCTACTGAACAATCTGCTCGTATTGCTGCTGTTGCTGCTGAACAATCAGCACGTATTGCTGCTGACGCACAACTTGCTAGCGATTTAGCTGCTGAGCAAACTGCTCGTGCTGCTGCTGTTGCTGCTGAACAATCAGCACGTATTGCTGCTGATGATGTTCTTACTGCTGCTGTAGCTACTGAGCAATCTGCTCGTGTTGCTGCTGTTGCTGCTGAAGAGTCTGCAAGAATTGCTGCTGACGCTGCTGAATTAACTTCACGTCAAGCTGCTGTATCTGCTGAAGCTTCTGCTCGTATTGCTGCTGATGCTCAACTTACTAGCGATCTAGCTGCTGAAGTATCATCTAGACAAGCCGCTGTATCTGCTGAAGCTTCTGCTCGTGTTGCTGCTGTTTCTGCTGAAGAGTCTGCAAGAATTGCTGCTGATACTGCAGAACAATCTGCACGTATTGCTGCTGACGCTAGCTTACAAAGCCAAATCGACAATGTTCTCTCTAACATTGATCCAACAGCTCTTGATTCGTTAACTGAAATCGTTGATGCATTCCAAACTGCTGATGGCAATTTAAACAGTGCTATTACTACTTTAGCTGGCGCTGCTGCTACTAATTTAGCTAACGAAACTGCTGCTCGTGTTGCTGCAGAAAACACTATTACTAGTGATTTAGCTGCTGAACAATCTGCACGTATTGCTGCTGATGCACAACTTACTGCTGATTTAGCTGCTGAAGTTAGTTCACGTCAAGCTGCTGTAGCTGCTGCTATTGATGCTGTTGAAGGTTATACAGATACTTCTGTTGCTGCTGAAGCTTCTGCTCGTGTTGCTGCTGTTTCTGCTGAAGAATCTGCTCGTATTGCTGCTGATGCTGCTGAGCAATCTGCTCGCGTTGCTGCTGATGCTACTCTTACTGCTGATCTAGCTACTGAGCAATCTGCTCGTATTGCTGCTGATGCCGCTGAACAATCTGCTCGTATTGCTGGCGATGCTACTTTAAATAGTGCATTAAATGCTGAAGTTTCTAGAGCAACTGCTGCTGAAGGCGTATTAACTGCTGATCTAGCTGCTGAAGTATCATCTAGACAAGCTGCTGTAACTGCTGAGCAATCTGCTCGTGTTGCTGCTGATTCTGCAGAACAATCTGCAAGAATTGCTGGTGATGCTGCTCTTGCTGCTGATTTAGCTACTGAGCAATCTGCTCGTATTGCTGCTGATGCACAACTTGCTTCTGATCTAGCTACTGAGCAATCTGCACGTCAAGCTGCTGTTGCTGCTGAACAAGCTGCAAGAATTGCTGGTGATGTAGTTGTTACTGATGCATTAAATGCTGAAGTTTCTAGAGCAACTGCTGCTGAAGCTGGTATCGCTGCTGATTTAGCTGCTGAAGCTTCTGCTCGCATCGCTGCTATTGCGGCTGAAGCAAGTTCACGTACTAATGCTGTAGATGCAGAAGCGTCTGCTCGTATTGCTGCTGACCAATCTTTACAATCACAAATCGACAATATTGTTTCTAATATTGATCCTGTTGCTCTCGATTCATTAACTGAAATCGTAAGCGCATTCCAAAATGCTGACGGTAGTATCAACACTACTCTTAGCCAATTAGCTGATAGTGCTTCTAATAATTTAGCTGCTGAAGTTTCTAGAGCTGTTGCTGCTGAAGGAGTTTTAACTTCTGCTGTAGCTACTGAGCAATCTGCGCGTATTGCTGGTGATGCTCAACTTGCTGCTGATTTAGCTGCTGAACAATCTGCTCGTATTGCTGCTGATGCTGCTGAAACTACTTCTAGACAAAACGCTGTAGCTGCTGCTATTGATGCTGCTGAAGTCTATACAGATACTTCTGTTGCTGCTGAAGCTTCTGCTCGTGTTGCTGCTGTTAATGCTGAACAATCTAGAGCAATGGCTGCTGAAGCTCTTCTTGCTGCTGATATCACTACATTACAACAGTCTACTACTCAAGGTATTACAGTATCTATTAATGCTGAGCAATCTGCACGTATTGCTGCTGATGCTCAACTTACTGCTGATTTAGCTGCTGAGCAATCTGCTCGTATTGCTGCTGATGCTACTCTTACTGCTGATCTAGCTGCTGAAGTTAGTTCACGTCAAGCTGCTGTATCTGCTGAGCAATCTAGAGCAATGGCTGCTGAGGCTCTTGAACAATCTGCACGTATTGCTGCTGTAGATGCTGAAGCTTCTGCACGTATTGCTGCTGATGCCACTGAACAATCTAGAGCAATGGCTGCTGAGGCTGCTGAGCAATCTAGAGCAATGGCTGCTGAGGCTGTTCTTACTGCTGCTGATGCTACTGAGCAATCTGCACGTATTGCTGCTGATTCTGCTCTTACAGATGCATTAAATGCTGAAGTGTCATCTAGACAAGCTGCAGTTTCTGCTGAAGCTACTTCTAGACAAAACGCTGTAGCTGCTGCTGAGTTAGCTGCTTCTAATGCAATGGCTGCAGAACAATCTGCACGTATTGCTGCTGACGCTGCTGAGCAATCTGCAAGAATTGCTGCTGATGCACAACTTACTGCTGATTTAGCTGCTGAGGTTTCTAGAGCTACTGCTGCTGAAGGTGTTTTAACTTCTGCAATCACTGCTGAGGTTTCTAGAGCTACTTCTGCTGAGCAATCTTTACAAGCTCAAATTGATAATGTTCTTTCTAATGTTGATCCTACTGCTCTTGATTCATTAACTGAAATTGTTAGTGCATTCCAAGCTGCTGATAGCAACTTAAATGGCGCTATTACTACTTTAGCTGATTCTGCTGCTTCTAACTTAGCTGCTGAGCAATCTGCTCGTATTGCTGGTGATGCTGCTCTTGCTGCTGATTTATCTGCTGAAGTTTCTTCTCGTCAAGCTGCTGTTGCTGCTGCTGAGTTAGCTGCTTCTAACGCTGTTGCTGCTGAAGCTTCTGCTCGTGTTGCTGCTGTTGCTGCTGAAGAGTCTGCAAGAATTGCTGCTGATGCTACTGAGCAATCTGCTAGAATCGCTGCTGATGCTCAACTTACTAGCGATCTAGCTGCTGAACAATCTGCACGTATTGCTGCTGATGCCGCTGAAATGTCTTCTAGACAAGCTGCTGTTACTGCTGTTTCTAACAGCTTAGCTGCTGAAATTGCTAGAGCTGGTGCTGCTGAGGGTGTTCTTACTGCTGCTGTAGCTACTGAGCAATCTGCTCGCATGGCTGCTGTTGCTGCTGAAGAGTCTGCAAGAATTGCTGCTGACAATGCAGAGCAATCTGCTCGTATGGCTGCTGATTCTGCTGAGCAATCTGCTAGAATCGCTGCTGATGATGTTCTTACTGCTGCTGTTGCTGCTGAAGTATCATCTAGACAAGCTGCTGTTGCTGCTGAAGAATCTGCAAGAATTGCTGCTGATGCTGCTCTTACTAGCGCATTAAACGCAGAAGTAACTAGAGCAAGTGCTGCTGAAGCAAACATTGCTTCTGATCTAGCTGCTGAGATTTCTAGAGCTACTGCTGCTGAAGGAGTTTTAACTTCTGCATTAAACGCTGAAGTATCATCTAGACAAGCTGCTGTTTCTGCTGAAGAATCTGCACGTATTGCTGCTGATTCTGCTCTTACAGATGCATTAAATGCTGAGATCACTTCTCGTCAAGCTGCTATTGATGCTGAGCAATCTTTAAGATTGACTGCTGCTCAACTTGAACAATCACAACGTATTGCTGCTGATGCAAATCTTAACACAGCAATTAACGCTGAGGTTTCTAGAGCTACTGCTGCTGAAGGTGTATTAACTTCTGCAATCGCTGCTGAGCAATCTGCACGTGAAGCTGCTGACTTAGTTATCTCTGCTGATTTAGCTGCTGAAGTTTCTTCAAGACAAACTGCAGTTTCTGGTTTACAATCACAAATTGATAGTATTGTTTCTAACACTGACCCTGCTGCCCTTGATTCATTAACTGAAATCGTTAATGCTTTCCAAGCTGCTGATGGTAACTTAAACAGTGCTATTACGACTCTTTCTACTGCTGCTTCTACTGCATTAAATGCAGAAATTACTAGAGCAACTGCTGCTGAGTCTAGTTTACAAACTGGCTTAAATGCTGAGCAATCTGCAAGAATTGCTGCTGATGCTGCTGAGCAATCTGCACGTATTGCTGCTGATGCTAGCTTACAAAGCCAAATCGACGCTTCAAATGCTGCTAAAGACGACCTCGGCCTTCTTGTTGAAGATGCTCTTGCTCTTAAACTTGATTTAGCTGGCGGTACAATGTCTGGCGCTATTGATATGGGCGCAAACAAAGTTACTAACTTAGCTACACCAACTGCTTCTTCTGATGCAGCTACTAAAGGTTATGTTGATTCTGTTGTTGTTGACGAAGCTCACATCAACGCTTCTGCATTGTCTTCTAGCGGTGGTTTACAAGGTGGATCTGGCGATAAACTTGCAATCAAACTTGATGGAAGTTCTTTAACTACATCTAGTGCTGGATTGAAAGTTAACGCTGATGGTATCGTTGCTGATACTATGGTTGCTGCTGATCCATTGTTCAGAGGAACTGTTAAACGTGGTGCTGCTGGCGCTCTCGTTCAAGAACAGTACTTTGATGCAATCGCCCTTGCTGCTGGAAAAACTGGCGAAGTTATCGCTGATTTAACTTTCAGTACTGCTTCTTTTGAAGGTTGTGAGATTACTTACAAAATGAAAGACAGTGCTGGTAAAGTAGTAATTGGAACATTCCGCGTAGTTACAAACGGTTCTGAGGTATCATACAATGATATGAGCGTTGAGACTGATGCTACTGGAATCTCTTTTGCTGCTGTAGTTAGCGGTGGAAACATAAACGTTACTTATGATAGCGGTGCTACTACTGCTGTTGCAAGAATGGACGTTAAGCTAATTAAAGCTTAATAATTTGACTGTATAGTTAGATTGTGGGACCGAGGATTTTCTTCGGTCCCTTTATTGTAATTATACAACCTTGCTAATAAAGGCAAGATATTAAAAAGGAAAACGAAATGGCTATACGTAGATTTCTTACATTAAGTTCAAATGTCTATCTATCTAATGGATTGACGTTTAAACCAATGGCAACTGCACCGTCACCAGCTATGAATGGTGATATGTATTACAATAGTGTTTTAAATAAATTCCAAAAATATGAAAACGGTTCATGGAGCGATCTCGGAGCTACTTCTTCATCTGTAGATTTATATGGAATTTATTCTAGTTTAGATTTAAAGGCTCCTCTTGCTTCTCCAACTTTTACTGGTACAGTTTCTGGTATTACTGCTGCAATGGTTGGATTGGGTAATGTATCTAATGTTGCTCAAATGCCTCTTTATTTTTTAGATACTAATAGTAATTTAGCTGATAATTCAGATGCTAAAGTTCCTTCTCAAAAAGCTGTTAAATCTTATGTTGATCTTCAAATTGCTGCTATTAATTTAATGGGCGGATCTGCTGGTACTACAACAGTAACAAAAGAAGATGTTGGTCTTGGTAATGTTGATAACGTTGCTCAAATGCCACTTTCTTATTTAGATGTTGACGGCACTTTTGCTGCTAATTCAGATGTTAAGGTTGCTTCTCAAGCTGCTGTTAAAATTTATGTTGACGATGCTGTAGCTGGTAAAACTACCGAAGCTTATGTAGATGCTGCTGTAGCTGCCGAAGCTACTTCTCGTACAGCTTCTGTTACTGATTTACAAACTCAAATTACAAACATTATTTCTAATACTGATCCTGCTTCTCTTGATTCTTTAAGTGAAGTTGTTGCTGCTTTTGAAGCTGCTGATAGTAACTTAAATAATGCTATTACTAGCTTAGCTAGTTCTGCATCTACAGCTGCTAGTACAAAAATTCCTTTATCTTATTTAGATACTGATTCAACTTTTGCTGCCAATTCAGATATTAAAATTGCTTCTCAAGCAGCTACTAAAGTTTATGCTGATACTAAAGTAGCTAAAACTACAACTGTAAACGGTCACGTATTAAGTTCAAATATTACAATTTCTGCTAGCGATGTTGGTTTAGGAAATGTAGACAATACATCTGATGCTACAAAAAATAGCGCAGTTGCGACATTAACTAACAAAACTTTAACAAGTCCAACTATTTCTAGTCCAACTTTTTCTGGAACAGTTACTGGACTTGCTTTATCATCATTGACTGGAACGCTAGCTATTTCTGCTGGTGGTACTGGACAAACTACTGCCGCTGGTGCTTTGAATGCATTATTGCCAGCTCAAACATCTAATTCTGGTAAAGTTTTACAAACAGACGGAACAACTGCTAGCTGGGTAACTCCTGCTGCATCTTCTACTCCAAATCCAACTTTGACTAATCCAACTTGGACTACTCAAAATTTAACTTTTGGTGCAACTACAAATTGGAACGCAGATAATGGTGGAGGAGCTGTTCTTACTTTAACTGGTAATACTACTATGGCAAATCCAACTAATCTTAAAAATGGCGCTACTTATGTATTAAAAGTAATCCAAGATTCAACTGGTAGCAGAATGATTACTTGGGATAGCATGTTTAAATGGCCAGCAGGAGCAGTTCCGGTTTTATCAACTTCTGCAAATAGCATAGACTTGATCTCTTTTTATTACGATGGATCTATTTTGATCGGAAGTTACTTAAGAGGTATTGCGTAATGGCTATCATGTTTTTACCACCACGAACAGTCGTGGTAAATGTTGCTTCTGCGACAGATTATAATTTATATACTGCTGCAGGTTCTTTAAAGGAGCCAGTTGCTTGTCACGTAACTGTAACTGGAACTGTTTCTGCATCGAATATAAGTACGCCAGCATTTACAGTCGGATCTGATTGGAATGCTGCGTCATGGATACATATACTTAACAGTGGAACAATTGTTGGCGCAACTGGACGAACTGGTAGTACCGGAAGTAACGGTTCTGTCACTAGTGGTGCTGGTGGAGCTGGTGGAATTGGCGGAGGTTGGAATGCAAGCCGTGTTGCTTTTAGCCCAACTGCAGGATCTTCTGGTGGAAATGGAGTTGCGCAATCTGGTCTTTCTGCAAACGGCGGTAACGGTTATGCCGGAGGAGATGGCGGAATTGCATTTTTAGGTACTAATTCTAATAGAATTGTTACATGTCTAAAAAATTATGGAAATATTACTGGCGGAGCTGGCGGAATTGGCGGTGCTGGCGGAACTGGTGCCACAGCTCCCGGCGGCGGAGGCGGAGGCGGCGGAGGCGCATGTGGTAGAAATGGACCTGTTGGGGGAGGATCTACAACTTATATTAGCGGAGGCGGCGGAGGCGGCGGAAGCGGATCAACTGGAGGACTTGGAGGTCACTCAGGATGGTGGCAATATAGCGTATCTACAGCGAATCAGCCTACTATTACAGATAATTTAATTGGCGGAAACGGATCTTCATTTACATATGGTGCTGGCGGAAGCCGAGATTATAGTAATTTTAATACTAATTATTTTAATGGTAATGGCGGAAGAGGCGGCAATCGTGAAGAGAACGGAACTGTTGGTGGATACTCTACAAAAACTGATGGAGGAACATTTTGGACCCTAGCTATTACACCTGGGGTAGGAAATAGTTTCGGAGCAGCTGGCGGCGTAAAAGGCACTACATTGGTCGGAACCAATGGCGCTACTGGAGCAAGTGGATCGCGAGGATACAGTGTATCAAACGATTCTAATATAACATGGTTAAATTTAGGCACAGTTAATGGAACGAAAGTATAAAAGGAGATTTTATGAACATTAAATACAAAATATTACAAATAGATACAACAGAGCATTCTATAATAGTCAGATTTTATACTGATGTATTAACAGAGGAAATGCTGTCATCTGTTAAATATACAGATGGAACAGTTGAAAAAAATGATGATGGAACTGTAAAAAGTTGCAGAACAGATTACAACATTAATATTTGGCAAACACCATCTCCAACTGGAGAAGAGCTTGACCAATATATTTTACGACATGCTCCGGTTCAATGGCTTGAATTGCAGGAGAGCATTATTAACCCACAAATAGACACGTCTATGTCTGGGTTAGAAGTATTAGTGGGAGTTGAAAAAACTGTCACTATTTAAATAGTTACAAAACAGGTTAAGATTAGCTTAATCTAAACTGCGTAGTATTTTACTGCGCAGATATTAACATACGATGAAACAGGAGATATAAAATGTCACGTCGTTTTCTTGGTATTAGTTCAAGTCTTTATTTAAATAAAGGCTTAGTATTAAAACCACAATCAAGTGCCCCAACTGAACCAGTTAATGGGGATATATATTATGATTCAACAGATGGTAAAGTCAAAATTTACAAAATAAACCAATGGGTAGAGTTAGCCGGAAGTTCTTCTTCTAGCGGTAGTGTTTTCACTGCACAAGGCGCTCTAGTATTCCCAGATGGTTCTGAACAAACTACAGCTTACACAGGTCAAGCTAGCGGTGGCGGAAGCAGTGCTTCTCCAGCGACTGCATCTGCACTTGGATTAATCCAATTAGCTGGTGATTTAGGCGGAACTGCTAGTGCCCCAACTGTTCCAGGTTTAGCTGCTAAAGTTGATTCTTCAGAAAAAGGTATCGCTCTTGGTATTGCTACTTTAGATGCTGATGGTAAACTTGAATCAACTCAAATGCCTGCATTAACTAAAGCTATGGTTAGTTTAAGCAATGTTTCTGATGTTGCTCAAATGCCACTTTCTTATTTAGACACTGATGGTACTTTTGTTGCTAATTCAGATGTTAAGGTTGCTTCTCAAAAAGCTGTTAAAGCTTATGTAGACGCTGCTGTTGCTGGAAAAGCTACTGAAGCTTATGCAGACGCTGCTGTTGCTGGTAAAGCTACTACTGCTTATGTAGATGCTGCTGATGCTAGCTTACAAAGCCAAATCGACAATGTTCTCTCTAACATTGATCCTACTTCTCTTGATTCATTGAGCGAAGTTGTTGCTGCGTTTGAAGCTGCTGACACTAATTTAAATAATGCTATTACTAGCTTAGCTAGTTCTAAAATGCCTTTATCTTATTTAGACAATGTTGCCTTTACTTTAACTGGGGGCCCTAGTCCATCAATCGCAAAAGTTCCATCTTCATATATTGTTAAAACTTATGTTGATGAAATGGGCGCTTATGCTATTAACACTGCCCATACATATACTTACAACCTCGTTGATGCTGAAGTTTCTTCTCGTCAAATTGCTGTTAATGCTGCTTTTAGTGAAATCACTACTGCTGTAGCTGCTGAAGCTTCTGCACGTGATGCTGCTATTACTGCTGCTGTTGCTGGAAAAGCTACTACTGCTTATGTAGATTCTGCTGTTGCTGGCGCAAGTTCAAATGTTGCTGTTGATACTGTAACTGCTGCTACTTACACAGCTACTGCATCTAACGGAGTTATCTTAGCTTCTGGCGCTGCTAATGCGATTACTATTACTTTACCAACTGCTGTAGGCTACACTGGTAAAAAATTAGACATCAAAAAAACAGACGCTACTGCAAACGCAATCACTGTTTCTGCTGTTGCTGCACAAACAATTGATGGCGCTACTAGCAAAGTTATTACAACACAATATCAAAATATTACCCTTGTCTCTGACGGGGCTAACTGGTTTTTAATTTAAGGAGATTTTTATGAGTTTTACACCAGACACAAGTAAATGGGCCGCTGGCATCGTTTACGGAGTAAATGACACAACAAAATATGGGAAAAACATGTACACTTGTATTGCATTTCACACTGCAAGTGTATTTGAATCAGATTTAGCTTCTGGTTATTGGCAATTAGTTAACGAACCAGCTTTAGGTAAAAATTACCTTGCTGGTGCTGGTTTTGAAAGCAATGGAACAGGAATGTTCTCATTATTCAATACTACATTGACTAGCAAAATCCCTACTGGAGCAATCACTGCAGGTGCTGCTTCTATTACTACTTTTAACACTACTTCTTCTGGCGCATTAGCTGGTGGATATAGTTTACAAACTGCTATCGGATCTGGCACTATCACTGCTGGCCACGGTTTTATCTCTAACAACATGACTGTTGCTCCTGAAGATAAAGCTAAAGTAATGCAAGTAAGTTTCTCTTACTCTGCAACTACTGGAAGTTCTTTGATGAACTTTTCTGGGACAAGTTCAAATACTTGGGCAGTTTATATCTATGATAACGCAAACTCAGCTTGGATTCAACCGGCTGGCGTTTACAACATGGTACAAGGAAGCGGAGTAGGAAAATGTACTGCTACATTCCAAACTCCAAGTAACGCTACTACTGTAAGAGTTGCTATCATCTGTATTACTGCTAATACAAGTGGTGCTGTTGCAATGTTATGGGATAGTTTCTACTTCGGTCCACAAAGCGTGTCTTACGGTCCAGCAATGAGTGATGCAAAATTATATACGCCGACTTTATCTACAGCTACGGGATCTATTACTAACACTACTACTTCAGCATATTGGATGCAGGTCGGGCAAAATATTAAAGTTAATGGACAAATAACATTTAGTGCAGCAAGTGCCGCATTTACAACACTATATGTATCTTTGCCGAGTGGATTTTCTGTTAATGATTCTGCAATTGCATCGTCAAATCAAATATTTTGTGGAATTGTTAGGTTTGGCGACACAGGTGTAAATAATTATTTAGGCGTTGTTAGATATGTGAAGTCATCGGCAAAAATTGAATTAGTATCTACGGTTACAAATACTTCTGACGCTGGATCTAGTGCCGATCCTGCTGTTCAAACGGCGATTTCTAACACAACTCCTTTTACTTATAATTCTGGCGATATAATTGATTTTAGTTTTGAGTTACCAATCGTCGGCTGGTCATCAAACTCTGTGATGAGTGCTGATACTGACACGCGTGTGGTGGCTTTATCTAGAGCTTCTGGCGCTCAAATCAGTGTGCCGAACACAACATACACTTATGTTGATTTCACATCTGCGTATGTTGATACACACTCAGCTTGGCGTTCAGGTGTAGGTTACAGTGCTGGAAGTTGGACAACTGCTCCAGCTTACGTTGTACCTGTGTCTGGCACTTACTCAATTAGCTGTGGCTTTTTCTTTGGTCCTTCTAATGGTTCTAAACAAGTTTTGATTTCAAAAAATGGTGCATCTATTGGTAATGGTGCAAATGATGGAACAACGACAAGCGGAGCAAATATCAATGCAAGCGCTATCCAAAATTTTGTTGCTGGAGATTTAATTCAAGTTCAAATATGGCAAAATTCAGGCGCTGCTGTATTAGAACCTGGTTCCGTAACTGCTGCTTGGTCACATCTTGAAATCCAAAGACTTTCAGGTCCAGCTACTATAGCTGCGACTGAGACTGTAAGTGCTAAATATGTTTCTAATTCTGCTTCATCCATGACTAATGATATAGCTACAAGAATTGATTTTGCACAGAAATCTTGGGATACCCATTCAGCTGTGACTCCTACAGTCGGCGGATGGAAATTCGTAGCCCCCGTTTCTGGTATTTATCAAATTTCATCTGGTATTATTATAAATGTTACTTTAGCAAATACAGTGGCATTTTCTATGGATATGAGTCTTGAAAAAATAGCTATTAGTGGGTCATCGACTGTAGATACTAAAATGTCTAGGATTGATACTTTTGGAACAGGTAATTCTTTTCCTGGAATATCTGGAACTGTTACAATTAGACTTTTAGCAGGAGAAGGTTGCCGCATAACGGCTAAACAAACCTCTGGAGCAACAAGAAGCACAACTGGCTCGTCTACAGAGAATTATGTTACTGTAGACAGAATTGGCAACTAATCTTTAGTTAAAATCTAACTAAATCTAGGGCTCAAGGGAAACCTTGGGCCCTTTTTTTTAGCCTAATCTAATCTACAACAGAATATTAATTTTTGAGGATAGTAGGAATCAAAGATGGCAATCAATTTTTTTGGCGTAAGGCACGGTTTAACTCTAGGATCTTTAACTTCAGCTCCATTATCACCACTAAACGGTGATATTTATTTTGATGGAACGCAAGGAAAATTCCAATTTTATCAAGATAATCAATGGACTACATACGGCGATCCATTAAAAGCTTATACTTTAGGTAAAATCTTACAAAGTAACAGTATTACTGGATTAATTGAAGCTTCTACAGTTGATTCTACAGTTCTAGCTTATCTAGATGCCACATCTTCAATTCAAAATCAATTAAATTCTAAAATAGAAAAATCATTAATGACTGCTAAAGGTGACATTATCGTTAGAAATGCCACTGTACCAACTGTATTACCTGTTGGTTTAAACGATTATGTATTAACTGCTGATTCAACTACAGCAACTGGTTTAAAATGGGCTGCAGCAGTTTCTGGTGCTAATACTTCTCTTTCTAACTTAACTTCACCTACGTCTATTAACCAAAGTTTAGTTGCTTCTGATACTACTAAAACCTTGGGTACTTCTTTAACTCCTTGGCTTGAAACGTGGACTTATAACCAAAAATTAAAAGGTTCCACTACTGGCATACTAACCATTAAAGCTGCAGATGCTACTACTCCATATACTTTGACTATGCCATCTGCTGTAGGATCAAACGGCCAAGTACTTACTACTGACATATCTGGCAATCTTTCTTGGACAACACCTTCTGGAACTGGAGCTAATACTAGTTTATCTAATTTAACTTTACCTACTTCTATTAATCAAGATTTAATTCCTTTTAATGATCAATTGCAAAATTTAGGCACTAACTTAAAGGCTTGGAACAATTTATACGTAGGTAGAATTAGAGACAGCTACCTAGTTGATTCTATTAATCCATTTGCTAGGGTTTTAACTGATTCTGTAGGTGGCACAGCACTTGAGTGGGCTAACTCAGTTAACCCTGGCGTAGTTTCTTATTTGGATCTTGTTCCGGCAAGTAATATTTTAAATTTTGGTAGTCTTGAAAAATATTGGGAATCTATCTATGGCCTTAATTATAAGTTTGTAGATTCAACTTCAACTAATTCAATTACTTTAAAAGCTCCAGACACATTTGCAGCTGATTTTACATTAACATTGCCATCCGATGATGGTGACGCTGGTCAAGTGTTAACTTCTGATGGTTCTGGCAATCTTTCTTGGACTACTCCTGCAACGACTGGCGCTAATACTGCTCTTTCTAACTTAACTTCTCCTACTTCAGTTAACCAAGATTTGGTACCACAGCTTAGTTCATTAAATATGGGTTCAAGTGCAAGATATTGGAATAATATTTTCGTTAAAAGATTGTTTGCAATAGATAACACTGCAGCAATTGATATTAGCGATACTGGTTTAACTCATACCAGATACTTAAAAGATTCTGGTACTCAAATTGCATTATCTTGGAACCAATACGGCGTTGGTATTCAAACTAAATTATTACCACTCCAAACTGGTGTTGATCTCGGAAGTGTTGTTGATAATGCGGTTTGGGCTAATGTATATAGCTCAAATTATAACTTCAATGATTTAGATGGAAATGTTTTAACATTAACAGCTCCGGCTGGAACTGCTGCAATTACATCACACACTTTAACTTTACCTGGTGCACAAGGCGCGGCGGCTACAGTATTAACTAATGATGGTGCAGGAAATCTCACTTGGTCTACTCCTGCTGGTACTGGTGCTAATAAATCTTTATCTAACTTAACTTCTCCAACCTCAGTTAATCAAGATTTAATTCCTAGTACTACTTCTATTAATTTAGGAAGCTTACTTAAACCTTGGAATTTAGCCTACATTGGTTCTATACAAAATGCTTTAGACAACACAGCTATTGACGTAATTAATAATCTTTTAATTGCAACAGACGGGTCTGCTTCATTAGACTGGGATAGTAGGAATTTATCTGACTCAACTGGTGCGTATTCTCTTTATTGGAACACAAGACAACTAGTTAATTCAATCGGTGACATTATATTAGATTGGTCAGGCTTATCTGATTTATCTATTTATAAAAACATTATTCCAGCATCTGGGTATACGCCAACTCTTGGTACAAATTCTGCTCCGTGGACTAACGTATATACTAAAGGACTTAAATTCCTTGATTCAACAATACACGAGATTTCAATTGTTGCACCAACTACTGTTACAGCTTATACCCTAACTTTACCTTCTGCTCACGGTTCTAACGGTGAAGTACTAACTACTGATGGTACTGGGCATCTTTCTTGGGGAACTCCTGCTGGAACTGGTGCTAATAAATCTTTATCTAACTTAACTTCTCCTACATCTGTTAATCAAGATCTAATCCCTAGCACAACATCTATGAATTTAGGTAGTTTGGCTAAGCCTTGGAATTTGACATATATTGGGTCAATACAAAATGCTTTAGATAATACCGCTATTGATGTAATCAACAATTCTTTAGTTGCAACAGATGGTAATATATCTTTAGATTGGTCTGCAAGAAAAATATATGACTTAAGTGGTTCCGTTTCATTAGACTGGTCAAGTATAAGTTATATTGCATCTAATAAGGACATTGTTCCAATATCTGGGCTTAGTAATGATCTTGGTACAAATATATCTCCATGGAATTACGTAAAAACTGGAACTGTTAGTTTAGTTAATGCATCGGCTCACTCTGTTAATATAACAGTTCCGTCATCAATTACACCGCATAATCTAGTAATGCCTTCTACTCAGGGCGCGGTTTCAACTGTATTGACTAACGATGGATCTGGTAATCTTTCATGGACTACTGTTTCTGGAACTGGAGCCAATACTGCCCTTTCTAACTTAACTTCGCCAACTGCTGTTAGTCAAGATTTAATCGCTGGAACTTCTGGTCTCAATTTAGGTAACAACACAACTAGATGGAATAGCTTGCACGTTAACACTATTTCAAATACTTCAAACACCACTGCCATTAATTTATCTAATGATAGACTATTTGATTCTTCTACTAATCTGTCATTGGATTGGAATAATAGATATTTAGTTGACGGTGTTGGAGACATTGCTGCACACTGGGGAAGTAGATATTTACAGGATGCGTCAAATCATACTTCATTAGATTGGTTAAATAGATATTTATATGATTCTGCTGGATCATTATCGCTACAATGGAGTGGTACAACTGAAATTTTTTCTTATAAAAACATTATTCCAGATTCTGCATTTAGTAGATCATTGGGAACATCTTTAAACCCTTGGGGTAGTACGTACTCATCTTCTTTCAGATTTGTAGATGCTGGATCAAATGTTATTAGCCTTTTATCTCCATCTACAATTACGCCGTACAGTCTAACAATGCCGCCAGCTCAAGGGGCAGCTTCTACAGTACTGACTAATGACGGTTTTGGTACTCTTTCTTGGGCAACGCCTTCTGGAAGCGGTGCAAATACTACTTTAAGCAATTTAACTTCTCCTACGTCTGTTAACCAAGATTTGATTCCATCTGCTAATAATACACACGATCTTGGTAGTACGGCAAAAATTTGGGGTAATTTATATACAAGCAGTCTAAAAGACACTAGCGATGTTTTAATCCTCGATACGGCTTCTAGGGAGCTATATGATTCGTCTGGGGTCAGTAGTATTCTTTTCGGAACTCGTTCATTGATAGATTCTTCTGGAATAGCAAGTGTTAATTATGGTAGCCGTACTTTATATAATTCATCAGGAAATGTTCTTGATTGGTCTGGTTTTTCAGAAGCAGTTGTTCATAAGAATTTAATACCTGCTGGCAACTTGTCGCAAAGTTTAGGTGATGCTAATTATGGTTGGTTAAATACCCACACTAAAAACGTAGTACTACACGATGCTTCAACACATACAGTTACCCTTACTGCTCCATCATCAGTTACATCATATACATTAACATTACCAGCAGCACAAGGCGCTAGTGGCCAAACTTTAACTAATGATGGACTTGGGGATCTTTCTTGGACAACACCGGTTCCTTTTGCTTCTCCAACCTTTACTGGCACGGTTACGACTACAGACATTAAAGCCACTAACTTAGCATCTGCAAGTGATACTGCAAGAGGTATCGTTTATACTGATACTTTGGGTAATTTAGAGATTGACACTTTAGATTTAATATGGGACGAGACAAATAAGCGTTTAGGTATAAATCAACAAGGTTCTGTTTCTTCAGCAACAGTTGACATACACTCGACTACTTTCACTGTTCCAATAGCTCAATTCAATCAAAAAAGCACGACTCAAAATTCTAGCAGCGGCTCTATAATCCAATTGCAAACTGACCCAAGCGCAGCTATGTTATCTGGATCTAGAATAGGCGTAATCCAATTTGCTGGGGCTACAGATGCAAGTCACACAACTGCAATTGGTTCTGGAATTAACTCTATTGCAACTGAAAACTGGACATCTTCTGCCAACGGTTCAAAAATGGGTTTTTATACAACCCTAAATGGAACAACTGGAAGAGTTTTAGCTTTACAATTAGATCACAATCAAAATGCATCATTTTCAGCAAATGTATCAATAACTGGGACAACTTCTTTAAGTAAAGAAATTGTTGCAACTCAAATAACCACTCCAACAAGTCCATCAGCAGGAACTAATAAAATATACGCTAAATCAGATAACAAGTTGTATATTTTAAACTCTGCTGGTGTAGAATCACAAGTAGGCGGTGGCGCAACTAGTTACCTAAGCGTTATAGTGAATTCTTCTTCTACTTATGCATTGACATCATCAAACGATGTTCTTGTTTGTGATTGCACATCTACTAGCCAAACTATTACTCTTCCGTCGCCGACTGGCTTAAGCGGTAAGGTTTTCAATATCAAGAAAACTGATAGCACAGCTAACACTATTACTATTAGTGGCGGCACAATTGATAGCGATGGAGCTATAATAATCAGTGCTAAAAATGAGTCAAAAACTTTAGTTACTGACGGTTCTGTTTGGTTCATAATCTAACATAAAAATCATGGACTGTCTAATTGTTAGACAGTCCTAAACTATTAAAAATAAGATATTTTTTAAAGAAAAAAATTCACTTTTTATTAAAATTAGCCTAATCTCATTCATATAAGATAAATATATGAGTTAAGAAACACTTTTCAGGATTGGGAATGAAAAATGCGCAATTTTCTTGTTGTTAAGAACGGCTTAAATTTACGTCCACAGGCTTCTCCACCATCGACTGCAATTGATGGAGATATTTACTATAATTCAATTGAAAATAAATTTAAACTTTATGAAGATGGGCAATGGATTACTCCAGGAGAGCGCGGAAATACGCTACCATCAGGAACATTACTTGATTTTGCAGGCTCAACTGCACCATCTGGTTTTTTAATTTGCGCAGGACAAGAAATTTCTAGAACTACATACTCTTCGCTTTTTTCAGCCATAGGTACATACTACGGATACGGAAATGGAACGACTACTTTTAATATCCCAGATTTAAGAGGAACAATCATAATCAACAAGATTATCAAGATTTAATCTGAGGGAAGCATGGATTCATACGACTGGCAAAATGAGTGGACTAGCCCTTGGGTTAATGATAATAAAAAAGACGAAGTAAAATGTGAATGTGGCGTTCATATTACATACGGTAAAGATTGTCCCGTAGAATACCATTCAGAATGGTGTCCGTTGCATATAAATAAGAACAAACCTGAGCCGGAAAAAGGTGATGGTTACGATGACTATTACTAATGGAGTAATGTATGATTTCATTAAATGAATTATTGTCTGGAAATAAATTAGAAGAGCTACCTAAAGAGCATCAAGAAAACATCAAAAAGCTTTTGGAAAAAATTAACATGGTTAGAACTGCTTACGGTAAGCCAATGACTGTTACATCTGGATATAGAAGCATGAAGCATCATTTAGAGATATATGCCGCTAAAGGAATTACCGATAAATCTAAAATACCAATGAAAAGTAAACATCTTTATGGATTTGCTGTAGACATTCACACTCCAAATCAAGATTTGCATAAATGGTGTAAAAATAATGTTAACGAGTTAAAGAAGATTGGTATTTGGATGGAAAGTTTCGATGCTACACCGAACTGGACCCACATGCAAATAGTGCCATATGGGTCGTATAAAGAGGGCTCATCTCTTTGGTTTAACCCTTGATTCTTGTTTCAATATAATTAATTATAATTTCTGCAATTTCAGGTTGATCTCTAAACGGATACCCACTCCAATAATCTGTTATTGGTTTTTTCCAATTTGGATGCAATTTGCAATATAATTTGATCCAAAAGCTACCAGATGTATTCATTACAGAGAGGATTTGGTTGCTTTCTCTGTATGGGGTTACAAATACGTTAACTAGTAATTCTAAGAGTAAGAATGGGTAGCAAAATATTAATAATGGATATAGGTACCTAATTCTAGCTGCTTGAATTAAGAATCCAATTTGACCTGGGTGCAAAGGATCTCTGCTTTTGTACCAAAGCTTCTTAACGTTTTTTTGGTCATGTGTATTTTGACAAAAGAAAGCTCTTTTTGCGTGACTATAGAATAATTTTTTTGCTGCTGATTCAGAAAATTCAGTTTTGCTTGAATTCAAACCTGCCATTAGGCACAGCAATTGATCTCTAGTAAAATTATTTGGATTATTGTTATTATTTCTTGTTTGTGTTGGGTGTCTAACTCCAAGACCATCTTCGTTAACAAAATCATCCACTAGAAATCTATCTAAAGACTCACCTGACATAGCAAGTAATCCCGTTACGCGAGCAGAATCTCCACCATCCATATATGTTTCATCGAACGGATCATGTTGGCAAACTATGCCTTTTTCGCCTCTTCTAATCATAATAACTCCTAGTGCTTAATAAGCTTTGTAGCTTCATCCATTTTCATTTGGAACAATGCTTTTAAAATTTCGTATCTTTTAGATGGATCAGTTTCATATTGTAAAGCCATGTTAATGGCAGCTTGGAAATCCTGCATGTTGTTAGAGATTTCTAAAATTTGTACTAATGTTGGATTTACGTCATAAGATGATTGTGCCATTGTAACCTCCATATATTAATATTATATGTAAAAGTATCAGTGTTGTCAATCGTTTTAAGCTATTCTTCAGTATTTGGCTTAATTACAGTTAAAGATCCTCTATTTTTAGGTGTTTTTGGCTGTGGATCTAGAAAGTCTAATAAAATCTTTTGTCTGGCTAACGACTCTTCTCTAAGAATTGCTAATCTTTGTAGCTCAATTTCCATTTTCTTTCTTGAAAATCGTATGTAGACGCCTAAAATTATGATAACGCTTATTAAAAAAATATATTCCATTGTATCCCCCAATTAATCTTTTTCCCAAAGTAATTTTTTAGTAAAGTGATGTCTAATAAAAATACGGCCATAATTATTAACAACTTCTCCTCTAAGCTTGCCAGCTCTCCATGAGTTTTTGGCAAACCTTCCAACAATAATTTCTATTTCGTCAAAATCTAATTCAGTTAATTCCATTGCTAATTCAATATTATTTTCATCAGAAAGATAAAATGTTTCCATTTAAGCCTCCTATCTATACAATTCATCCAAATATTCATCCCAGTGTTCGTATAGATATATTGGAAATTCTTCGCTTACAGAGTATGTATTCATAATGCTAACTGGATAGCCATCAGCATTAACGGAATCATTGTGTCCTTTGCGCAAAAGGCAATGTGCTAATTCATGGTGTATAACAGTTTGCTTATCTAATTCGCTAGAAATGGCCCAATACTTTCTGTCAATAGTAACTTCTGGAGTAACCATATTGCTATTAACAAAACCAATAGTACAAACGCCCAATCTATGTGGAGGAAGATCACCAAATTCTAATATTAGATTGTCAGTCTTTGTAAGATCTACACCTCTAGACAGACCATCATTAATAAAATCTTGGTAATATGGCTGTAAGTCGGAATTAATTGTTAAAACTTTAACAAAAGACTTTCCACAACCTGCTAACACTAGAAATAATAATGGTAAATATTTCATGTTATCTCCAATGTAATAATTTTAACACAAAATGATAGAAATAACAATATTTTTCATTAATTATTTCAAATTGATACATCTAACTGTGAGACGCTATTAAGTAAAGTGTTGCAAATACTCCAGAAAAGGCCAGAATTCCCCAAATCGTAATCTCAATCCAACTAATTTCTCTATACTTACCCATTTTTCCTCTCTATTCAACGTGATTTTTACGCTCTTCATCCATTGCTTCAGTGAGAGTATACCCAACAGTACTTTCAACAATAGATCTAGCTTTAAATCCAATAATAAACGAAAGAATCATGCTTACTGGCATTGGGTTTTGTAAGAACTTTCCTGCCAACACACTTACGCTCATTGAACCAAGAATTGCTAGCAACAAACTTAAAATAACAATATTCCATACTTTCATTTTAATCTCCGTATAATCCATTATCTCTTAAGACTTCTCTGTATATTTCTGCCAAAAGGTCTATAGCTTTAGCTACATCTTCATTTTCAGTAAGATCATTCAATTCTTTATTTTTATAGCCATGTTTGTAAAACGGTCTAAACACTTCATTCCACATATCGTCTATGGCGATGGACATTTTTACTGCTTTTTGGGCTAATTCAAAATCTTCTTTATCATCAGGCATGTCGTATTTAACATATATTTTCATAAAATCCTCTGCAACTGGCATTTTGTCTACTTACAGATGTTTTGAAATTAGAACCTCTGTATTTTGTACACTATATAATACCACAAATTATTTGCGTCTTTCTCCACAGATGACACAATAGTCATAAGTATCTATGAACCCGACATATGTGGAATATTGATGCGTGTGGCCGTCATCGCCTTTGTCTTCATCTTGTGTCGATTGGGACGTATTTGCTTGGCTTGGTGCGGTATTTGAGCTTGATTGTGTATTTTGATTGACAGCAGGTGCCGGATTGTATAAAGGATTAACTGTATTTCCAGTTGTGTGAAGTACGGAACCTGTTAATTCGTTTGCATATGGGAAGTGAAAATGGCTTAAAATTCTATAAATACCACTAAATATTTTTATATTAACTATATTATTTGATTGATCTATAATTGAATGGTTATCATATCGGAACATGAACTCAGTATTCTCTTTGTATACCGAGTTTTTAACTTCTATTAGAAATCTATAATCTATTCCGTAAGTCATTTCGGTAATTTTTACTAAATCACTTGAGCCAGGTAAGGCCATGCGTTCCAATAGAGAATCAGACTCAACTGTTGCAAAAGTTGGTTTCGGCTCATTTTTGTCATAGTATTTAATAAAATATATAGACTTCATAAAATCTCTTATTTTTTATTTGATCGCCATTTGCCGTCTAAAGCGTTAATTAGCTGAACCTGACCATTATCATAGACCAAGGCGCTACAGTGTACCCAAGAGCTAGGCCCTTTGTTATATCCTTGTCTTAGTTTGCTAGTTGTTCCAACTTGAAATGCTTTTTTGAAGATACCTGGCGTATGGCTATGTCCGAATACACCTTTAGAAAAAGACTTAGCTAAAGACTTAATGGCACCTTTAGACCCGTTGCTTGATCTATCTCCATGCGCACCGGCATGTACGTCTCCAATTAAATAGTCTTCATTTACACCTAAGAACTTTATCTTTTTATGGTGTTTACCAACGCCTACAAGGTTAATTCCATGCTCTAATACATCTTTATTCGTGTTTACAACTTCTGCTGCTAATTGGCAACCAAGTTTAAAGTTAATAGGGTCTTTCATGAATCCACCGCGTTTAAGATAACGATCTAAGAAGTCATCGTGGTTAGACTTAACAATTACACCTTTTTTAACAGATGGGATGGATAATACGTCATCTAAGATATCTCTGACTAATTTAAGTTCGTTCTCTAGAGAATTTTCTCCAGACATAGCTAATTCAGCTCTAACTAAAGCATCTTGTTCTGTCCAGTGGCTAATGGATTTACCATCAAATGTATCGTGGAATACTACTTGGTATGCTTTAACTTCTTTAATAATTTCTTTCCAAGCATTAAGAGCTTTAATGTCATGCTCACCTGCGTGTAAGTCGCCCATTATAAATGATACTTTTACTGGTACGCACTTGTTTTTAGAATACTCTTTACCCATATGGCAGAAAGATCCGTTCTTATCTGCTTGTACTTGTGTAAAGTGGAAAATGTTATTATCAGCAATTTCTACTATAATTCCACCAATAACATGTTGGAATGTTGCAATGTAGCTAGTTCTAAGGGAGTTGCCTTTAGTTGTATTGTAATTCGGTAAAGTTATAGCTCCTGTAGTCATACGTGCGTGTGGCAAACGATTAGCACTAACAGCATCGTACTCAAGAGATTGTTTAGGAGATGCAAAGATACAAGAGCCTTCTTTTTGCGATAATTCAGACAATCCCGTTACAGGGTTAATTTGCTTGGCAGTAACTCTAATTCCGCTAATCATTAAATTGCTATTAAGTCTTAAGTCTTCAAAAATGTAATCAAACTCAGTGTGCTTAATATTTTCATCAAACATCCAGTTAACTTCAGAATCAAGATTATGCGCTGGGTCATGGGATGGTAATAAGATTAATTTAGCTTTATTAATTTTGCAAAATTGGTTAATAGATGCTAAAAAATCTTTGTGTACAGCTTGTCCTGCAATCGCAGTTGTAATAAAAAATTTATTGTATTTTTTTACTCTAGAATGTATCTTTTTAAGATTGGAATTAGATAAGTAATCGTCTAAGCTAAGTTCATTTTTAAATGCGTCTGGATGTCTTTCTTTTGCAATTTTTCTTAAGTTGCCAATTGTGCCAAAGTGGTGTCTCATAGAATCGCGAGACAAGCCTGCAGCGATAAGATCGCTTCTTTTAGGAAACAGAATTCCAGATTTTACAAGGTTTGCATATATCAAAATTAATTTACTTCTTAGAGCTTCTGTTCCGTGGTTTTTATTTAATTTAGGCATTTTATCTCCTCGATTACCTTAATCGTAGCATTTTTGACATATACTGTCAACTATATAGTTATATCTTGTTTAATTTTATTGAAAGTTGTCTCACTATCTTCATAAAAGTCTACTTCATGTATCGGACCTTCGCGGAAAGAGTAGTCTACACTTGAGATTCCAAGTTTTGCCAGCAATTCATTAAATCTGAAATCTGGATTTTTTTCAGCACACTTCCTGATCAATTCTAAAATTTTTATATTATAATCTAACCGTTTCATTTGTGGACTCCGATAACATTGACAATATTTTGCTTGTCAAAGAAATTTTTTCTTATATAATTATATGCTCTGATTGTATTATGACAATCAGCTAATGCGTTATGTGGATTTCCGTAGGTTGAATCCCAACCAATGCCAAATCTTTTAAGCACTTCTTCCAGAGAGCCTTTGATGTTAAGGTCATACCCCATGGCAATTAACTGGTATAGCTGCTTAATGTCTTTATTGTTTCTTCCTAATGGGTTTTCATTCCATAGTTTAGAATTAGGATCTGCTTGTTTCCAAAGCATTTCGGAATCGCCAGAACCCCATGTAATAGGGGCTTTGGCTAATTTATGTTGTTTTATAAACGATATTAACTCTGTATAATTATAGATTAAAGAATTGCTTCGACTAACAGTCTCGTTAGTTATACCGGTTAGCTTAGTTATGTCTGGATGAATTTCTTCCGTGGTATATATAAATCTATTAAAGGTGTCTATTATAGACTCCCTTTTAGTATCATACGCTATGGCACCAATCTCTATGATTGTCTTGGTGCCTTGGTTAAATTCTAGATCCAGTATAAGCTGTTTCATAGTTATAAAAATTTGGCCGCTAAATCAGCCAATTCTGACCTTTCACCTTTAGTGAGTGTTACACTCGCTACAATTTCATTGTCTTTTAATTTTTCGATTGCGTGAACAAGACCGTTATCAGTTGCATCTAAATATGGGCTATCAATTTGGTTTGGGTCTCCAGTAAGAACAATCTTAGTACCCTCTCCAACTCTTGTTAGGATAGTTTGAATTTCATGTGCTGATAGATTTTGAGCTTCATCTATAAGGATGAACTGATTGGGGATACTTCGACCTCTAATATATGTCAAAGCCTCAATTTTAATCATACCTTGCTCAATTAATTCTTTTGCTCTGTTAGTAGAGTGTTTGTCCCCACCTAGAATAAACTCTAAATTATCTACGATTGGTTGAATCCATGGAGCTAATTTCTCTTCTAAAGTGCCAGGTAGATACCCAATATCTTTTCCCATTGGAATAACGGGTCTACTTACCAAGATTTTATCGTATTTACCTTCATCAAGAGTTTTAAACAAAGCCGCTGCTATTGAAATTAAAGTTTTTCCTGATCCAGCAATCCCTACTAAGGACACTAGTTTAATATCATCATTTAAAAGGGCGTCGATTGCAAAACTTTGCTCAACATTCTTAGATCTGATTCCCCAAACATCGTCTGAGAATAGCAACTGGACTACTGCTTTCAGTTTTTTATCATATCTGCCAAGTGCCGAATGTTTTGAATTGATTAAACTTCTCATAATAACATATTGATTCGCTAAAAATGGATAATCAATTTCTATATATCCATCTTCGTAAAATGAATTTAGCATATCTGGCTCTACTTCTAGTTCCAGATACCCAGTATATGCACTGTCGTTTGCAATTGCAGTAGCTTCATAGTTTGAAGCTTTGATTCCTGCTACATCTGACTTAATACGAACATTAATATCTTTAGAAATTATTTCTACATCATATTCTTTACTCAAGATTTGAGCAGTCTCTATAATCTGATTGTCTACTGACATAGTAGAGAATGAAGAATTTGTTAAATCTACAACAAATACTTTATGATTTTTATTATCAACCTGAACCCCAGTGGCCAAACTGCCTTTTTCTCTTAGAGAGTCAATTGACCGACTGAATTGACGCGCATTCCTACCGTTTTCGCCCATGTCTTTTTTAAAACGATCCATCTCTTCTATAACGCAAAGCGGTATATAGACATCTCTATCAAATTTATTTAATACAGAATAGTCGCTTAAAATAACATTTGTGTCTAAAACAACAACGGACTTATTCATTCGTCACCATATATTTCTGATTGCACTGTTAATAATTCAAATTCTAATAATTCTTGCTCTTCATTTAAACCAAGAAATCTATCCATTAAGTTGGCTTTTTCTACGCCGGTAGCTTCTTTTACCTTTTGCAACAATTCTAATTTGGCGTCTTGCAATTCGTCTATCTTCTTTTCAAGTTCTTTAGCTTTAAATTCATATTCCATTAGAATCCTCTTCATATTTCTCTAGAATTACTTTTCTAGATATAAAAGCTTTATCCATAGAAGTTTTAATCTTCTTATTCCAACTCTCTTTGTGCTTATTTGCCTCTTCAATTGTAGTATATAGGCCCATAGTTAAATCGCCAATTGGCGTATTTCTCCAAACCTCATAAATCTCTTTTTTCATTACGAAACCCGTCCTTCATATGTAGAAAACATAAAGCTACCCAAAGATCCAAAGTGTGCAGTATTATGTTCATATTCTTTCATAGACTTAACAGCATCATCAAGATCAGCCAAGAATATTTCAAACGGCTCAACAAGTATCGCCATTTCTTCAATAGAGTTTGTCACAAATGGAACCCCAACAACTTTTCCTAATTCAGATACTTCTACAACGTAATATTCAAGTTTTGTTTCAGGATTTTTAATCATCATTTTAATAGACATGTTAACCTCTATTGTTTGTTTTTTGCTTCTTAAATAAGAATAACAAAGTTACTTTTGGAAGTCAACAATTTTCAATTATTTTTTAATTTCTGTCTCAATTGTTCCTTTTTGAGACTAATTATTTTAGTTATTTTACCAGTTACAATGGCAGTGGCCATAGATGTTCCAGAAAGTGCGCCGTAATGTCCATTTGGTAACGTACTTATAGCATTTACGCCATTTGCGCTAAATATACGCTCACCTTTTCCAGAGCTGTAGCTAGACATTACATCTCTCGTTTTGTCAGCAGTAGCGTTTTCTATTTTAACCACTCGTTTGTCGCAACTTGCAGGATAAAATGGGTGTTTGGCGATATCTTGCCCTTTGTTGCCCATTGCAGCAACAACAATAATTTTATTATCTAATGCCTTTTTAACTAAATCGCATTCCTCTTTAGAATATTCGTTACCGCCAGCAGAAAAGTTAATTATATCTACGCGGTCTGCTATTGCTCTCTCTAATAAAAGGTTGCTAGGTCCAAAAGTAGTGGCTTTTTTAGGATCGTAGAACTTCATGATAACCATACAGTAGTTGGAGTCACCTGCATTTTGTGCAATAAGTCCGGCAACGTGCGTTCCGTGCCCTGGGAAGTGTGCATCTGTTATACTTTCCACTTGCTCTGCTTTATCAGATTTTGTTGCATCATAAAATCCATTTTTGCATATTTTAGGATTAACATAGTCCCATTTAGAGCTAGAATCAAACCCAGTATCAATAACAGCGACCTTAACAGGCAAAGCTAAATAGGCAGATAGCAATGTTTTTGCTAATATAATGCGCATCATTTGTAACCTACAATTCTCCCAAATTTACGTGGGGTTTTAAGAGATGCATTCCAATCTTTATACAATTCAGCAGGAGAAGCGTCAACATTTATTTCTACTTCTTTAATGTCATCTACATTTATTTCAGTTCCATATGCCATTTTTCTAAAGGAGAGAGTGCCATCTTTATCAATATGTCCACCATCTACAGCTATGCCACATGGGTATGAACAATCACATGTATTGTAGTCATGGTTTGCGACAGAGTATATAGCAGTGCCGCATGCCGGACAAACAATTGCTCTGACTCTCATAAATCCTCCTACATATATATCTTATCATATATACTGTACAATAGCAAGCTTATGAGTTTTTAAGATACTCTATTTTTGAATGTAATTGAGAAATTAGCTTATTTGCTTCTTTTAATTGTTGCTCTAAGTCCTTGATTTTAATCTGGCAAATGTGGTCTTTACCATCTTTAACTGCCATTGACGCTTCATGAGACGCCGTTTTAATAAGGTCGCATTGCATATATATCTGCGCTAATTCAACTTCTACTAGCTTATATGTAAACATAACTACCTCATTTAAAAATTTCTAATTGCTCTAATGCTTCAATAAACTTTGAGCTGGTCATTTTCGTTACACATTCTGGCAATTCAAGTTTTCTAGGGCAATTGTTGAAATTCCATGTATCAAGCGACCAATCTGATTCGCAAAAATTGCATGCAATATTAGGGATAACCGCAATTGTTTTAGCTATACCTCTATACGGTATTCTTAGCGATGGACTAACTGTAGTAAAGCCACAGACAACTGTTACATCTGTAGTAAAGGCAATGTGTATTGGGCCACCATCCATACCAACAACAGCTCTAGACTTTTTCATTACAGAAGCTAGTTCTAAAAATGAAGTCTTGTCTCTTAAATCTACACCAAAGCCAGGATAATCAAAGTCACTTTTAGCTAAATGTGATTTCCAAATGCTCATAGCTCCAGTTTTTCCAACATACACTGGAATTAAGCCTTTAGAATATACGTATTCTGCTATTTTTTTAATTTCACTTGCAATTATTGTTCTTTGTGGATCTCTATAGGTAGATATAATTACAACTGCTTTTGAAAAATCAACACCATAATGACTAACATCAACTTCTTGAAGTGGGACATATTTTGTTAAATGGTCTGGTAATACTCTACCTAATAATCCAATACTTCCATATTGAGTTAATTTCATGCGTGACGGAGTTAATTTGCAAACATTGCCACCGACTCCAAGCATATTAAGATGCCTAACCGAGAATTCGTTTGAATAACTTCCTTGGATGTCCACTATTTTTTCTTCCGGAACAAAAGGAAACAGATCTTTAAAATCTTTGTACATTCCAACTTGATAATCTGTTTTGTGGTGGAAATTTTCGATTGCCCACTTGAGGGAAGGTGCCGCTGCAACTAGATCTCCCACAGCGGCTGAATTTAGACAGTAAGTAATTTTATTAGCAAACATTTCTAATTCCTTAAAATGAATATCCTATTGTAATGCCGGCAGTTTTATTTGTTAATCCGAATGCCCCAACGCTAATTGGTCCCAAAACTCTTTTTTCTACAAGGGCCCCGTAAGAAGGAATTTCTCCTTGTTTTACTGAGGCTAAAGCTGATATATGCCACAAAGCTTGATTTGTTTTTTCTGTCTCTGTAACAACTGTCGTATCTGTTTCTTTTTTCTTATCAAGCTCTTTACTGATAAACTTATCAATTTGAGTTTTATCTACCTGCACTGTCTCTCTGTGGATAGTCCCATCTTTACTAATATCTTCAACTATAACTGTTACTTTGTCTACTTTAGTGTTTTCAGAACCGGACTCTTTGTACTTAATAACTTCTTTTTCAACAGTAATAGTTTCAGTTTTTGTGACAACTTTTTCTGGAGAGGCATATTTGCCGATCCCTGCCCCAAGTGATACTAGGAGCAAGGATACAATTACTACTGTTCTTTTATTTATTTCCATTTGAATCTTCTTCTCTGTATGCTGAATCATTTAGAAGCAGCTTACAGATTGATTTGATTTTAGGGTTTTTAATGTCAGATGTTTTACATTTTCTAATAATATCACCAGTGATTTGTTTTGGTAGGTTAATCTCTTCTTGTTTATCGGCAGATGCAACGAATTCAGCCGGTGGTTTAACTAGACCAGCCTCACTAAACTCTCCATAAAGAAATTCAATTACATACTCATAAGGAACGATTGATGCGTAGCTTAATCCATTTCCTGCTCCAGCAAAAACTAATCCAGACAATTCTCCATTAGAATTTAATACAGCTGAACCAGAAGATCCACCTTGGATAGTAGCAGACACTACTTGAGAATCGAACATTTTAACGATTGGAAGGCCACCTAAGAACATGCAAAGAAGTGCATTTTGACCATTAAAATCGTCTTGAGTACAAGGTTTAACTCCGGTAATAATTGAAATAACTTGTCTTCCGCCAAAATGACCTTTTGAAATAATGTTTGGTAATAAAGCTGGGTGACCAGTAATTGTAGCCTCACTGTACAATTCCGGTGGTTCACTAGCAATTTTAACAGATGTACCTAAATCTTCCGCCACAGAGATTACGCACAAATCATGATTTTTTGATGTCATAGTTCCTGTAACAAAATATGTATGATTATCAGTTTGTTTAACTAAACCACCTTTTTCAGACACTAGTCCACACACGTGGGCGTTTGTTAAAATTAAAGATTTAGTAGGTGTGTGCTTAATTACAACGCCAGTTCCGCCAGAAGTTTGTTTGAAGTTTGTGATCATAACTGTAACTTGAGATGGGTGTTGCTTGGTTCCAAAAACATAAGCTCCAACAATTGAAATGATTGGGGCAATTGCTAGCACAAGAGCTACAGCCAATCCTATTTTAAGGCCACCAAACATGAAACTACCGAGCTTCTCGTGAACAGATTTAAGAAAATTACGCATCTTGACTCCTTTATTTATTATTTAATACCACATTTTTGCTTAAAAAATACGCTTTGTTTTAATTTCTTTTTAGATCCTGTGGGTCTACTGGCACATTCCAACTAGAGCTAGTAGTCGACATAACAGTTTTAATTGGCGGTCCACCATCTGCCATATTAAACGCAACTGAATTTTTAGTATACTCATCTGATTTAGCACCAAGCATTTGAGACGTCATGTTGCGTTTAATTCTAGTGGCCAACAACCCTGGCTCGTTTAAATCTTTTAATTCAGACGCAGATAACACAGAGCAACCAAAGGCAAGACCGTGAGTTCTACTTAAATCATATCTAGTTTCAGACATGAATGTACTCCTAGCTTCGGCAGTTCTAGTTTTAGCTACAAAGAATCTAACTCTCATTACGGTATAATCTTCGTTACTTCTATTAATAGTGATAACGTTATCAGCATCATTTGTAATACCGAAACCTTGGGCTACATCAGATATTTCTAATGTATAATTTTGGCCCATGTTCATTTTAAAACCTTCTCTATTGGTTTGAATAGGTACTAATGAGTGCCAAGAGTGCTTTCTTGCCAAGAGTCTAAATTGAGAGTATATATATCTTTTCTCTGTCCACTCTTCTTTTGTACCCTTTAAATCTCTAGAGCTTAAGATACCAGGATAGTCTACTATAACTAAATCGAATCCAGATTCTCCGCGTTCTACGAGTTTTTCTTGCTCAACTTCAATTAATGCAATAACATCTTCTACATACATTTTACCTGGCTTAATCCATTCAAATAAGTGTAAATATTTATTAGCAACTTCCGCCCATTGAGCGCTTTGTTCTTCAAAATTTCTTGATGACGTATTACTAATTTCTTTTGCAGTTATTGAAAAGAAGCTTTGCATCATTTTCATTGAAACTTGTTCTTTTGGGTCTTCGCAAGAGATATAACAAACTTTCTTCTCGAAAGCCAGGTTTGACACAGCAATTGTAACCATAGCAGTGGTTTTACCAGTATTAGATGGACCCATCATAATGGTCTGTGCCCCAGCTACTAGACTACCCTTAGTTCTTCCTTTGATTGTATTTTCATTGTATAGAACGTCAGTTGGTAATCTAGAGGCACCAGCAAGAATCAATTCATCAAATTCAGGATGTCCAAGAGTGCATGCCTTATCTCTTACAACTAACATACTATTAACGATGTTAGCCATGTCAGACATGTCTACGCGTTCTTCTTTGTTAAATTCAGCGTCTCTTAGATCTCTTTCGAGCTTTTTAATTTGATTCTCTGTTTCAATGTATCCTTTTTTATTGAAAGAGTTAACGGCTCTTTGCATAAAGTTTTTAAGGATATTTGCTCTAATCCACCCATGTACTTGGAATGCAAGCTCATCTCTATTGAAGTTTTTTGCATGCAAGTCTACAGACTCACCTAGAATTCTTATGTATTTACTACGAATTGGCGCATCATATTTAAATTCAGTATTAATGTAAGCTTCCACCTCTTGAACTGAAGGTTTAGCTTTTCTGCGCTTATAATATTCTATAACCCAACTATATAGGTTTCCAATCAATGGATTTTCTACATGTTCTTTTTGAAGTGTAGATGCGCAATCTCTTAGAAATGCTTGATTGAGTAGGCAGTGACCGAGCACCGCCTGCATCGTGGCATCAGTAACTTCAAAATAGTTAGAACTATTGTCAGCCATTTCTTACCTCAATGCAAATTGGTTTGGGTCCAAATTATGTTTCTTAATTTTGGCCAAAGTTATCTCTAAGTAATTTATACCACATTTTTTACAAATTGATCTGGCTTTTTTTCTAATAAAGTACCCAGTATGCTTAGATGTGGCGAGTTCGGCCAACCTTGGTGCATATAAGTCTATGTTTTTTTGAATCTTTTTACTTAAAGCTTTTGTTTCTTTTTTACTATTTTTAGTTTTTACTGGTTCCAAAATAACTACATCATCATCCTTTATTGGCGATAAAGAATCATCTGGAACAATATCCAATAGGAGTGAAGTGTCTGTATTTGATATTGAAAATTCATTTGTTTCAAATTTTCTATTAAGAAGCGTGATAAATGTGTTCAATCTTTGAATAATAAACTTTGTTAAAGGAATTGTTAGATCAGAATTCTTTTTATTTGAAAATTCATGATTTGCAAATTGTAAACCATAGACTCTGGCAATACTTCTAATGTCTTCTAGGAAGTACCCAAAGTGATTTAATGAATTCTCAGCTTTACGATATACTTCTTTTGAAGCAACTTGTACAGCCTTCTCAAAGAATGGCTGCTGCAGCAATACATTAATCTTATCTTTTTTATCAAATGCTGATTTAGCTGCTCTGGATCTTAAGTAGCATAATTCAAATGAATCTTTTACGTTGTTTTTCTTAACCATTCTAACCTCTTAGGTGTAATAACAGTTTCATTCTATCTAGCTTGTAGGCGTTTTTAAATGCCAGTGCAGCCTCTTCAAACGTACATTCGCCAATATCTGCCTTTTTTCCAAGCTTTTCACATCTATCTATGCAAGATTGCGGCACTTCTATTCGATAAACTTCTAGTCCATCTCTTCTTAAAATGTTTCCAAGTTCATTAATTTCGCTTGCAGCATCTTCATCCAGGGCAAGGTACACTTTCATTATGCCATAATTTTTTATGATCTGCAACTGCTTATTTGTCACCACTTTTCCAAGTGTAGAAACGCTTCCACCAACTTGTTCAAATTTCATTGCATCAAAAGGGCCTTCAGATATTATAACATGTTCTGCACCAATTAAATTATCCGCAAACATGACAAAAGTGTCACGTCTGAATCCTTCGTTATTTCTCATTCTATCTTTTTCAGCAACTTTATCTATTGCTCTTCCTTGATATCCGTATACTTCGCCATTCATTTTTATTGGAAGGTAAACTCTTCTATAGAATTTTGAATATTTAATATCATATTTTTTGGCCATTTCAAGGGTAATACCTCTCGAAAGCAAATAATTAAGGCCATCTGATGATTCCGATGAATCAATATCTAGCATAAACCATTCTGGATACGTAACGGTTGGTATTCCATCTAATGGAGATGGTTCACTGTGCTGTTCTTCATCATCTAACTCAAGTTTAATTTGCCAATCCGATGATTTTACTTGTTTAATTCTTTCATCTTTTCCATATAGCATTTTTCTTGCTTCTTTTTCTGTTATTCCAGATACCAATGATACAAAACTTGGGAACCACTGGCGACCGAAAGAGCAAGAGCCTCTATAACAAATACAAGATCCATTTTCTTTTAGAATACTGAATTTATCGCTACTGTGACATACAGGACATTCTGTATGAATTGTTCTGCTTTTTTCTTTGTATTCCAATCCATTTTCAGACAGGAAATCTATAATCTTATAACGCATATATTTTAGCCCCTTTAATGAGGTTATCTACTGCCCACATTGGTTGTAAGTTGGTATAATTACAAGCTTTAAGAAACTCTTCTCTAATTGAGAGATTAAAACTTGATAACGGTATAATATGGTCTATATGCCAGCCATAAAGCCCATAATTATCCCAAGACATACCTGGTTGGAATTTTGATTCTAAATATAATTTTAATTCAGGTATAGAACATCCTAAATCTTTGACTGTTGAGCCGGATTTTTGACACTTTTTAATTGCCATATTCAGTCTCTTTCTTAAATTTCTTGCCAGTTTAAAATCAACGTCGCTAGTTATACGCTTCCTCTGTCTAGCTCTTCGCTTTTCTTTTTGCTCTAGTTTTGATCTACATTTAGCCTGATATTGTCTTATCAAATGGCGTCTTTCTTTTATTTTATTTTTATACGCTTCTGTAGATCTGTATTCTTTCATTCTATCTTTGTATTCTTTGGATGATTCTCTTTCTTTTCTTTTTTCTTTTGCGTAATCAGTTTTGCTTATTTCTGAAGATTTTTGTTTAATTTTTTCTCTATTTCTAATATAATAATCAGCTTTTTTTATAGAAATGCATGACTTACAATAAAAAGTAAGTCCATCTTTTGTTTGATTGCTTTTATTAAAAAAACTTTTATCAAAAATATTATTACATTTTTTACAATTTTTCATAAAAACTCCTGTGGAGTGTTTCCACAGGAGAACCTTTTTAATTAAAAATTATTTTTTAGGGCTTCTTAGATAATTGAAATCATGTTCTATGATTTTTGTTTCCAATTCTTTATACAATCCTTCATTATCTCTAATTGCTGTTAACATGGCCACAATACCTCTATACGTATTTTCGCCGTATTTATAAGTAACATTATTAGGTCGTTCGATGATACCCATATTAACTGATAAAGTAAAGATTTCTTCATATTGATTTACAATCCCGTTGGCATAATCAAGGGTAAACTCAGCCGTTCTGCCCGAATAAGCAAACGATGAATCTACTACTTTAAATCTAATCTTATGGCCTGTTTTTTGGCTCTTATCCATAAAATCAACGATATCTTTATCTACAAACTCTTCACCAGCTAGATTAACTTTTCCGTCCTTAGAACGATTCGGTTCAATTGAACAGAAGTACTCGAAAACGTGTTTAGTTGCAAAACTTGCTTGCATTTTAACAGTATTTCCTCTCATTTGCTCTTTAATATCCATTTCAGCGCGAATATGAGCTGTACAAACAAGAGCAATTTTATATTTTCTGATTACTGGTAAAATTCTAGCAAGACCGTCTTTGATCGTTGCAGCTTGGTCCCCAATTTGCTGTGTATTAACTGAAGTTGCATTTAGTGAGCGTCTACCTGCAATACCGCTCAATGAGTCGATTACGATCATTTTAATTTTCTCACCGTCTTGGCAAGCTGCAGCGATATCATGCTCAATTCTGTCAAAAATCATTTCTGGTGAATTAGCATCATACATAATATATCTATCTTGATCAATACCAAATTTAGCTAAATTATGAGAATTATTTTGAAATGTACCTCTAAGCTCTGTATCAAATTTAACAACTATCGCTTCCGGATCGTCTTGATGTAATTGTCCGACGATAGAAGAGATGAAAACTGATTTTCCAGATTTGGGAGGACCATATAGTAAAGTACCTGTTCCAAACGGAATTCCGGCTCCAGGAGCAGCAAAAGTCCAGTTAACACTTGGACTTGGTGTTTTAAGACAATTTAATAACGCTGCTTCTCCATCTTCTGGTTTAACTGCGCCTTCTAAATTACGTAATTTTGATAAAAATTTGCCCATTAAAATCTCCTTGTAAGACAAGCATACCATTTAAAGGTATACTTGTCAAATTTCTATTTCCAATTAGACTTTCCCATAAAATTGGGTTGTTCTTTTTCTGTAAGATCGCCTACGCTATAGCCAAGATTTGGTGTTGGTGCAGTTTCTTTTGCTGATGCTACAGATCTAGCACTATAGTGTGCCCTAATAAATGTTTGAGATGAAGCGAGAAGTAGCGCCTCAACTGCTTTCAATGAATTCAAAACGTCTAATGACTTTTGACAATCCTCATCTCTAGCAATTAACGCTTCTCTAATATCTTCATTTAGCTTTATACCAGCATCTTTTAGACGCTTTGCTTCTTCTGGAGCTTTATCTAAAATAACAGTAGCTCTATTAAGCTCATGCTCTTTTTCAGCTCTCAAAAGTTCGTATTTAACCCATGCTAAATATTTTGTTACCATATTAGCAGCCTCGTTAAATAAACCTTCAAGATCTTTAGAAGTAGCAGAAGAAGAGAGCCGCACTTCGTGAAGGCGACTCTCAGCATCATCTATTAGGGACATTTCTAATTCTAGAGGCGGCTTTCCAGCAACACCTCTAGGAACGGTTAATGTCCTTGACATATTAACCTCTGCTTTGAGGTTTAACCATTGCCATGAAATCATCATCACTCAAACTGCTAATAGGTGCAGATGAAGCTTTAGGACTTCCAAATAAATCTGGAGTGCTTACTCTTTGATTTCCTTGGAAAGATCCAGAATTATCTGGCATAGTTGTAGATCCTGAATAAAAATTAGTTGGCAAAGTTGGTTGCTGAACTGTAAAACCGCCGTTTTCTGATGATTCTACGCGTGAAACTGCAGTAAAATTACCACCAGGAACAGTTGATTGTGTAGACTCTTGACGCTCTGGAGCGAGGAACAATGAATCAACATAAGCAGCTCTGTCTTCTCCTTCAAGAGAAACAATTCTAGCAATTTGGTCAGCATCTAATGACTTAAAGATGTTATTTAAATCTGCAGCTTCTTTTCCAATTCTTTCTGCAAATTCAGCCGTAATTGTATGAGTTGCATATCTGAAAGATCCATCATTATCTGGTCTCATGAAAATCTCTACGCTATGGACAGCATCTCTGTCGCCTTTATAACGTGTAGCTTTTTTAAAGTTAATGAAAACACCTTCCATACCAGAAATGTCGCGCCCTTTTTTCTCTTGCTCCTTTGCTAAAGCTTCAAGGGCATTTTTCATTTTTGAACCAATTGGCAAAATTCCAATTTTACCATCTTGATTAACAACATTTAAATAGTACTTGCTTTCAACTTGGATAGGAAAAATGTTTTTGTTACGGAATTCAGTTAATTGTTCTTGAGTTGCACCTTTTGCACGTGCCTTTTCTAACTCTTGTGTTAATTCTGAAACTAAATCACAAACTGGACAATGCGTTCTAATTAGCTTTGTTTTATAATCAGATTGTTCAATACAAATAAATGGTTTTTGACGACCATCTGATCCACGAAATCCACGGTGTGTTCTGTAATATTTCAACACCTTTCCTTCTTGAGCAAGGCTTTTGATTGGAGGTAACACTCTATACACATTATCTTTGTTGTCTTCAACATAAAACCATGAAGATCCAGAACTTACTCCTGAATTTCCGAAGTTTCCTTTACCCCAGCTACTTTTACCGATTAAAACATTACTATTGCTCATCTTCTAACTCCTCGTCTGTTTGGGCACTTTGGCCATTGTTTTGGGATTTATTCAAGAGGTTTTTAACCTCTGTTAATTTCTTTTTAACTACTGTTTCATTTGGCACTGAATTTGAAACAATGTCAGCAGATGGGTCAGGAAGAAATCTTGTATCGACTCTTTCTAGTAGGTTATATACCATGACTGGAAGTTTCTTTCCTGAAAATCTTGCTTCTAAAGCTTTTCTACCAATTTCTCTTCTGGTAACTGCTGATTGTAAACTAGAACCGTAATTCTTTTCTAAAAGTCTACGTACAGCAACTTCAATTGGTTGATCATAAACATTATCATTATAATTGTTAATTATAGGAGTTGGTAAAGATACTATATCATATTTTAAGCGAATTCTAGACAATTCTCCTAATAAGGCGAAATGTACATTTGAAGTGTACACATTTCCTAATTGAGCTGACAACAAATTGTTTGATAAAGTTTCTACGATTTCAGTGAAATTCACAGCTAGAGCGCCCATGCCTTCTGCAATGTTAACAAATTCTTTTGAATAATCGCCATAAACACCAATAAGAACTACATTATTCATAACGGCTTCTTTGTATTCTTTTTCAATAGCCACTAGATCTACTTTAGCATTTCTTACAATTGCCTCAACACCGGCTCTAACACGTGGGTCAACATCCTCTGGATTAATTGCTGCTTCAGCCTCTTTGTCTGACAATCTTTTTAAAATATCTTTTAACATCGTAGTCTCCTTTGTTATAAATATACCACATTTAATATTATTAATCAAGTCATATTGAATCGTTCTAAGTCTTCTTCTTTAATTAGCGGAGTAATACTTCCAAGCGCAACCCCTCGTTTACTCAAGTAAAACGACGCTAGGACTGGTAGTTTTTTGAATCCTATTGGGGCAACATCTTGCTCTAATAATTTTCTTTTTTCAATTTCAATTTCTTCTTGTGTAAAAACTCTTGGCGGTTTGCCATCTCTAATACGCTTTGCTTCAAGCTCTTCTTTTCTGTCTCTTTCTTTGTAATCAACTCTAGTTGGCCACAAAATTTCTTCCGAGAAGAACCCGTTTATATCCAAAACAAGCTTATTTGCATATTTTGTTTTATTTTTATACGGAAAAGATTTTTCGCTAATAACATACGCAACAGTATAAAAACGTCTCTCATCTTGGCTGATTTGGCTTAAGTTAACATTATTAGAATTTGCCGGCAAAAGCTTGTCAAACTGATTTACAAGTAGGTAAGTTGGAACACCTTGATTAAATTTGTTTTTAAAATATTCCAATTGATTTCCATCTAAAACGGGAATTCCATCTTGGGTGTACCACATTTCAGAATCTGGAGAGACTTTCGCAGCAGAACATTTTCCTCCTCTATTAGGAAGAACAATTGATCTAAGGTCCTGAGAATATACTTGTATAAGTTGTTTTTTAAGTAAATACTTTCCAAGTTGCGATGTACCAGTATATTCTTCTGGAACTTTTTCCACTTTTTTACCAGTCACTTCACCCCTCATACGCTCAAAAGATAATAACTTCTCTTCAATTAGGAGGTCTGGTTCAAATAGTGAATCCAAAATGCCTGCGGCAATAATTTTATGGACTATTCCGACATTTACTGCTGATTTTTTAACAGATTTTGTACTTTCGCCAGTTTCTTGCTTTGCTTTTTTTGCTAATTTTTTGGCTTTATCTTCTTCTTTAGTTACAAAATGACAACTAACAAAATGCTCTAAAGAAGTATACGGTCTGTGCCTAATTAAATCTTCATAAGCCTTTTCGCCGACGCCAGTTAAGATTGAAAGCGGAGTTATAATTCTATCACCAATAATTTTATATTCATCAGATGACATATTAATGTCTGGGAGATCGGTGAAATCTTGTACGCTTTTCCAGAATTTTGTTGCAAGTTCTTCTTTAGTTGAATTAGTTAATAAAGCTTTCCACCAGTCTAATTTATAATGAGTTTTTAAATACATACAAGCATACGCTGTATAGCTGTATGAAATTGCATGGCTTTTATTAAATCCATAATTTGAAGACGCTAGAATCTGATCAACTAATAGGTTAACTTGCTCTTCTGTCCAGCCTCTAGATAAACATTTTTCTCTTAAAATAGAAGAGGCTTTATCAAGAACTTTTCTATCTTTCTTACCGATACCGCGACGAACTTCATCTGCCTCAGCATCCGTCATTCCGCCAATATCTTGGAAAATTCTAATAGTTTGCTCCTGAAACAATTGAACTCCATACGTACTTTTTAAGATTGGCTCTAAATCATTATGTACATAAGTTATTGGCTCACCCAATGCTCTGGCCACATACACTTCAGCAAGAGTTCTTCCATCTCCATTTGGAGCATCTAAGGTTCCTGGTCTGCATAAGCTTGTGAGAGCTGCTAATCCTTCCACATCTTGTGGTTTAACTTTCATTAAAAATGGTCTTACGGTTGGAGTGTCAAATTGAAAAACTCCATCTGTGATACCTTGTGCGAATTTTTCGTAACACAATGGATCTTGAGGTAAGTTAAATGGATCTACGACTTCTCCAGTACGCTCTTTAATTGATTGTACGGTTAATTGTATGTCTCTCAAAGTATTAAGGCCAAGTAAGTCAAATTTAACCAATCCAGCAGCCTCTGCAGCTTTTGGAGAGAATGCTGTTACCCATTCGTCTCCAACTTTAATAATTGGAATATAGTTTGTAATAGGCGCGTCTGCAATCAATAATCCACAAGCATGGCTGCTTTTCGATCTTTGTATACCCATCATTTCGACAACAGTATTCCAAATTGTTGGATTTTTTGCAGCATAGCTATTTAATGCTGGATTTGTTTCTAATAAACCAGGTAAATGGTTACCAGAATCTTCGTATCCAAAAACAAACGAATGATCATCAGTTCCTTGTGGAGCAGATGGTAACTTTGTACACATTTTCTCTGTTTCTGGATTAACTTTTCCAAAAACTGCTCTTTCTGCATCTTTTATAGATGATTTTAATCTTAAAAGAAGGTCTGTTGAGAGGCGGCAATATGACTCTCCGTATTTATTTTTAATGTAATCTATTACTTTCTCTTGATTAGAAACGTCCATATCAACGTCTGGGATAGAATTTGCGTTAATACGACCCTCAGTTAGGAATCTGGCAAAAGAAAGATCATGTTTGAGAGGATTTACTGCACTCACGCCGATTAAGTATAGTAACAAAGACCCAGAGGCGCTACCCCTAACGTTCATTAGTACATTATTTTCTTTACAAAAAGATGATATGTCTTCTATGGTCTCAAAATATGACAGAAGGTTCACTGTTCCGTTATAGGCAAGTACTTGGATTTCATATTTAAGTCGATCCATCATTTGTTTGTCGGACCAATCCATCCTGCCCCATTTATCTATTGTAGACTTCATTTTGCTAAGAAATCTTTCACTATCTCCGACTAAAACCCATCTATCTTTTGATGTCTCTAATTTGAAATTATTAAATTTAGACGCCCACTCATGCGAGTTATCAACCCATTCTTCAATTTTTTTATCTGAAACTTTTAATTTCTTTTGTAAGATATTAGCAGCCTCATCTGTAGACATTACATGATAGCTGTTAGAAAATTTCCATTGCTCATCGCCTTGGCCCAATCTTGCTTCTTGGACAACTCTTTGGCGCTCATAAGCAAAGTGGCTATCAAGGGATATCAGTACTTTTTCTTTATTTTGTTCTGCTAAATTTAAAACAAATTGATTTGGCACATGCTGCAAATCTCCATCAGGCATATCGCAAGTACACTCATGTGGTTTAAAATAACCCTGCTTAATAATGTTTCCAGAGTGGTCTTTTTCTGGTGCTACCCATGTAGACGTTATTTCGTGTGGAAAAACTTCAACAAAAAAGTCTTCACCAGAAATTTCTTTTAACCATCTATACATTTGTTGGGATTTTTCTGGATCAGCCTTAATAATTCCATCTTTTGACGACAATAAAAAGTTCTGAAGAGGACCTTTAAGACACCCAGAACCAATTGTTATGTGCCCTGCTGCTCCTCGCAATTCATCCATGGTTAACATTGGCTTTAATTCATCAAACTTCTTAATTGCTCTATCCCACATAGCCTTAGAAAGGCCGCAAAAATACTGGTATGCCCACTTATCTTTAAAATGAATAGTTATGTGGAGGTATTGGTTCATTGCCTTTGCTTGAATAGCTCTCTCAATTGCCTCAAGGTTAGTATCCTTGATTCTAGGCTTCCACACACCTTGCTGATAAGCTTTTCTGTACATTTGAACATATTCCTCATGGAATGGGTTAACTAAATAAGCTTCCATTCCAAGTATTGGGATTTGATCATATTTTTTCGCTTTTGTATACAGATCCATGGCAGAATTTAAATTACCATGTTCAGTTAAGCTTGTGTGAGTTGCTCCAAGTTCTTGATTTCTTTTTAATATATCTGATACGGTGGAAGCACCATCTAATGAAGAATCGCTGTGAGAATGGCAATTAATCAATTGTTTAAATTTAGACATAAGGACCTCCGCCTTAACAGGATACCATAGTTCTTAATGTCTTGTCAATTAATTTGGAATTATTTATTTGTATTTACGATTTTTTGACGTAATTTGCTCATTGCAGATTTAAAAATGTCTTCTAACTGATCTTGATTAATATCAAGTAATCTGCATATAACTTTATCTTTTACACCATTTGGGTTGTCTTTCAAGAAAAGACTTAAAGAATTGGAGTATTTAGGTGAATTTATGTAATCGACATCATTTTTTTTATCTATCACGTTTAAACTCCAAAACCTTAGATTTTAAGGTACTAATAAGTAGTCGTTGTCTATCAATTCTTTCAGTCAGGTCGACTATCTGCTGCTTATAGAAATAGGACCTTTCTTTAATTCGTTCCATTCTTTGAAGCTCTTCGACTAGCTCATATCTCATTTTTTGATATTCTCTCATGCTAACTATTTGAGCTTCATGTTTCAAATGATCTAATGCTGCTGTTAGGAATGATATTAAAGACTTTGTTTTTTGTATCAAAACTTCTTCTTTGGAGAGAAATAGCGTACTTCTTGCTAAATCCTCTTTCAAGGTCTCCAGCACGACTACTGCCTTTAAATGTTCAGAATTCTCTCCAAAGAAAAACATTTATTCTTTAATTACCTTTCCGTGGCCACAGACATTACATGTATAAAATTTTTTAACAGAGTCTCTAATGATTATTTCGGTTGTCTTAATCATTAAACCTTTGCCGCAATCTTCACAATGTTGTTCATCGCCCTTAATATTATCATCCACTTCATCGTTAGCTTGAGGATCGTTACTTGCTTCTAAACGATTAATATACTGAGCCATTTCATTTTCTGTCTTATTTAGAAGCTTTCTTAGTTGTAAATTCTCTCTTTTAAGGGCGTCGATTTCAATTTTTAATTTTCTAATCTTGTCATCGCCGCCCGACTTATCCTTACTTCTGCTGATTCTTTCGGTTCTTCCGCCGTTAGGTTTCCGACCCATAGGAACCTCCGATCTAATTAGGCGCCTACTGTTTCGCTTGTTTTTTCTTGATTTACAAGGCTATATGAACCAATAATTGTAGTTGATAACTTACCGCCATCTACATCAATTTCTACTACATCGCCAACGTTTTTACCAACATATTTCTCTCTTGCAGCTTCGTCTAATAATTCGCTAGATAGTTCATAAGATCTGTATTCAGCAATAACTGTAGCTTCTTTTCCTTCTGGTGTAAAAGTTTGGCTAACAGTGATTAAAGAGTCAGAATTAACTGTATTTGATTCAGCGATAACTCCTAATTGCAACATTTGATCAATTCTAGATTTATCAGCAGCCTCGTCAGATTTTCTAAGTCTTGTCATAACTGAATTTTGATCTAAATTTCCAGAATCAGACAATTCTGACACTACAGCAGAAATTGTTTTTGAGATAGCAGCATGAGCTTGCTCTAATCCCATTAATCTGTTAATGGTTGCATTTCCCATCTCAGATAATTCTCTATTTTTACCGTTAACTCCTTCTACGATAGAGTTAATTGCATTAATAATATTTTGAGTAGCTTGTTTTGTTTGTCCATTTTCTTGCTCAAGTTGAGTAATTTTTGTTTGTAATTCGTTAATTTTCGCGAACGCATCTTCTAATTTTTGTAATGTACTCATAGGGTCTCCTTGTTATTTTGTTAATTTTGATACTAAACTTGTTAAATTTGATCCAGCTAAATTAGTAGCACTTGACCTAGACGAATTGAAATCTGCCTGTCTAGCATTTATTGCATCCATTTCAGATGCTGACGGCATTTTCATTGGTGGTCTTTCTGGAGAAGATACTTGTCCAAGATCTTGTCCAGATACTGCGCCAATATTTTGAGTTTTAGCTCTTGGTGTTCTAGTTTTTTCAGATTCTACATACTCTTGTTGTGGTTGTTTAGAAACTTTCTTAACCACACGCTTAATAACTCTTTTAGGTTCAGTTTGTTGAACTTCGGAAATAGCTTCCGGTTGTGCCTGCACTGGTGTAATTACTGGAACTTGATTAGTTAAAATTGCTTGAGCAGATGTTTGAGTCTGAGCTGTCTGAACTTGCTGTGTTTGTACCTGTTGCAAGCTATCTTTTTCAATCAATCTTTTAGAAATTGCTTTTAAAGCATTAATTTCTTGATCATTAAATACTTGTTGTGATGAAATTTGAGTTTTATCAGATTTAATACCAAGAAGGTTCTCAAGTCTAGACAGGATGAAGTCCTTGAATTCTTTAGATACAATTTTGATAATTTCTGGACTTGCAGAGCCTGGTGAAAATAATTGATGATTTAATAAGGCTTCGTACAGCTTTGCTTGTTGAATTCTTTTTAAAGCTTCTGATAAGACAACCGCTTGGGCCTCTGCTTCTGCAACTTCTTCTTCGTATTCTTCATAAATTTCTTCAAACACTTCATTTGAAGAAGAAGTGTATTGACTGTCATTATCAAGAAAATTATTGTTATAGTTGTTATAATTATTCATACTGATATATACTATATTTTTTAATTGATTTTGAGGATTTCTTCAAAATCTATATCTTTTTTTACTTCTTTTGATTTTAATAACCCAAATGAAGATAGGCATATTGCATCGCAGATATCGTGATCTTTTTGTTTAAGCGATAGTCCATAAGTTTGATTTACCCACAGGACCGCTAAGTGCTTGCTTGTGATTTTGCCTTTAGCTACTCTATTTTTAACCTTTTTATTGTGTTCTCTTTGTTCTTTAGATAGGCGTATTTTTAATACAGATCTCCATTTGCTGGTATCTACATAGAATACGTTTTTTGGATAATGTTCGCCAAGCTTTAATATTTCTTGCAAAAAACAACAATGTAGCATCTCTAGTTGTTTTTGGCTTTGTCTGAATTTGCCAGTATTTGTTTGTTCTATAAAAATTTTATCAGGTTTGTGTTCTTTTATCAGATCAGATATTTGTTTCGTAGCCCCAATAGCTCTTTTAAGGAATGAGAAGTCTTCAGCCAAATCTGGCAAATTGACCTTCTCTTCTTTGAGAAGGCCATAGTGCGTGAGTTTGCCATCTTCTATGATAGCAAACCCAGTTTTTGTTGCCATATCTAACCCTAAAATTTTCAAGGTACTTTGCCTCTCTCTTTAAGAATCTTGTATACCAATTTGCGCTTAAGTTTAATGCCCTTAATTGGCTCTGAATATGTTTGACCAGCAACTTTTAATTGTTCTCTTAATTGTTTAAGAGATTCGTCCATATCTCTAGCTTCTTCAATCTCAGTTAATGTTTTGCTAAAACCAGCCATTTTTTCATTTAATTTTTCGTCTGTTGCAGAATATGCTTCTTCCGCAAAATATGGATCAATATCCTTAACCTTATCGTATAAATCTTTTGGGCCCTTTTTTGCTTTTTTAGCCATAATTAACCTTCTTTCTTTTCTTGTTCAAGTTTTGAAGCTAATACATCCAATGCGTACAAAGCGCCTCTAAGTTGGTTGACTTTTTCCCCTTCGGATTGCAATTTTTGATTTAAATTTTGAATACTTTTAACTGTTTCATCTAGTTGTTCTTGAAATTGGCTTCTTAAAATTTTTAATTCTTCCAAAAGTCCTCCTTTTAGTTACTAAAATTTTTTTCTGGTGTATAAATTACATCTATGTCAACTAATTTATTATTTAAGATTATAGTTGCTACTGCTTTAATACCTTTTTGGTTTTTAGCAATACGCTTTTCATTGATTTCTTTAATGTATGATAGGAATGAACTGTACGGCATTTCCCATTTTCTAACTCTATCGTTTTCAACATGCTCATCTATTGCAACCGTTTTGCCGTATCGTCTTATATCTGTTGCATTTAAGAACACTTTAATCACACCTTCAATATATTCATTATCTGCTGTAGTTTCGATATAAACAGAAGAACCAGCCCCATCTGCACTTGCTAAAAGGCATACGGAGACATCTTTATCTTTTTCGATAATTGAGAAATAGTTTCTCATTTCGTCTTCTGGGATATAGTCTTTGAATTCAATATTATTATTTTGCATAACCTAATATACCACATTATTTGTTATAGTTAAACGGCTTTCTTTGCCGGAAAACTCTATTTCTATTACTTCATTAAACGATTCTTTAATCTCAGTTGAATGCTCAATCATTAATACTAGGCCCTTAACTCGCTGTCTTATCATATTTACAGCAGCCTCTTTTTCAACAGCGCCTAAGCCGTCCATAACTTCGTCTAGGCATATCCAACCTAAACCGCACCCAGATCTTGCTCTTATAACCTCAGCGGCTGCTAAATCAGAGCAGAGTTCTATAGCAGATTGTTGACCACCTGACAAGTCATCTATTCCGATTTCGTTACCATTGTTATTTATGGTAATAGATATTTCTTTTTTTGTGGTGCCCTTTGATTTAACTTCTTTGGTAGAGCTTATTTGTACCGTAAATTGACTTGCATTTGGAAAATTTGAAAGCATATCATTTGTTCTTATTTGAATGTCGGCTAAAATTTCATCAAAAATATTGCCTAAAAATCCAGTTCTGCCAAGAAGCTTGTTAGTTGATTCTAACACTTCTAACTCTTGCTGCTTGATTCTGCCTTCGTTAAATAATTCTGAAACTCTATTTGTTAGTTCTATATATGAGTTTCTTTTTGACATTCCCATAGATAAAGCTGACTTAGCATTGAGTAATGATTGGTACGCCATGTTTTTTGGAGCTGATATCATCGCAAGTTGTTTATTTAACTCATTTATTTTATATTCCAATTTGGAATAATTAGAAATTACAGATTCTGAATCTTTGATATATGATAAATTATCTTGAAATTTTAAAATTAAAGCATCTTTTTCTTTTGTTTTAATATCTAACAATTGCTTGGATTCTTGCCAATCTCTAAGGCATGTTGGGCAAGATGATTTTGAAAGGTGTTCTATTTCATTTATTAAATTAATAATTGTTTTTTTAATATTATCATTAGAATATTTTGCTTTTTCAACATTGTTTTTTATTTCAATACTTTTCTTATATTCAATTGTTAAATTATTGATTTCCGTAGTTAAATTTTTGTTAGCAGTGTCATCTTTATATTTTTCAAAAGTACTTTCGGCTTCAATAACGCCGTTTTTCAATGATTGAATTTCTTCATCTGATATATTGCTGCTTGATAAATTTTTTGTTGCAGACTCATAATTTGCTCTTATGATATCTAAAGATCTAGAGGTAGTATTAATCAGCTTTGAATTTTCTTCTATAAAATTTTCTATTTCATCTAAACCAAGGGTTTGGGTTAAAAACTCTTTTATTTGTGAATCTGTTGATCTTATTATTTTTCCTGCAACTCGTTGTTTTCTATACGTCATTGTTTTAAGCATATCTGGATTAACACCTAATAGTTCTTGCAATCTTTCCTTAGAGCCTTTTACAAGTCCTTCATAAGGAACACCATTGACAGATATAGAAAGCTTTGGATCTCTAGTTATTTGTATAATATCATCACCTTTTGACAAGGTGAGTTTGACTAGCATCTTTTTAGAATCCCAATTTTTTAATGAGGTAGCACTTGCTGTTGAAATATCAAGACAGAATGCAATGGCTTCTAATATAGAAGACTTTCCAGATCCGGAAGAAACATCAGTATCCTTCCATTTACCTGAAATAAGTACTAAGGAATCGTTTTTAGGAAAATCAATCTTTGTATATTGCCTAAAACTTCTAAATCCTTCAATTTCCAGTGATACTAGGTTTATTTGCACGTAAAGACCCCATCATTTTGGTAAAGTTCTCTTCAGAACATCCAAGATTTATTCTAAAGCAATTTGAATCGCTTGTCAATCCTAGATTTCTTCCTGGGGTAACTATTAAGTCATATTTGTTGTCCATAAAACCAACAGGCTCATCATTAGATGACAATTCACAAAATGCAAACATACCATGTTGATTTAGTAGTTTAAAGTCAGTATTGTCTTTTACGCCATTTTTAAATACTTCCCATCTTAATGATAGCTCTTCTTTTGCGTAATCAAACGGAGATTTAAAGAATCTTGATAAAGACAGGATTCTTGTGAAGACTCCATCAGCTTTTCTTTGAGAATCTACCGACACTCCACATGTTGATAGCTCCATATAATCTTTCATTATTGCTGCAACTTCTGGATCTTTTACAACTGCCCAGCCAATTCTTGTTCCAGCATGTCCTGTAGCCTTCGCTAGGCTAAAAATCATAACATCATAATCGCCTTTTTCTACTTGAGGGACGTACTGAGGCCAATTATAGCACATGTCAACAACCGAGAAGGATTCATCCGCCCCTCTCATACTTGAATCCGGATTATTTGGTCTAGTTACAAAATCAAATATTGGTTTTTTAGGAGTTTTTCTTGGTTTAGCATTTGTAAAATCATACGCCTTTTGGCCAACTGTCAATAGAAACTCTAATCTACCCCAGAACGGTGCGTTTAAGCTGAAATCATCATATCCCAAAGCTTTAGAAGCGTACCCTACGGAAGAAATTACTTGAGATGCGCCATTTCCTACCACTATAGTAGAACCTTCTGTGACAGCATTACCGACCATTTCGTGTGTTATTCTAATTATATTCTCTAAAGATACGTCAATGTCTCCATGAGTATAGCTAAGCTCTTCATTGATAAATACGCTATCTAGTGCGTGAGGAAAATATTCTCCGGATTCATCCCAATATGGTTGCATATAAAGCGGTATGCCAAAACCAACATCAATTTTGCTCATTTTCCAACTCCTCTATTGGGCTACTATTCTCTGCACTATGTTTATCAGCTCTTTCGTTCATAATATCTTCAATGTTGTGTAATCTTTCAACTGTTCTTGCCATTGCCCCATTATCTAATCTTTCAACTATAGATATAGAAGCAGACTTTATCACAGAATAACAAGTGTTATCACATTCTGGACATTTTTGAGTCTGCTCTCTTTTAGATAGTGATGCCTTGAACTCTCCATGTTCTTTGCATTTGTAAGTAAACCAAGGCATTTTATTCTCCTTGAGCTAAAGAACCACGTTCGCCAATAGAGGCTTCAAAATTGCGAATAAGTCTTTCTTCTTCTTTATCAGAATCATAATCGCGTTTAAATGCAACTATGCCACCTAACGTACCGAGCAATGAAGCAATTGAAATACTATTTCTGATCGCTTCGCTAACAGCAGGAACGCTATCTAATAATTGTTCTTTTGGAACCCACATTTCTTCTAAAATGTCGTATGCTTGATCGTCATTATTTAACATTTTAAATATTTGCTCAGTAGTTTCTTCATCATTAAAACCATAATTTTTATATAATAATTTAACTGGCTCTAATAAAGCTTCTGCAAGAATTTGATAAGCATATTTTTTAGCAGACGGTGGAATTTTATCTACTTGTAATTGTAATGCAGCAGCCAGTCTTACAAGTACATACCCTCCACCAGGAACTGCTCCATATTTAGTAGCGCCTTTTAATGCCATCCAAGCATCTTCAGCTCTATCACGTTTCTCTCTAGTTTCGCCAGAGCTAGGGCCAAATATTTCAAGTCTAACAATTCCAGATGTTAACTTACCGATTCTAACATTTAAGTCATTAAGCTCATATTCGCTTTCTGGAGCATTTTTTTGAAATTTAAGCTCATCAACGCGAATGCTTACAGCATCAACATCTTCTTTTGCAAAAACCATTGATTTGAATCTAGATATTTCTACGCGAGTTGCTCTATTAGATTCAATAACTGATTCTGGTATAATATCTATTACAGGTCTATCAACTGGATTGAACACAGTTGCACCTGTGTATGCCTGTAAATCATAAAGAAATTGTGTTCTCCAATTAGCAATTGCTTTTTCAGGAGTTAGCATTGGGTAAACTTTAAGAGGAGCTTTCGGGTGATTCCAGTTATGGTGAAGGTCTCCTAATACCATTTCGCCGAATCCATGAGCAACTACTACTACATTTCTATCTGGACGACCAGAAGCTTCCAAAGTAGCATTTAATTTACTAAGTCCATCAAAAATTTGACCAAAATCATTAATAACACCATCATAGAGGATAAAGATCGGATTATCCAGTACTACCATTGTTCCAGATTTGTCATTAATAAAACCCTGAGCTAGATTTCTGCAAGATTCCTCAAGACCTCTATCTACTGTGTAACCGTTAATTCTATTGATAGAGTATCTGCTCTCTCCAGTACCTTCAACTATTGTGAGGTCGCCTTCATCTCCAACTAAATCTAAACCTTCAAGTACTTTTGAAGATAACTCAGTATCACCATTAGCCGACAAAGTGGCAACTTTTAACAGAACTTCTTGGTAATTCTCTCCAGTAACGTCAATCTTAAGATCGCTAATCATCTTGATCAGCACAGGGACGATTTTTTGTAATTCGCGTACTATTTTTTGTGGGGACACTTTTGGGTTATTAGCAACAACATGGGCAGTAGCATTTGTAATTGCAGCAGAAAGTACAGTAGCAGTAGTCGTACCATCTCCTGCCTCTGTAGCAGTTCTGATTGCAGCATCTCTAGCAGCCTCAAGGATTAATTGCTGAGTCGCGCCATCATACCCTAGGGATTTAATAACAGACACACCATCTTTTGTTAAGATTGGTTTCATGCCAATTTCACCGCGTTCAATCAAAACTTGTTTACCGCCGGGACCAAGAGTTGCTCCTGCCATTTGTGCCATATGATTAAGAGTTTTACACACTACCTCAGATAATTGATTTGAGGATGGAACCGTAACTTTTCCTGCCGATTTTGGTTTTGATGCTTGAAATAAAGACATAACACCTCCTGCTAAGATATATACTACAAAAACTGGCGGCGGCGGAACGAGCTGTTGAATTTATTTGAGGATTTGGCTGTTTTAAAAAAATAATATTATAATAAAAATTCTAATACAATACATTATCAATATCATTATCATTATCAATATCAAAACCAATATCAATACCGAGTTTTTATTTTAAAATTCCTTTATAAATGCATAGTTTTATTAAATAATAATCAGTTTTGAACCTAAAAAAGTTCTGAAAAGTTTTAAAAACTTCTGAAAACTTTTGAAAAGTTGCTCAAAATTTTCTAAATATTTGCAAATTTATTTATAATGTGGTATAATTCTAGTATATCGGAGCTAAAATGAAAAATGATCTCAATGATTTATCAAAGTTAATAGAAAAAGTTAATAAAAAAGGGAATGAATCAATTGGCAAACTTACCGATATTACTACTCATTTGCCTAAAAACAAAGAATTAAATGAAATGATGGTAGAAGTCCTTAAGGGAGGATATAAAAGTACTTCGGTAAACTCTATCCTGACTGCCAGTCTACTTAATGCAGCACTTACCCAAAAAAAATTTACTTTCTTTTTCTCTAAAAAACTTGCAATGGACATTTTCTTTAACGATAAAAATGTAAAAAAGAAATTTAAGAAAAAAGTTGTGTTTGATGGTCCTAACTGGGGATATACATTCATGTCTATTACAAAAGGTGTTTTTCCAATATTAGAACAAGGACACGATGTAATAAAACGAGTAATGTATGTAATGACAATTAATGATAGTGTTATAAACGCATTAAATTTAAACTCTATTTTAGACATTTCGGCACAAAGGGATGCAATCCTACTAGAAAGACTTTCTTATATTGAAAAGGGTTTAAAAAAGACATCTACAAAAACAATTCCAATATTAGACACAAAAACTACATTAGAAGCGCCAGAAAAAGAAACAGAAAATACAAAATTATTAACAGAATTAGAAGAAATAGAACCGTCACAATTCCATAAAAGTATGGTCGATACGTGTATATCTCAACTAAAATCTGGAAACGGTGTCAGTAAAAAACAGCTAGAAGTACTTAAAAGATTAATTGCAACATCTCCAAAAAATAAAGATGTACAATCTAAAAACAGAATTGAACAACTTGAAACCACAGTATCATCTATGACAGTAAACGAAAAAATAGATAAAATTAAAGAATTCATTAAAAATGAATATCAAAAAACATTTAACATCGAATATTCCCCATTGTTCAAAAATGAAGAAAGAACTGCAAATTATGACAAAAAAGACGATTGGATACCAATGCAGGTATATGATGGAGAAAACTTCTGGCAATTAGACTCAAGTGGATTAAGACAAGTGTCTGGTTATACCAGAAGGTTCCCTGGTCCAGATTCATTCTTCTTTGGCAATAAGTTTATTTTGTGGGAAAATGCAGAATCTATTATAAATGATATTTTGACAGAAAAACTTCCAGTTCTAATAAAAGCCGAAGTTGCGAATAAACATCTTTGGATAGAAAATGAACGCAAAAGAATACAAAATGTTACTAACAAACTAAATGGCAAACCTCTTGATGAAGGAATTTCCACAGAAAACGAAAATGTATCTGAAGCATTAGAATTTCATAAAAAAATGTTAGAAGATATAGAGAAAAAGAGAAACTCTAAGCAATCTTCTCTACATATAGTAAAAGAAGAAACTACACAAAAAGAAAGAGAAATGTCTAAAACCGAAGTTAAATCTTTAGAATTACTTATAAGTAATATTCAAGAAATGATGGAAAAAGAATCAATAGCTTTAAAAGAAAATGCTAAAAGATTAGCAGAAAAAAGTGTTAATTTAACATTGCTTAATAATAAAGATCAGGAGAATAAATGAGCAACATTATGAGATACGATTCACCAGCAGTTATCATTCTCCCAGATGATTCCGATAAAGTTAAAAGATTTTTGTCTTTTACAGACAGAAGCGTTGGTTATCAACTTCAAAAAATGAAACAAAATATATTTTGGAAGAAAAAAGATCCAGAAGCATTTGAATCTAGAATAGAAGAATTAAAAAAGAATCAAACAAGATCTTTACTATTTTATAACAAAGATGGGTTACCATGTACCTACTCTGGTCTTTGGCAAGATTTGCAAAATATATTTGGATGGGAATTAGAACAGGCTCCATTAAAGCCAGAACCAAAAAGACAAATCCCATGGGAACATGCCCCTAAGTTTCCACCAAGAACATATCAAAGAGCTGCAGTCGATGCTTTAATCAAAACTGGCCATGGTGCAATAGAATTACCAACTGGAGCAGGAAAAACTCTATGTTTGTTTACTCTCTGCAAAGAACTTCCAGTTCAAACGGTTATAATGACACCAGCAAAAACAATAACAAACCAAATATACGAAGAAATGGTACACTTATTTGGTAAAAAATTCGTTGGTAAATATGGTGACGGAAAGAAAGAAATTAAAAAACTATTCACTATAGCAACAGGTCAGGCGTTAACAAGAATTGAGCCAGGAACAGAAGAATATGAGTTTTTCAGTAAAACAGAAATGTTTATAGCCGACGAAGCCCATACTACACCAAGCGAAACTTTTGAAAAAGTGTGCCTAGGTGCGCTTAAAAATGCTCAATACAGATTCTTTGTTTCTGCAACTCAAATGAGAAATGACGGGTCAGATATGGTCCTAAAAGGAATCACTGGACCAGTAGTATATAGAAAAGACTTTAAAGATCTAGTAGAAGAAAAATATCTTGCAAGACCTTTTTTTAAAGTATTTAATGTTCCATCAAAAGGGTTTGCTGGCGCAAAGGATATAAATAAAGAAACTCAAAATCAACTGTATTTAAATCCAAATGTAAACAAACTAGCAGCAGATTTTGCTTATAAAGCTATAACTTTAGCCAATAGACCAACTGTAATACTAATTGAAGAATTTGGCCAATTCCTTGCATTAAAAAACTATATAACAATACCGTTTGAGTTTGCCCATGGCGGAGCTTCAAATAGAGAAAATGCAGATGGAACGAAACTCAGAGACATCTTGCCAAAAGAATACTGGGACCCTGATAATGAAGCTATTATAGAAAGATTCAATTCTGGAGAAACAAAACTATTAATAGGAACCTCAGCAATTGCTACTGGAGTTGATTTGAGACCAACTGGCTGTCTAATATATTTACAGGGTGGGATGTCAGAAATCAAAATAAAACAAGCTATAGGCAGGGGCACTAGGATCGTACCAGGAAAAGAAGACGTAATAGTAGTAGATTTCAAAGTAAATGGCTCTCCATCAATGGAAAGGCACTGTGATACGCGAATTGGTATATACGAACAACTGGGAGACGTACAAGAGATATAAAAATGTGGTATGTGTGTTTATGAAACAGAAACAACAGCCTACACTTTTTAAAAAATTTATAGCAGATTTAGATGTTGCGCTAAAAGATAGCGATAGTTTAAATGGAAAGTCTCAAAAAGAGAACCTTAACAAACTATTTAAACTAGAAAGAACATTTAAATCCACTTTATTGTCCACTTCGCACGGAGAAAAAACATACGAAGATTTTATATACTATATATTGGAAGTAAAGAAAAACAAATTGTCTGTAAGACCTTATTTTAGAGAAAGACAAGATACTTTTTCTAAAAAGATGTTTCCAATACTTTTATCAAAAGACGCCAAAAAACTACACAGATTTAGAATTAACTATCTATTTGTTAAATGGGTCCTAGATAACTACGAAGGACCTCATAAAAAAGAACTTCAAAATACTTACGAAGAAATACTTTCATTAAGAAAGAGCCTTTGCGAAACTAATTTACCGCTAGCTATTAATAGAGCTAAGTTGTTTTGGTCTAAAACCTCAGAACACCACGTAGATTATATGGACCTCATACAAGATGCTTCAAGGGGTTTATTAGAAGCCATAGATAATTTTGTTCCTCCTTATAAAACAGTGTTTAGATCTGTTGCAATCGGCAGAATGACTTTAAATATGTCAGAAGATTATTCAGCGACTTTGGTCAAATTACCGCCTAAAGACAAAAGAATACTATATAGAGCTAGGAAGGCAAAATTAAAGGATGCAGATATCTCTGGCGAAGACTTAAAATCATTTGTTAATGAAAGTTTCGCAGGAACAACAGCAGACGATCTATCTTTAATTGATGCAGCAGCAAATCAAGTATGTAGCATTGATGAAAAATACGATAACAATCTAACACTTGGCGAAAAGTTAGTAAGTGGCTTAGACTTGTTAAATGAGATAGAAAACAATGATTTAAAATTAAAAATACTAAAAATCTTAAAAACACTAACGCCGCTAGAGCAAAAAGTATTGTTTTTAAAAATTGGCGATATTAAAGAAATGTTTTAGGAGACAATATGTTAGGTACAAATAAAGGTTTATTAGCAATTAAGCAACCAGAATTTAAAAAAATAGAGTCGGATACGTCAGGAGGTCTAGTAAGAATCTCTCAACGTATCAATCTAATTGACTGTGAACTTGTTATGTGCTATAAATTAGGTGAGACAGATTTAAAACCAGGAGACAAAGTAATTATTCGTGGAGATTCTGGTTTAAAACCATGGGCTAAGACATTGTTTTCATTTGAAGAAAATAACTTTGTTTTATGTCCAGAAAATGAAATAATAGGATATAAAATTGGATAATTATGTTATATTGCCTATAGGCGACATGCACGTAAGAAAAGAGGACACTGAAGAAGTATCCAAAATTATTGATTGGATTATTGGAATTGCCAATGATTTCAGCAAAGAATCTGAAGTTCATGTTGTGTTTATGGGAGATCAATATAACGATTTCGCAGTTACCAGAGTAGAGGTAATGAATTTTTGGCGAAAACAATTTAATAAGTTTAACCAGAACAAATCAGTAAAAGTGTTTGCTTTAGAAGGCAATCACGATATGAACCAAGATGGAACAGCATCGGCTATGAGAGCCCACGATGATCAAATAAATATAATTAAAGAAGACGTTATACAGATAGCAAACGGAGTAGGGGCGATTGGTTATATTCGCAAAGAAGACGTTTTTAAAGAAAAAGTTTTAGAGGCATACTCCAAAGGAATCAAAACAATCCTTTGTCATACTGAATTTCAAGGTTGTATGTATGAGAATGGTTTCTATGCACCTCATGGATTTGATCTTTCACAGTACCCAACTGATATCAAATTTATATCTGGTCATATACATAAATCTCAAGAATTTGACAAAGTACTTTATGTAGGAACAACTAGGCATTTAACTAGATCTGATATTGGAGAAGTCAAAGGAATAACTGCATTGTACAGCTCTGGGAATAGAAAATTCTTTCCAACACCATCAAGCGTATCTGAACCATTTACAAAAGTTGTTATTGAAGAAGGACAAGAAATACCAGATGTGCCGCCATCAAACAGAACTTACGTAGAATTAAAAGGTACAAGAGACTTTATTAAAAAAATATCTAAGACACTTCCAGATTCAGTTAAAATTAAAACAGAGTATACTGACGAGATGAAAGTTATTGATATTAAAGAATCAGATGGTATTAGCAAAGCTTTTAGTCAGTTCTCTAATAGATTCTTTGAAGAGAACCAGTTACAAAATCACAAAGAACAAATATTAAGAAAAATTTACGAAAATTGCCCAAGTTTAAAACAAGGAGTGTAGAATGGATTCTCAAAAAGTAAGAGAACAATTACTATATTTAAAAGGCGTTACGGTAAGAATTGGCGCAATTCATGAAGCGCAAGCTTTGCAATTAAAAAGATGGCCATTGCTCATTCCATCGGTAAAATCATCTGAGGCAAATGTAGACATAGAAACAAAAACGGTCACATATCGCTGCAAGACTCAAAAGGGAGATGTATTCACAAAAGAACAGCTTAATTCGGCGTTAGTAGCCATCTGCAGGTGGACTCAATCTCTTTTGTGGAATGAAACTAGGGTAATTGTCTATTTTGGCAAAAAAAAGGTCATAGATTCAAATGATATAGATTAATGTGGTATATATTATACTATGGAACAAAAAGGGCTTCAATTATATCGACCTGGAGATTATGCTGATCTTGCGGCAGGTATTTTAACGTCCAAAGAAATCATAGACTTAGAAAGATATATCGCAAATGGCGGAAAAGGACTAGCTCCAGAATCTGCAGCAAAAATGTTTGAATTATTCCTAAACGGCTCATCAATTGAAGAAATCCATAGACTTAACAAAGCGTTTCCGGTAGAAGCAATAATTGATGCTAGAATTAAATACCGTTGGGATGAAAACAAAGACGCATACGCAATGATGCTTCAAAGACGAATCAGGGATAAAGTTGCTAAAGCACAACTTGAAACAACAGAATTGTATGCAGATTTATTAGCCGTTGCAAGAAAACAGCAATCTGATAAACTTAAAAAATATTTGCAATCAGGTGATGAAAAAGATCTAGAGGGAACAATGGCAATCGGGTCTCTTCAAAACCTCTTAAAGATTACTGAAGGTTTGTTAAAAATAACAGGCCAAGATAAAAACTCTAAAGTTGAGATAACGAATACGCAAGATATAAATGTTTCAGTTCATGCGGATAAGTCTGGCAATGGTGAACTATCATCAGAAGATGCAGCTAAAATATTGGCTATTCTATCAGAGGCTAAAAAACGATGAGTGTAGACTTTAAATTTGATGAAAATTTAGCAAAAACATTTCTCGTGAAATTTCATGACAAAGAACATTTGAAAAATTGGGTACACAATTTCCTCGGACTTGATTTACCAGATTCATCTATAGATCCAGATTCAAATTCTAGTCCTATTGAATGGATGTATGATGTATATGACATGTATAGAAAAAATGAAAGTTGGAAATCACCGTCTGTAATTACAATTTCTTCAAGAGAAAGCTATAAATGCGTAGAAAAAGGATCTCTTCTTATATCAAAAGATCGCGGTCTAATCAAGATAGAAGACGCAAAACTTGGAGAAGTTATCTGGACTGGCTTTTCTTGGCAAAAAATAACCAATTGGATAGATGATGGAATTAAAAATGGCTTTACTTTAACCACAGATAACGGACTTCAAGTTACTGGATCTCCTATTCATAGAGTCTGGTCTTGGTCAGACGATTCGGGTCCACAATGGAAAAAAATATCAGATTTAACAGAAAAAGATTATATTCAAGCGTCTGTCGATAAAACTAAATTTACAGTAAATAAAGAAGAATTTGAAATAGGATATCTACTTGGCCTACTTTGCGGAGACGGTGGGCTATCTTTAACTAAAAAGAAAAAATCCCCAGATAAAAATGGAAAAATATATGGCGATCTTAACCATGTATCACTGTCATCAATAGATGAATATGTAATAAATTTCTGGAAAAAACAATGTCTAAAATATGCTGGAAGAGAGCCAAGATATGATGGAATATGTACATACACAGTAACCAGTAAAGATTTTGTACAAAAATTAGATGAATGGGGTGTGCATTACGGATATTCATACGAAAAAACAGTTCCAGATATTTGCTTTACGTCAAAATCTTACGCAGCAGGATTTTATTCAGGATTATTTGATACAGATGGAACAGTGTCAACCAGAGGCAGCTTAGATATATCTATTACATCAAAAGAAATGTTACGACAAACACAATTACTACTAGCATATTTAGGCGTAAATTCTAGATTTAGAGAAAATAATAAACTGAGGGGTTTACAAAAACATGCAGTTTCATGCTTAATTGTAAACGCTCACGATCTATCATCATTGTTAAGCTCTGGTGTAACTTTTAATGTTAAAAAGGCAAAATCATTAGATACAGTAACAACTCAAATCCCAGATGCACATGACTCGATTCCATTAAAATTTGTAAAACCATTAATAGATAAATATCAAAATTCTAAGATAAGAATAAGAAATTTAAAAAATGAAAAACCAAAAATTTGTCAAAAGTACGATTCCATCTCAAGAGATAAATTAAATAAATTATGTGAATGGGCATTTGAATCCGGCAGAATGGATGATTTGGAATATAATAAATGGAAAAATATATTAGCATATAAATGGATTAAAGTTAAAAAAGTAGAAGAAAAACAGGATGTTCATTTCTTTGACTTAACCGTAGAAAATGATCACTCGTACTGGAGCAATGGGATAATATCCCACAATACTTTAACTGAATCAATACTTTCAGTTATTTTGATGGCCCACTTTGGAGCTACAATATGTCACATGGCAGCAATTGTTCCCCAAGCTACAGCAGCAAAAAGCTATACAAATACTTTTTTAACTAAAATCGCCCCGTACTTAGAACATCATGGAATGTTCTTAAATACACAAAACAGCAAAGAGATAACAATCAAAAACAAAGATGGCAGCTCGTCTTGGATGAAAATTGTTGTTGCGACTATAACAGGAGCTAATAGTTCGCATTCAAATTTGCTATGTGTTTCTGGAAAAACAGATATTTTGATAGAAAATTATAAAAATACAAAAGGAAACAAAAACTTAAGATCAAGAATTAAAATTGGTGCAAGTAAATTACATAAATTAATAAAAGAAGGTAATGACATAAAAATATATTCCCACAATCACACCACTGGTAAATCAGAATTTAAAAGAATACTCGCATCTTATGACAATGGTAAGAAGAATGGAGTGGATGTAGAGTTCTCTGATGGTACAAAAATAACAACTACCCCAGATCATAAATTCTATTCTGAAAATGGTTACGAAGAAATACAAAATTTATTGGGCAA